TGGCGTCACTTTTCAAAATAGATCTATCAAATTCAACATCTGGTAAAACATTAGTGGTCTTAAATTCGTCCTCAATCTTCCAACAAATTCTATTCATCGTGCCAGGTGCTCTGCTTATTGGCATATACTTCTCATAATTATATATAAAAACTTCTTCCTCTTCGGTTCTACTATCAGAAGCATATAAATCATCTAAGGTTTTTCCAAATCTTATCTTGCAATTTGACTTTACTGATTTCATATACTTGTCTAATTCAGATTTTAGCTGAGAATATCTATATATAAAAAACCACGGCTTAATTTCTGCAGCTATATTGTAATCAACCTCCTTTTTTCTCAAAGTATCTTCGTCATCACCATCTTTTGGTCTAGAGAATCTTGACTGAAGCCATTCTTTTGGTATAGGCTGTGCCACAACACCCTTAATACGGTCAATTGCGTTTTGCTGATAATTCATCATTGTACGGATACGATATTGTAACCTGTTGTATTCTTTACTATCTTTATCAAATTTTTCCCTCAAGGATATCATGTTTGTGCCTCTATTGGTAACACTTCCAATTGAATCTCCAAATCCATTTATGTCCGACTCAATAAAATCTTCATCTGTAGGAACCTTTTTTGGCATTTTACTCTGAATACACATCAGTGTATCTTTATATTCAAAAGCGTTTAATAAGACATCATTATTCGTTGAAAATACTGTATCTGAATCATACTTTTATACCCTGGCTTTCACCATATTTTAAAGGGAATAGACTATCTCTTCTTCTGAAAATTCAGAAGCTTGGCACTTCCCATGGCGGACTTTCACTGCCACAGTACGAGCAATAGCTCTAGTCGTTACACGTTCCTATTTCTAGGCTTCGCACGGTATTGGCATATCCATAAACATTAACCAACAAATTCAACACAAAATCTATTTTTATACTTTTTGTTGCTTTTCGCACAAACAGAAAGTCTATTCATAACAGAATCTACTTTTTTAGCATCTGTGAAACCATTTATTATTAAATAACTAGCAGCGGCTCTTATATATCCAAATTCCAGTTCGTTATTTTCAATAATATCAAAAATTTTAACTCTTTTTGCTCGTCCATTTTTAGAACCAGGACGACTTTGATTCTCTTTTGATAATTCTGGATTATTTTTATATTTTTCCTTCAGTGTATGGTTTCCGTAATTTGGATTTTTATCACCAGTTAAATCAGAGGTGCTGATATGATTTCCACTATCAATAGAATACTGAATATTATACACGTGTGTACACCATTCTAAATTATCAACACAATTATTTGTTCTATTATTATCCTTATGATTTACCTCTGGAAGATTATCTGGATTAGGAATAAATGCTTCTGCAATCATTCGATGTACTCTATATTGTCCTCGATGACCAGTCTTACCAACCGTAATTTGCATATACCCATCTGAGTTCTTGCGCTGAGATATCTCTTTATGATATTTTGCTCTTCCAATATTATTTGTGCTATATACTTTTCCATCAGAAGAAACAATATAATCGACTTCTCTAATTGTAATAATTTTTTCTTCTATCATTTATAAACCTCCTTTCATAATTAATTTTGTATTGTTGAATTTGTATTTTTATAGACTTAGCTTTCACCGTTAGCGGCATATGCCACACCCTGTATTTACAGGTTCACCAAGTTTTCACTTATACTTCACAATATAAGGGGACCATTTTATTAATCCGCTCCATTCAGACGCATTGCTGTAGTATCCCAACTATTAATAAGACAACAAGTTTTAATATATCCATACCATTTTTTCATCTCATCTGATGCAACAACTTTTAATTTTTGCACATTTTCATGAGATGTCATTGGCGCTCTAAATAAAACTATCTCATCAACATTTTTGTCAGTCCAGTATTTATGATAACACTCTCCAGCTTTCATAAGTCCTGTAATTTCCATACCAAAAATGTGCTGCAAAAGAGAATAGGGGTCATTTCCTAGTATTGCATAGTCACCAGTTACATCTAAAACGCCAATTTTTGCTGAATTTATACGTTTTTGTATCATTCTACTGACTTTTGAACGTACATATGGGTCTTTTACAAGCTCCGGATTCGCCATGATTGACTTACACATTGGGTCCATACTTAGAACATTTTTTTCATCCAAACCAGTACCACACATGTACAAAATGAGCTTTTTCCAGTCCAAACCAAGGCATTCTTTGATTTTTGTAACAGTAGGAGCCACTAAATCATCAATTTGGTCGTCTGTAAAGGTAAAATCTTGTAGATATTGATAATTTGTAGTATGAACATTACGCAATTCTCTCGGAGAACTCTTTGCAATACAAAAATCATAGTCGTTTTTCATGCAATTTTCATAATAATCTTCAAAACCATCGTAAGAATCCCATAATTTAAGCATAGATGTTGTCAAAATCACATCAGCATCTCTTATATCTCTCTTATCTCCCCATGCATCCGTAATGATATAAGTATGTGCAACTTCTTCTGCAAATTGCACAAATGGTACTGTAAACACCATTCCTTTGACAAAAGCACATCTTGTATTGTATCCAGACAGTGGTTCTTCCCCTTCGTGCAATTCTTTTGCCCATCTAGCACTCATTTCTGGAGAAATAAATCCCATTCCATCAGAAACATCTGCTTCTATTTCAACTTCTTTTGGATCAGAAACAGTAGGCCATATAGGATTTTCTTCATTGCCAGAATCCGTTACAACCCTAACCATATCTTTAAATTTTACTTCTGCATCATCAACAACAATAATTCTTGGCCAAGGTTTATTTTGGTCTGTAAATGAACCAACCGTTATACTTGCAGAGCATTGTAGTGCAAAATATGCAGACAGTTTAGCTGGTATAAATTTATAATTTAATTCTATTCCATTATGTGCTTTAATCGGCTCTATAGGGTTATTGTCTTCATCAATTTTTGGACCTTGATAACGACCATTATTAATTCTTCTCATGATTTCATCATGCTTATTTTCATTAATAAACATAATTGTACTCTTTTTTATAGATCCAGCAGTACCAAGAAGGCGTACATAAGTCACAGTTTCTTTTCTATTGCCATAATCTATTGTAATGCTAAACTTATTTTTATATGCATATCTATAATCATTTGGAGAATCCATAATAAGCATTAAATAATCTTGCTGAAATTGTTTTTCGTACAATTCATTGTATAAATCATTGATTTTTTGCTTATTTTCATAAGAATTTTCTAGTTTTTTAATTATTTTTATCTCTTTTTTGATTTCGGTTGCTCTAGAATCGTCATTTTCTCTCTTTTGCAGCTTTGTAAGCCACCTAAGAACTTGTGAAGATCCTAGGCTTACAACCATTTGTGGCTGTTTTCTAATTTCACTTAATCTAAAATCCAAATGCCAATTATGCTTTGACAAATAACCACTATGTATTTTTAATACATAAATTTGATTCTTTTGCTGTTTTGCCAATAGTCATCACTCCAAACTTAGTCTTCTATATCCTTCAAATCAAAACATTTGTCACAATAAACCTCATGATTTGGAAGAATCTCGACAAATTCTCCATCTATCCATTCTCCACACCCATCACATTTATAAGTAGTAGAGTAGGCTCCCCCACAATAAGGACATCCATTCCATTCTTCATAAGGAGGGGAGTCTAACTCGTGTGTTTCTGTATATCTCTTTGGTTCTTCAAAAGTTTCACCACAATCTAAACATATATACACAATCACACCTCCAAATCTAGCATCCATCTGTCTTCGTAAATATTTCCAACAACCTGCATATTCTCCTTTAGTGTAAGTAGATAAGAAATACTCTTACCGTTTTCTCTGGCACAAAAATATGGTGCATTAAATTCTACTATGTACAAATACTTACCATCCTTAATAATGTCACCCTCGTATACCTTAACTTTATTCGTGTCATACACTCCACTCCATTGACCAACCGTGTCTGGAATAACACTTGTTGTTCTTTTGGAATTCTCATAAATTGTGCAAAATCCATCAAGAAACACAAGGGAGCCGTACACCCAATTGCCATCTCTAGATCTTCCTCTGTAATCTCTAAACACCATCACTTATCACCATACTTTCCACTTAAATAATCTTCAATAATTGCACACCAAGTACCCCAAATTGGAATTTCTCTGGTATATGGCTCACTATTACTATATCCTGTAATAATTAAGGATTTTCTAATTGGATTGCAATCGTCTGTAGCGTCAACCCAGTCAAGGTGTGGAATTTTAGCACAATTTTCACAAATAGTTCTAATCCATCCATCATTAAAAGTTTTTGCATATGGACTACCACAATATTGGCAAATAAAGCCAGAGATGTATTCATATTTAGAAATTATGTCGTATACCTTCTGAGTAGCACCAAAGTCATACCAGCGAAGAGTGCCATACTTTTCTTTAATCTGAGAAATTCTATATTTGTCAAGATAATTATCCTCAATCAAAGCCTCACGGATTTCTTCGCACATTCTCTCACCAAAAGCTTTTCTCCAACCATCCTCCAAATCATCAAGCTCTGTATATGAATAATTAAAATCCTCTGGAATATTGCCAGTCCAACGATTCCTTGGCATCAAAAATGGATAGCGTTCAATTAGTTCTTTATTGTTCATCTGTATCAATCCCTTCATATCCAGCAAGTTTCTTAACTAACACATCATTTGTTTCCAAAGCAATCTTTAATGTACTCAAATAACTATCTCTCTGATTAATGATTCTCTCAGCTTCATTCTTAATAGATTCCATAAAAATCTTTTCTGTCATATTGTCAGTATCTGTTGCAGCAGCAATACGAGTATTTATAAGTGCTAAAATATGTTCCATATGAACAACCTCCACAAAGTTAATTATTTATCTATAAATATTAATCAAATTTAAACGAAAATTTTGCCTATGAAATTACACTCGATAGCATTTGTCTTAAAAAATAGAGCAATTTTTATAGATTATTTATCTATATTTTTCGTTGCTAGCTTTCTCATTCTTTCTGCAGCCGCCAAACGCTGCTCTTCGGTCATTTCACGCTTTGCTTTCGGCTTAGGCTCACGGAACCAACTTACTGGCACATGAATCAACATAGAATCTTCGTCTTCATTCATAACAACCACGTCTGCAGGGTTTTCGGCCTGTAATTTCTTCATATGTCGGATTGTTGCAAAGTCATCACTATACCAAGTGAGATATTTGTCGCCCTTTATAAATTCAACAGTCACTTCTGCCATAGTCTACCTCCGTTAATTTTGTATCATTTTCACAACTTGGGCACATTTGTCTACCTTCTGGGATGATTTCACCACAACATACACAAGTTTCAACTCCTATATTGTTTGTAATATTTTTATCCATTTGTATCGCTCCTAACCAATAATTGTTACTTAATACCATCATCTATATCATCAATAATTGCAAGACCAATAATAAATATAAGGATAATTGCAAATACTTCAAAACTCATTATTTTACCTCCACCCATTGTTCACCAATTCTGTTGGCTACTTTGTAATAGTAATTTCCAAGATCAAACAAATCCAAGCACATCCTCACAGACTGCGGTGTATCTAGGTCCTTTATTGCCTCGCCAACATCGACTGCACATATAAGGGTGAGTCATCGAGATAACTCCTTTATCGCTACGAGTAATCCACTTGCCATGCACCACCGGGGCAACATCAGCGGTGGGAGCGTCATCAATCATACGGAGAACAATCGCAGTATCAGTCTCTGTTTCCATCGTATATGCCGTTTCAAACATTGCCATTTTGCGGAGGTAATTTCGCTTAATGTATTCAGCCATTACTAACCCTCCTGTTCCATGCCTCTATTGCATTCTCGATAGTAACATATACTCTACTCGTAGCACCACATACTTTGCATTTCACGTAGACGTAATGTGTGTTGTAAGGAAAGCGCATAGAGGCGAATAACTTCTTTCTCTTAATATATCTTTTTTCTGCATCTCCGCCACAGAATGGGCATTGCTTTAATTCATTCATGTTTTAACTCCTTTAATTTTGTATTGTTTACTTGAAATATTTTTCCCAAGTAGAAGTAGGGCAGTCTATATAGTTTAGATCAATATCATCATCCCATTCAACTTGTGGACCAATTTGTTCATCTGCAAAGTGGCAGATGCAATTTACAGCAACGCTATCTAAGGCATCTTGCTTGATTAGGGTTTTAATTTCACTCAGAGATAAATCATCCTCTAGGTCACAGACATACAATGTCATTTTATAAAGTTGTGCCATATTTATACCTCCATTAATTTCGTATTGTAATTGTAACATAAAATGGTAAATTTGTCAAGAGGGAATTAGTCGGAGTTTTCTGCCACATAGTCAAAAAAACACAGCAAGCCACATTAGTCCCCATATAACCCAAGTGCGCCAATCTGCAAACCCAAAAGATTTTGCAAGAATGATAAGAATAGTAGTTGTTGTAGTGAATTTAAGCATTTCAAATAAATCCTTCATAATCATATCTCCTCAAAAATACCAAGGCTGTTCATATACTCGTTGTACTTCTCAATTACAAACTCAAGAGTAGGGAAGTTGCACACATCTTTTCCAAACATATCTCCATAGAACGGAGTGTATGGTTGTCCAAAGTCTTCGTCTAGAACTAGAATATTGTCAAAGTCATTCCAGTCATGGATGTTATCTTTGAAAGCAATGCCGATAGAAAATTCAAATTCGTAAGGTTTATAATAAAAACATTTTGATAGAAAGAGTTTAGATTCTTTATTTATCCAGATGCCACCTTCACGAGCATTGAGTGTTATTAGGTCGTTGATGGTAATGTTTGACTTTAGTTTGTATCTGTTAATTTTCATTTTTGTTCCTCCTGTTCAATTAGTGGCAAAATACCATCACTCTTTAGTAAATCATAAATGAACAATCTGCCTTTCTGAGTCCAATATGTGTGAACTTTGGCAAAAGCAGAAGTATCTGTCGCATAAGTTTTTGTATGAGTATATCCTTTAGAAGCATACTTTTGATACAAAAGCCAAATATCTCCCCGACGATATTGAACGCCCTTGTCGTGCAGATATTGATTCATCCATTTAGCAGACTTTCCATAATCTTTTGCAATAGTGGTAATGGTGATAACATCCTTACATTGCAGGACAATATCATAATAAGTTACTTTAGGCTCCATCTCTGCAATTTGCTGATTCTGGACGGAGACGGTTTGTAGCAATTTATTATTATCTTCATTTAGTTGGCGCACAGTTGCTAAGGTGGTACGAAACATTAACTTTGTTGCCTCATCCGCTGTTGGTAAATAGGTTGAAATAAATAGTTCATCATTGGCAACATAACCACCAGTTTTACGGATAGATGGGATGACTTCGTGTGTAATCCACCTCTTAAATTTCTTAGCTGCAGGTTTACGAGATCCAAGAACCAAAGTATAAAGACCTGCCTCATTAACTGTATTTAAGTTTTAAACTCCTCCAAGGGTGTCGGTTAAAACTACTCCCTTTTCATCATCATCCAAACGATTAATAGCATCTCTGCTATTAGTAATGTCCAATGCGTCACATATATCAGACGCTACAAACCAAGGTTCTCCATTAATCATAGTTGTTCTTACTTTACCAAATTCCTCGTTGTCAAATACTTTGATGTCATTTGTCATAATTATTGTTCCTTTCTATTAATTAATTTTGTATTGTAATAGATATTGTCTATAACTTTAAAATCTCTATGAAAATCACACATTATAATTCCTCCTCTGGTTCTTCATAAAATTCATATCCATCACCACAGTCTATGAGATAACCTTTTTCTATGAGTTCAGCCATTGCTGTATGATATGCAGACTTTGATATGTTCGCAATACTTATTGCATGACTACGGTGTAATTTTAGCGTGAAGCCATCTTGATTCTGCATGAAGTACATGTATAGAGAGTAGGCTGATTTGCTCAAAGTTTCAAGTGCCACTCTATTGGCTGCAATATTGATAATGCAATATGGATTACTTTGATTGGATTCTGCTTTGTTAATTGAAACCTCCGTCATTCAATCAAACCCTTTTCTTTAAGATTTTCCATTGCTCTATAATATGAAGATTTCGAAAGATTAGTTAGTTTTAAAATATCATTTCTTTTTAGTGGTGAGATTAGATTATTTTTTGTTGCAAGAAGAAATAGGAGTAATTTAAATTCTGTTCCAGTTAAATCTTTAATCATTTTAATTAAATCATAATTATTAATTGTTGTGCTGTAATTTTTCATATACCTATTGAAGTTATTTTCGTTAACCATAGAATCTCTCCTTAAAATAATTTTGTATTGTGATGATAACACAAAAGCTTTCATTTGTCAAGAGGGAAAAGTCCATTTATTGGACTATTTTTATAGGAGTCCAAAATTTGGACTATCGAGAATTAAAAAGTCCAATATTTGGACTATTTAGCTGTGAAAAAGTCCAAAATCTGGACACATAACATTATATATTATTAACAATATAATATTTAACAATATAATTTAAAAAACAGATTTGAAATATGGGTTGTGGGCAGATAGATTGGTTTATATATATTATTATATATCTATATATTTATATTTATATATTATATTGTTATATGTCCAAAATCTGGACTTTTTATTTTGTTGGGAGTCCAGAAATTGGATTTTTTTGTTTTATGGATATTGGCTTTGCCATTTTATTTTATGTATAGGGTCATATAGATGATTGGATAGAATGTGGTTAAAAGTACCCCCGGTAGGGTATTTTTTATTTTTATGGTGGGGATTTTGTAGCAAGTTGTTTTTATATTTTAAGGATCGTGGATTTTGTATAGATATCGGTAGGGGTATTTTAGGGTGGATGACTTTAGTACGATGAAGAGCGTAAGCAGATTGTTTATGGATTTGGAACTGTATTAGTGAGGTGGTACAGTTTAGCGTGTGAAAGTGATATGGATGTTATAAGAATTTTGAAAGTGGTTTATTGATGAATACCGAAGGTTTTTATGTTGTGGCAAATTTGTGGATTTTGTAAGTGTATTGTTTGTGGATTTAAAGACGTGGGTTATATTTTATATAAAATAGTGTATTTTAGTTGAAGATTAATTAGGTTTTGCTTGTTTATATTTATATATTTTTATGAAGACATAATTGTGTATTTTAATTGGTATGTTTTGCTTATTTTTGTTTTGAGAAAATTTTTCTTATTTTTCAAGTCAGTATACAAAATAACCTCATCTGATAAAACCCTTTATTATCAAGGCTTTTCTCCGTTTTATGTACCCCCAGATTCAATTTTCTCAAAATTGATATTTTGAGAAGTTTTTTGATTTTGACAATCCGAAAACAACAAAAAAATATGTTATTCTGATTTTGGGCAACGGCTCAGCACTGACTGAGTTTAGTTAGCTTTAGTTACTTCAGTAGCAAGTAACAGATAGGAGTATTTTATGTTTAGCATCAACGAAATCAAGGATCTTATGGCTATGGGGTTCACTACTGAGCAAATCGTTGCTATGAGCAACGAGGGTTTCAACAAGAAAGCTTCTAAACCTACCCGTACCACTGGTCTCAGCAAATCTGAGAAATGGGAGAATAGGAAGGCTGAAAGAAGTGCCGAAAGAGAGGAGTTTTTTAAGACTCACAAGTGTATTTCTACTGCTGACGAAAACCGTGCTAAAGTCTATGAGGCTATGGGATATGTTCCAAAATCTGGAATGTATTTCGATAAGGCTTTGTACAAAGCTACTGCTAAGAAACTCGGTGTTATCGGTAAATCTGGTAGAGTCGTTGGAACATACGAGCTTATCAAGTAACACTTGACCCTCTCACCCTTCGGGGTGAGGGGGTATTTTTTTTGTATGAACGGCTTTGTATAAATTTAGTCGTTCTCTTTTTCTTTGTTGTCAACATCTATGTGTATCTGCATAGATGCTTTTTTATATATTTCTACGGTCTATACACATTAGACTGACACACTACAATCCACGAGTTAGGAGGTGTATGTATGATTTCACACAAGATGTTCAACAAGTTCGTAGCAATGGTTGACCGTTACTACCTATGTGATACTGTCCACGACAATCGTGTAGGTGGTGTCTACTTTGCTATTGACTATGAAGCATATACTCATGTGTACATCAGTAGATGGCACAATGGTATTATCTACTTCAGATATGTCAATAACGACTATATCTTAACATCACTTGTTAAGAACTATCGTGACTACTCTAAGCATTGTTCGGATGGGTGACATAAGTTGCCTATCTTATAGAGTGCTTAGACACTCACATATGAAGGAGGAATAAATTATGAAATCTGAGATGAAGTTTATCAAGCGTTTGATGTTGATGGTGGCAATCGGACTACTGTTCGTTGCGTATGGTCATTGGTTGACAAAGACTGTTCGTGAGGACACTATCAAGTCTGCCACACTCGTTGAATCCAACGAGGATTACTATACCATCAGCTTCGATGGTGAAGAACACATCTACGATTACGAGGAGGAATAATTATAGCCACTCAATGCTGCAAACATTCATTGAGGAATATGACAAGGAGGTCAAGCGTGAACATTCATAAACTCTTTGGCAAAGATGCACACAGAGTTGTTGCCCTATGTGGTAGCAACTCTTTTTCATCACTATGCACCGTTGCCAAATTCCACCACATTCATATCACACCACGAAGTAATGGTTGGAACATCTACCAAAAAGGTGTCCACTACACATTGAGCACCAAATCACTTAACCGTGATGGCATTTATGCTCGACTTAAAAAATTATAAACCCGTATCGTGCCCTTGAGTTGTATGGCTCAAGGGTATCATTATGGGCTTATGTTTGTGCCACTCACTTAACGGGAGTTAAGGCCAAGTCCATAGGAAGGAGTAAACCATGTATAAATTTGAGCAAGTTGGAGTAAATTTCCAGTATGATGCACCAACCAAGGAGGCAGCAATCAAGGCTTTCAAGTATTCTTGTAACTGCTGCTGCACCAAGGGTATGCACCTTGATTGTGACCGTTGTGCTATTGCTAATGTTCACGCTATGGTTGTGGCTATCTTTGATAGCAAGAATGAGGAGGACAAGTAATATGAAGATGACTGCCGAACAAAGAACCATCATCAATGCCAAGAAGGAGGTGTTCAAGGACTTCAACATTCCTTGGGATTATAACACTGAGGACAAGTTCCTTATTGAATGTGCCAAGCGTCCAAATGCCGACAAGGAGTTAATCCTCGACATTCTCACCCACGACATCCTTGTGGCAAAGATTGAGCACAAGCCTGTGAGCTACTATCTCAATCTTCTCCGTAAGCACTATCCTCGTGCTGATGCCATCTATGAAGATGTCATCATTGACATTTGTGGTAAGGTCGGCTTTGAAGCCTTGAGAAAGAACAAGTGCATCGAGGCTTGTGGCTATTTCTATGGTCGTAAGCTCTATGCTATCTAATAGCCGTTGGACGAGTTCTAACAAGTACAACTGAATATGTGGCACATTCGTGTAATGCCCTGAGCATAAATGTCCATTGATTTGGCTTATGTTTTTTAATCTTGCAACATGATGTGCCCAGTGGTTTCTGAAGGACTTCCACTTAAAAAGTCCTATCCCAATGGTTAGCACTTATGTGTTGACCAATATTTTATGGTTGACGAACCTTAACCGTGGAGGACTTTATGAATAAGCATGATGTGATGAAGGCTCTGGATCTGTGCAATGGTCATGGTGGTAACTCATGTGCTAAATGTCCTTATGCTGGGATGAATAATTGCGACATTCAGATGACCCACGATGCCATTGCTCTGCTCCAGTCCAATGACACTAAGCCCACCTACCACACGGCTATCATCTACACCAAGCACACCAATCTGATGCCGTGGTTGCAGAGCAACTACACCAAGTTCAGTACTCACGGTACTACCGAACAGGCTCAGAGTATTCGTGCAGCATACGAAAAAGACCGTGATGTACAGCTCATTCTCCTCGTCCGTCATGAGAATGGCAAGTGTATCTGCCGCATCAAGTGTCCTATCAATCCTCTGCCCATTAAGGGTGAGTTCCAGTGTGTGTCTACTGGAGAAATGAGCAAATTGCTCAAGTCTATGGGGTGGACATACAAGGAGAAAGTCCACAGTGGTATGTTTGCGTAAAGCAAAAGGCAAAAGCAAATTCAAAGCGAAAGGAGGTGATAATTTAATAATCAATCCCATCAAGCGAAAGGAGATATATTTATGTTCAAAAGCAAATTTCAAATTGAGGATGGACCCATCTATGAAGGTTACACAAATGGAAATCACTGGAATGGATGGGCTTGTCCGTATTTCACAAGGCAAATAGCCGAGCAAATTGCAAGGGAAGTCAATGCTGATGCTCCCTACTGCACAATGCACTACGACAAGGCAAATGATGCTTTCATCTACAAGGCAAACGGAGATGACGAGTGCGTTTACAAGGCAAATGAAAAAGGTCTGTACCCAATAGGCAACGGAGATTGGCGTTGGGATGACCTAAGCGAAATGGAAAGTGAGGTGTAAAGGCAAATGAAACTTAAAAGCGAAATCCCTTATGTAAGGGAAAGGTTCAGCAAAATCAAAAACCTGCAAGAGTATGCAGTATCCCTCAAGGCAAATGGAAACTATAAAGACTTCGGCACAAGACTTGCATGGGATTGCATCTATTGTTCTATCCCAAGCGAAACCGTTTGCGGCTGGTACGACAAGTACAACTGCAACGATGACCACATCACAACCTTGGCTAAAGCCGTGCTAAGAGAAATGGAGGTTTTATAATGAACGAATATCTGGCTCAAGCAAAACAGTTTCTGACCGACTGCAATGCAGAAATGGAAATCAAATTCCTCTGCAAGACAAATCCTACATGGGATGAAAAGTTGCACAACTGCTACTGGTTCACCATTACAACTCCGAAAGGCAAATACAGTGGCAAGTTCTATGACAGTCTGCACAATACGGAAATCTCTAATATGTCTCTTGAGGATTATGGTCGTAAGTACCATAAGAGAAATCCGAGGGATGCAACATGCTACGAGAAAGGCAAATGGAGAAAAGAACTGTGCAAACTCAAGGCAGAAGCGAGACCTAATGAGTATGATGTACTTGCTTGTCTTGAGAAGTACAGCTATGACAGCTTCAGTGACTTCTGTGCCGAGTTCGGTTACAGCACCGACAGTATCTCTGCAAGGGAAACTTTCCTTGCTTGTGGTGAGGAATATGCAGGACTTCGCCGTATCTTTACGGAGGAGCAAATGGAAAAGTTGAGGGAAATTTGGTAAGGAGGTAAGGCAAATGGAACTCAACATTAACAAAGACGAGGCGCAGTTAATCAACTGTGCCTTGATTTATTACTTGCAGCGAGGTGCTGTACATTGGTATAAAGACACATATCCAAAGGCAGATTTAGAGTGTATCTTTAAGCAACTCAACATCATAGAAGAATTGGAGGAGTAAGGCAAATGAACTTAATCGAATTTCTCAATATGTTCTACCAACTTGGCACCGGCATCGACAGAATCGTGCTTTGGCAAAACGGAAAATGTCTTGGTGACAAAGCCGTTGGTGATACAAGATATATCCGTCAAGAATATAGGGAAGCGAAAGTTAAAAAGTTCACCTTTCCAAAAAGAACTCATGCTCTGTATGTGATTTTGGAGAATAAGGAGTAAAACAAATGTTTAGTGTTTATTTTTATGTTGGTATAGATCTCATTCTCAACGGAACGATGCAGTATCTTCCCAGACAGGGAGAAAAAATAAAGGTAAACGGTAAACTGTATAAAGTGATAGATGTTGTGTATCTAATTGAGCAAGGAACATCTTCCACAACAGAAGTCGTAATTAGGCTGGAGAAATTTTAAGGAGGTAAGCAAATGACCGAAAAAACCTACATTGACCAGTTAAGCGAATTGTATGAAGCCATCCTATCTGACGACTGTATGCCCCATCAAGATAAGTCTGCCGCAATCAAGAAGGTAATTGCACTTGAAATGATTCTCGAAAAATATTCTGCATAAGGAGGTTTAAGCGAAATGAATATCAGAGAAAATCTTGGTCTACTCTATGCCATACTGGATTGTAATAATAGAGGTTGTTCCAACTGTGAATTGCAAGAGAGATGTAGAAAAACCAATTCCACAGAACTCTGCAACGAATTATTCAATGAAATCCGAGCAGATATATCACATATGGAGGCACAAAATGCGCAAGAGAGATAAAGTTTGCTTCATCCTTGGCACAATCCTAATCATCGGTGCAGTCGTACTGATGGTATTCACATTCAGTAAGCGAAACAACACTGACGATAGACCAGTTTCTGCCGTTATCTATCATGATGACGGCAGAGGGATTCCCATATTTGAAGGGAGATAGGGAAATAAACATTGAGTACAGACACGGACACTATGTTGTCCTCGATGACAACGGAAATGTGTATTGCTCCTGTGATACACATAAGGAAGCAGCGGACGAAATTGTAGAAATGGAGGGAGCTAAATGAATAACAGTAGATGGCTCGAAAAAAATCAGTATACACGCATCAAGTGAAAAGGAAAGAAACTTGGAGCAGATTATGTAGATACACAGTATCTTTACCATTGTGCAGATTTTAATCATGCTGTTGTTTGGTTTGCGTTTCGCCCTTTCTTCTGTGGGGCTTCCCTTATATCAAAGGGTCTAAAAACTAACGATTTTTCAAACAAGGAAGAGCTTGATATTATCAAAGCAGACCTTGACAAAGCGTTGGAGTTTATGGAATATCTGAAAGAATTTAATGCAGAAATGGAGGCTATGTAAAATGGAAAACTATATTTGCATCAACGGAAAGAAGGCAGAGCTGACTGAGGAGCAGATGAAGGCCCTGGGTATTGAGTTGACGAAGGACAATCCTTTCAATAGGGCTGAAATGCGCAAAGTTTACTATTACATTTCGCATAAATGTATCTTATCCAAGAGAAAGAAGTGAAAGCCGTGATAATGTGATTAAAATTGGAGCAAGTGGAATTTGTCCTTATTGTGGCGGAAGTATAACAGAGAACGGTAGAATTAGCCATAGTAGTTGCTCAATTTGAAAGGAGGAAGAATAAATGTCATACAACATGCTGGATATGGAACTTGATTATGAGGATCAGATTAAGTATCTTGAGTCCGAAGTCAAAAGACTGAAAGCAAAGTGCAACAGACTTATTCGAGAGAATAGAGAACTGAAAAATAATATGTCCAAACAAACTGTACCGAATCCAGTAAATGTATATGGAACAACGCAATATTATGAAGACGGGCTACTCGAATCTATTCACGATGGATTTGGGTATCGTGACACGGACGGAAATATTACATGGTATGGCGGATATGAACCGATTGACGATGAATTTCATGAGTCATTTATTTACCCGTATGGCAATGGTTGTGATTTAAAGGAGGTTCAAAAATGAGAGACCCAAAGAGAATTGACAAGTTCTGTGAGATGTTCAAGTCGTACTGGCACATGGTTCCAGACTGGAGATTTATGCAGTTGGTATGTAATCTTCAGGCACAGATTGAAAGTGACGGTTTCTATCTGGAAGACGATAAGACAATGGAACTGATTGAGCAGATGCTGAAAGGAGAATAAAATGTTGATTAATCGTAACAATAATGAAACTAATCATGTAAAGTTTGTTTCTTACACTGGGGAATGGCCCAATCTGTGTAGTGGAGTACTGACGCTTGAGATTGATGGAGAAGAAATTACATTTGGCTATGGATTCCACTCTGAAGACAAACCAAAGTATTATCCGTTTTGGAGCAGCGGTGGTGGTCTTATGCCGAATTATGAGGGAGCATGGCAAGGTGAATGGCAAATTGATGTAGAGAGAATTCCAGAACAGTTCCGTAAATATGCAACGGAAATTGATGAAGTGTTCAACAACAATGTTCCATGGGGATGTTGTGGTGGATGTATTTAAAACAATACAAAATTAAAGGAGGGTTTGAAAATGAAAATGACAGATGTAGAAATTGAAAAGCTTTGGGACGAACTTGAAGACGTGCCTATTGACGAAGATGAATGCATTGATGTCGATTGGCATGGTTGGAGCAAAGGAACTCACAGAGAAGAAATTTGGTATTGGTTTGATGAAAACCACAGCAAAGGTGTTGGCTGGTTGATGAATGAAAGAGAAACAAAATACTAAAGGAGGATTTAAAATGAGACAAAGTGAATATATGTCAATTATTAACAAACTTTTTAACAAACATATTGAGGGAAACAAACACATTTTCGATAGTTATTGTTACAACGATCATAGAGCATGTGATGTAATTGTTCGTTTCAAAAAAGATGTTGAGGAACTTGGGTTAAAGTTCTCGAATTGTCATCATGCAAACGGAATTGGAAACAATAATGATTATACAATTTATCTCGAAACACACGATAACGATGGTTTTGTAATCAAGAAGGAAATTGCAAATTTCTATTATTGCTACGGAATTTATGGTGGATGCTATGTGCTTATAAAAGATTTAGCAACAGGAAACACAATTAAAGTAAGTCGTGCAAGATAAAAGGAGGATTTAAAAATGGGTTTGGATCAGTATTTGAATAGAATGCCTCGTTACAAGAGTGCTACTGCAAGTGATGTGAGTGCAATTGAAAGCTATCTTGATTGGCAGAAAGCAAAAAAGAAAGGTAGTAAGTATGCAAACTGTACATTGAAAGAGTGGTGTGGCATTGATATTAATAAAATGCCAGATATTAATGTAGTTGAATACTATATGCAATTCTTTGATACTAAGCATTCTCATTGGGATACCGAACACAAATATGGATATGATTCCATTATGGAACAGGTTGGCTACTGGAGAAAGGAAAACATGATCCATCAATGGTTTGTTGACCATGTTCAAGATGGTGTTGACGATTGTGATTATCACAAGGAATGCACAAAGGAAATTCTTGAGGAACTGCTTGATACTTGTGAGAAAGTTAAGCAAATCGCCGTGTTGGAGCCTGCAAAGGTTGTAAATGGGCAGATATGCACAAATGGGAAGTGGGAAAATTGTTATGAGGACGGAGAGGTCATTGTAAATGCCGATGAAGTTGCAGCACTTCTTCCTACTCAGGGAGGTTTCTTCTTTGGAGGAACTGAGTATGACAATTGGTATATGAGAGGTGTTGAGGATACGATTGATATTCTGACACGAGTACTTGAAACAACAGACTTTGAAAAGGAAATGGTTTATTACAGAAGTAGCTGGTAAAAATAAAGCTGGCTATATGGGAAGAAAGGAAATAAAAATGTATACTGTGTATGATGCCAAGGGAGTTCCTTATGAGACCGTGTGGGACGAAATAGAAGCTGACTACATTGCTTATTATATCGGCGGTTACTATGTAGAACATTAATTCAAAGCTGAGTTATCGGCTATACGGACAATACAATATTAAAGGAGAATGAATTATGAAAGAAATTACAAGCACAGTCTACAAGGCATTTGACGGAAAGGAATTTACAGACAGCAAGGAATGTGGTCAATATGAATTTGAAATTACAAAGGATTTAACACTTAAAACTTTTGATGTGAACATTCCACTTAAAGATGATTTCTGCACCTATACTGCATATTTGATAAACAATGAAATGGAATTCAATATGATGTTCACCCATTATTACTACAAGAGTGATAATAGCTATGGAATTGAAGAATATGAATGTGCTGGATGGTATTTGGTTCAGTTGTTCGATAATGGATGGGTTGAAATCTTTAAGCTAAGTGACATTATTGCAAAGTATACTGGTATGTTGGCAGATATTGCAAAGAAAACTATGGAGTTTGGGAACGAAACGCAAATGATTAACACAGCTAAGTATACCGATTTTTGTGATGATGCAGAAAAGATGAGAGATTTTGCAATCTTGACAAAAGATGAATTCTTGATGAGCTACAGTTATTTGACAGAAGAAGAGTATGATTTGACTGCAAGAAAGGTAGGGAAAAAATAAATGAAGACAATTAATCTTAAAAACATTAAGACACCGCAGGACGTTATTGATGCGTTTAACGTCCTTAATGAAAAGGCAATTAAGATTGGAACCCCAATTTGTCTGAATGCAGAAACATCTACTTTTATTGATTTGTACTACCATGAAGATTATCCTAATAGGATTTTGGTTGACAAGTTTACAAGTAATCTTAAAAGAAAATGTCCTCGTTGTGGAAAGATTCTTTCACCGAGTGATGTAGCAGGATATGCTTATGTTTGCTTCGATTGTGACGAAAACTTTTATGAATGTGAGGTTGATGATTAATATGAATAGTGAATTTCAATATAAAATGCTTGACCGTATGAAGTCAGACTGTGAATACTTTCTTAGATATGGAAACAGATGCACAAAGGATTTATGGGGTAAAAGTGTTAATGCACACATTGAATCTATGAGGCAAATCTGGAATGAGCTTAAAGAGAAACCTGAGTGGCTGGGCTTGGAACAAATTAATGAGTATGAAAGGAAAATGAAGGAGGAAATATAAATGGAAAATGTTAAAGAAATAAGCAAAGGATTCATAAATCTTGGCGAAAAAGTAATGGTGTCAGATCCATGTTACGAAATGGGTACTTGGTGCCAATACACTATAAATAATGTGCTTAAAGGGATTTATAAATGCACACTTGAAATGTGTGAGGATGTATGGGGACCTCGTGTTTCTGCAATCCAAGTTGTTCATGTGGACTATATGAATAAACTTCTTGAATATTATAACAATTTTAATATTGGTGTGGATAGTGGACAAGCTGGTATTTTTGATTATGAATACTATAAAAAATATCATAATGGAAATACAGATGACGATTAGTACGATGCTATTTGTGACAAAACAATTACCACATTCAATGGAGAAGGGTTCCTTGGCGGAAATACAATTGATAGACTTGGCTTTGTTTCAAGTTCTGGATATGGAGATGGTGTTTATGGTTGCTGGGTTTCAGAGTACGACGGGAAGGTTGTTGCAATTCGAGTAGAGTATATCACAGAAGACGATGAGGAGGATATGTAAATGGAAAGAATTGAAATGGATCTTGGATTTGCAACATTGGTTGTTGAAAGAGGAGCAGACAAGGACTATAGAGAAGTGATTGTTTCTCTTGAAGATAAAAACGGAGTGTGGTTGCAAAACATTGCAGTAGTGGGGCAAAAATATCGTTATAATGATGATTATGAAATTATACAAGACAAAGGAATTAATGTTTTAGTATATGCAGATGCAAACAATGAAGACTATACTAATGAATTTAAAATTGATATTTATGAGGAGGAAGAATAAGTGATAACAAGATATTGGGTAAATTGTTTTGAAAGGGAACTATGTATAGAATGGGACGATGCATACAAGAATCTTGAAAAAGAAATTCTTGATATGCTCGACAGTTATTATCTCGAATGGCATAGTGTAGAAACAATTGAAGATCCTGAGTATAAGGCATATGTAGAAGATGCTCCTTTGGAAGAATTTATGATAACTCGTCTGAGCGAAACCTACAATATGTGGGATTCATGGTGGGTTGAAGGAGATGTAGACGAGGAAGGAAATGAAGTGACACCTTATAAGACTACAAATGGAGGTAAATAAAATGAAGACTTGGAAAATTCCTGTATGTTGGGCAATGATGGGGACTGTGAAAGTGGAAGCAAACACTCTTAGTGAAGCAATTGAAGTTGCAAAAGATGATGCTGGAGTTATTCCTATTCCAGATGACGCCACATTCATGGATGGTTCTTGGGAAGTAGATTGCTTTGATGAGGATTATCTGCGTGAATGGTATAACGGAAATCAGGCAGACGAGGAGGTAAAGTAATGGTACACTATACTCAAACATATATTACACTTGACGCGTAAGAACTTACACTTCTTGGAATTGACAAAGAATATTGGGACGATTGTGATATAATTAATGACGCAATTCATAGTATGATATATAAAGGGAAAGAGTAAAAATAAGGAGCCGAATGGCTCCTTTTTACTTGACAGAATACAAAATTAATGTATAATGGAGGTATAAAAAATGAAAAAGAAAAGTGAAAATAAGGTATGGATGGAAAGAGAGGACTATATCAATTACCTTGCTGCGCAAAGTAACGAAGTACACATCAGTGATAAAAATAGTAAGACGGGTCCTTTATGTAATGACTTGGCATTTCCTATTTGTACGTGCCGTGAGGATGCGCCTTGCAGAGAGGGAGGTTGTTATTGTAACAAAGGCAGACAGCAAATTGCAGTCGTACAGGCTGCGTATGCAAGAAATTTGAGACTGTATAATACAGATCCGGCAGATTTCTGGGAGCAAGTGAAGTTTAAGATTAAGCATCGTCCGTATCCACTGTTTCGCTGGACTGATAGTGGCGACATTCCCGATGCAGAATTCTTTGTTGGTATGGTGGATTTGGCAAACACCTTCCCTGATATTAAATTTCTTGCATACACAAAGAAATATTGGATTGTCAATGAATGGATTGATAAGAACGGAGACTTGCCAGAGAACCTTACGATTAGATTTTCTGCATGGCACATTGGTTGGAATGTAGAGAATCCTTACAACCTGCCAGTTGCTTATGTAGATTTTAAAGACAAGACTCTGAATCCTAAGTTCCCAGATGGAACTACTGGCTGTCCGAACCAGAAAGATAAGACAATTACGTGCAGTATTTGTAGGAAGTGTTTTAATAAGAGAATTGAGTCTGTAAAATTCGATCAGCATTAACAATACAAAATTAAAGGTAGGTGATATTCATGATTATTTGTAAAAATTGTTTCAAGGGAGATGACATACACCAAGAAGCAGAATTTGATTATTGGCAATGGTTTGATGCAACAGAGAATTTTGACAATCCACATGGACGTTTTTGTGATGTATGTGGAAAAGAATTTGAAGATGGTGAGACAGTAATTCTGGTTAACAAATAACAGAAAGGAAATGACATAATTTATGACAGTAGATATTTACAACACGGGGAATAAGTATAAAACCATTTATCTTGACCCACCTTGGGCAGAGCAGGGTGCTGGCAAAATCAAACGTGGTGCAGATAGACACTATCCACTTATGAAGACAAAAGATATTGCACAGCTTCCCATAAAGGAATTGGCAGACCCAGATGGTTGTCATGTTTATATGTGGGTAACTAATAATTTCCTCAAAGACGGATTATGGCTACTTGAACAATGGGGATTTGAATATATAACTATGATTACATGGGTTAAAGATAGAATCGGCCTTGGTCAATACTATCGTGGTCTTTCAGAACATTGTCTGTTTGCAACAACAAAGAAACGTCTGCCATACAAACTTGACGAAAATGGAAAACGTTGTCAAGGTGTAACGGCATTCTATGAGCCGAAACGAGAGCATAGTCGTAAACCTATAAAAATGAGAGAAATGATTGAAAATGTAAGTTATTCCCCAAGAATTGAACTCTTTGCCAGAGAATCTTTCGATGGTTGGGATAACTGGGGAAATGAAATGGAGGAGGAATATTAATGAACAAATATCAATATTATGTAGACGGGAAACCAGTAACAAGAAAGGAAATGATGGTAGAACTCAAAAATAAGTGCTACAAGATAATTCGTACTGAATACATTGGTGACATTGGTATTAATACAACGGAGACAGATGAAAAGAAATTTAATAGTTTTATGAGAAAGATTGGAAAAGGACATATTGTGCTAATTGATAACAAAACATTTCGTCGTAAGAAAATTTAAGGAGGAATGAAAATGAAAATATTTGCAGTATCAGATGTGCATGGCTTCTTCACAGAAATGAAAAAAACATTGGATGATGCGGGTTTTGACCCGCAGAATCCTGAGCACTGGCTCATAAGCTGTGGAGACGCAATGGATCGTGGCCCTCAGCCAAGAGAGGTAATTGAGTTTTTGAACAGCCTGCCAAATAAGATGTTGGTTACTGGTAATCATGAGCTGCTTATGGAAGATGCAATTCGTAGAAAGTGTTTTCTATCTCATGATTTTCATAACGGAACGGCAAAGACAGCATATGATTTTTGTAAAAAAGAAAATGCTTGTTTGATGAGCTATGCTCAAATTCTTGGTGAGTTGCGAGACGATCCAGAATACCAAAAGTATATGAGTCTACTGGTGAATTACTTTGAAACAGAGAATTATATTTTCTGTCACAGTTGGGTTCCTGGTGGCAAAGACTGGAGATATGCTTCACAAAGCAAATGGAATAAGGCCATGTGGGGTAATCCTTTTGATATTGCAGCAGTAGTTGGCAATAAGACTGGAAAGACAATTGTGCATGGGCACTGGCACAATAGTACTGGATGGTGGCAGAAGGGAATTGGAAGTGAGTTCGATGAAGATGCTTGCTTTGATATTATCGAGCACGATGGATGCATTGGTTTGGATGCCTGCACTGCTTGGACACATAAAGTAAATGTACTTGTGTTGGAAGATAACTTCTTGGAGGATTAAAAATGATTTGTGGATTTCTTGATACAAAAGGAATTTTATATCCTTGCTCTAGATGGGAGCATATTTCTAAGGCAGAAAAGTTGGTTGATAAGTTTAACTTAAAACGTACAAAGCCATTTGAATTATGTGAAGATGTTCTCTTGAAAAATGGCTGGATTTGTATTAGAACTTCTGATGCATATAAATGTGTTTATAATTATGAGGGAAATGTGATGTTTATCACAGATGAGCAGCAGAAGTTCTTTGAGGACCATAAGGCAGAATTCAATGAGCATCAGCTTGCTGATATTGAAGACATGTTAAGAGATTTTGGTAATTTGTATAGATTTCATAAGGAGGAGAAATGATTACTAAAATTACAAAGATGGTTCCAAAGAGATACTATATTATTGATGGAGTTGAATTTCCCGCAAGTGATCTCTTTCATGTTTTAGAAACTATAGTAGAAGGAGATTCAGAAGATTTAGACTACTATTTTTATAGTATTGCTGAGGAATTGGCAAACCTTGGTTATCTTGTAGAGAAGTTTGGTTATCATGAGGGTATTGTGTATTACGACACAGAAGATAAAAAAGCAGAAGCCCTTTTTAAAGAGATTTTAAAAATGTAAGAAAGAGACTCGCGAATAACGGGTCTCTTTTTAATTGAAAGGAGATTTAATTATGAAACACATTTATACTTCACCTCTTTGTGGTTGGGACGAATCAGCAGACCGTGTTTATGTGTACGAGCTTGAGAATAATGAAGAGGTTTTGGATTTTGAGGAGATGAGCTTTGAAGAGAAATGTGATTTGTTTGGTGTAAGAGAGGAGTATGATGTGATACCTGGTGCATTGTATCACAGATATGATTTTCATTGTATTGGAAGTCATATTATTATGACGGAAGTCGTTGCTTGTAATGTGTAAGAAAGGAGATTAATTATGACAAGTGAAGAGATTAGAATTGCAAAAGCAACCAGTCGTAGCGCTGGAGCGTCTGCTATTAAGAATGGAACTATCCGAGCGGTGGTTCCTCTTTTTGTGGAGAAAAATGTAGACAAGAGCAAAACAATTTTAGACTTTGGTGCCGGCAAAGGAGCCACTAGCACAAAGTATTTGTTGAGTAATGGATTTGATGTTGCTGCATATGATTTGTGGTGTGGAGAAGGAGATGAATTGTTGGATAAGTACGCTTTAGATAGGCAGTATGATATTGTGTTTGCTTCAAATGTTATCAATGTGCAGAGTTCTATGGAGATGCTGAGAGAAACATTGACGCAAATTTATAAGGCAACTAAATATGGAGGTGAGTTTATTTGCAATTATCCTAGTAGTCCTAGGAAAATGGATATGACAACAGATGATATTACTAGAGTTATTAAAGAAGTGTTTGGAAATGTAGAAAATGTTGGTGGAACTAAGTCTGCTCCTATTTTAAAGATGAGGAAGATGGCAAATTGACAAAATATTCTCAAAATTATTGACAATACGAAATTAAGGCGTTATTATAAGAGAAAGGAAGGTTGATGCTGATGAAAACATTGAATAGGTGCGAATCTGAAAACTGTGCCGCCTATTGTCGTCATCATTGTTGCTATTTAACGGTAAAACAAATTAGGCAAAAGAATTGTTTGCAAAAGAATTGTTGGCATCTTGAAAAGAATGCAGAACATAATTGGTGGCAACAAAGAGCAGCAGCAAAACGAAAGAGAATTGAAAGAAAAGAAAGACTTTGTGGAGGTATTAAAAATGTTTAAGAAGACAAAGTATAATGGCGAACCTGCATATGTTTATTACAACGCAAATCCTAAAGGTAAAAGAACGGATGATTGTGTAGTCCGTGCAATTGCAGAAGCGGAAGGAAGAAGTTGGGAAGATGTATTGAGACAACTTGTAGAGTATTCTATTAGAACAGGCTATATGGTAACGGCAGTAGAAAATTATACCTTGTATTTTGAGGAGAATGGTTGGAAGAAAATGAAGCAGCCTATAAAGCGTAATAAACAAAAATATAGAGGTTACGAGTTTGCAAAGATTTATAATGGAAGATGTCTTGCCCATATTGGAACACATCACATGAGTTATCTGTGTGACCATAGCTGGTATGACATTTGGAACTGTACGGATGGAGTTGTAGGAAATTATTGGGAGTATGTCGGAAAGAAGGTGGACTAATGGCAAAACCGAGATTTGATAAGTGGCTGAGCGATGTGCAGCGAAAGGGCAAATATAAGACAAAACTGCGTTTAGAGGGATATATTAAATGCAAGGTAGACAATAAAACGCATTATGTCAAAGGAGATTATTATTTGTATGACAGACACGGGAACGAAATTTATAGCTGTATTGACGAAAATGAAACGGGTGTTGTTGCAGCTCGTCGTGACATTCTGAATATTCTTCAAGAAGTGTATTATGCTAGTGAACCCGAAAAATGGAAGAAGAATGGAGTAATATATCTTGATGGCAAGAATGAAAACCAGCCCGCTGATACGTTCAACGGAACATTACTCTACGTAGTTATAATGTTACTTCTGACAATCTTCAATGATAGAATTATCGGCTGGATTGGTGCAACAATATTCTATCTTATTTGGAAATCTTCAAAGTATAATTAAAGGAGGATATTATTATGAATGGACGTCTAGAATCTGAATTAAATAAACAAAAGGTTATTAAGGCAAAATTAAAAAAGCTTCCACCTATCTTTACAGAATTTTATAGTTATATGGAAGAAGATGACAGATCTTATAATACAATAGAGCATTATATTGATTATAATGTTGAATTTATGGAGTATATTACAAAAGGAAAGAAGGACGATGAGTATTATAAGAATGTAACACAATCTAATGTAAGGCAGTTTATTTCTTCTCAGAGAACAAAGGAAAAAGAAGGAGAAATTGTAAGAACGGGTGATAGTATTCTTGCAACAAAATGGTCGGCAATTAAAAAGTTCTTCGTATTCTTGAATGATCTTGGTTTCACAGATAATAATCCGGTAGAGGGAGCAAAGAGACCAAAAGTAAAAGCAAAAGGTGAAGTAACATTCTTGGAAGAGGATGAGATTAGTAAGCTATTTGCAAACATAAAAGAAAAGTCTACAGAAAGATTGTTTAATAGAGATTTGTGCATCTTTTCACTTTTCATTTCTACTGGATTAAGAAAGTCTGCATTAGTACAAATTAATGTAGAGGATGTGAATTTCAAGACAAATACAATCACAGTTATTGAAAAGGGAAGAAAAGAAAGAACTATTGGATTCGGTGAAAATATGAAACAATTGTTATTAAATTGGCTTCAGGACAGAAGGGATTATTTTGATGTAGATGAAAGGGGGCCTTTGTTTGTTTCTCAATGGAACAACAGAATGTCACCAAAGAATGTTGAGTTGCTTTTGAAAAAATATATTGAAGGCGTTACTGATAAGCACATTACACCACACAAGCTCAGAGCAACTGCAGCAACACAAATGGGAGCACACGATGTACCAGTGCAAGTAATAAAGGAAATTTTGGGGCATAATAATGTCAATACGACTATGAGATATGTCGCTGCACTCGATAAGCAGAAGCAGGAAGCTGTTAATATTCTTGATAGCATTATTTAAAACTTGACAAAATTAATATTGTACTGTATAATACAGTTATAAGGAGTGAAGAAGGAGATGTTTAACGAAGCGCAAAAAGAGACGTTTATAAAAGAGTACTTGAGGAGTAAGGTGGTTGCAAAAACTAGCCTTTATGCAGTTTTTAAAAAGACAGAGGATTTTGAAGAGAAACTTAATAAGGATGTGTCAAAGTTTACTAGGGATGAGATTCTAGATATGCTTGCAAAATTTAAGGCAAAGTCAATCAGCTCTTTGTTGAATTACACCATAGTTTTAAAGCATTATTCTAGATTTGTATTCGGAGAAGTTGGCACAAATGCGTATGAGTCAATTGGAAAAGCAGATGTTGCCGATATGGTAGACAAAGATGCAAATATCTTGCTTACAAGGGAGGAACTTGATGATGTTGAAGTGCAGCTTCTTAACTGGGTAGACAAGGCAATCGTAGAATTGCTTTGGGAAGGTGTCGCTGGTAAGAATATGAATGATATATATTCAGTTACAGAAGACTGTGTGCAAGGAGATAAGTTATGCGTAAACGGTAAAGAGTTTCCTATGACAAGAAGACTAAAAGAATTTTTACCGAAAGCGTTTTCTGAAACAGAATCTATGGCATATGGAAACACAATGAGGATCTCACAAGTAATCGGTAGAGGGCGTATTTATAAAGAAAGACCAAATACAAGAGGCGTAGACTCTGATGATGTGCATTTTCGCTACTTTTATCGTAAAATTCAAATATTTAGGGACTATTTAGATATACCTGGTCTAACAATGAAGAATATTGCAGCGTCTGGTTTATGGCATTATCTTCAACATGGTATGAAGGAAACGGGATTGGGATTAAGAGAGTTCTTAAAAACAAACAAGGGAGAAATATTGGCAAAGCAATATGGGTTTGGTGATTATTATGTAGACAACATTTGTCAGAAATACGAGCAGTATGTATAAGCATATTGCTTATTATATACTGCTTACAGCACAAAATTAATTAGTAATTTATAGAAGGAGAACATTTGTTCTTGTAATTTATGGTCAAATATGCTAAAATATCCGTACAAACTTTAGACGAAAAGGGGAGAAAAACATGAGACAATTAATTGATGCATTAAAAGAAATAAAGGGGAAAAATGTAGATATTTATACTGAGCATAAGCTCTTTGACAAGCAACATATTCAGATGAAGTTTGTACCAGAGACAGAAGCGGGATGGGGGTTCCGTGTGTATGGACAGGCAGTATGTATTGATAAAGATGACATTGTTTCATATGAAATTGAAAATGGAAAAATAATTGTTAATGGAAGTAAGATGACAATAAAAATTATTTCAAACTCTTGACAAAAATTACATTATGTGGTATAATCCAACCATAAGTAGAAAAGTGGTTATACCACATGAGGAAAGGAGGCAGCAAAAATGTCGAGTTGACATTATGGCGAGTGTATGAAAGTAGGAGGATACTACCAATGCTGCAGTTGTGGTGCAGTGCATTACATAAAATATCCATATAAGACAGAAGAACTATATTATGAAATGTTTTGTGAAGAATGTGAAGACAAAACATCACAGTTATGGATAGGCGACAACTTGGATGATAAGTATTTATATTGGGATATAAATAACGATCCAAGATATTTTTTATATTAATACAGTACAAAATTAATGAAAGAAAGGAAATATAATAATGAATCAATTTACATTTATCGGGAAAATTCAAAGCATTAAGGATTCGGACTCATTTCATCCAGTAGAGAAAAAGACTTTTGATTCAGGCTGGTCTATGACTACAGTTAGATTTAACTGCATTTCTAGAACTAATCGTGTGATGTGTGTAGCACAAGGTGGAAAATGGAATGATGACAAAAAAAATGTTGTAAAGACAATTGCAAAAACTGTAACTAATGAGGACGGTTCTGTTACCAAGGGAGAAAAGATTGACATTCCCTGGTCAAAGAGATTTGATGAAAAGGAAATCGAAAAAGTTGCGGGCTATCGTAAATTTGTTGTAGATCTTGGGGATGCCCAGATGCGTTATGCACTACAAGATGCAGTAAAGGCATTTGAAAATGATGAGATTACTGATGAATTAATTGCCAAGACAGGATGTAATACTCTTGAAGAGGTAAAGGAAGCTCTTGATAAGAGTAACAAGAGACGCCATGTGTTCTTGAGTGAGTGGGATTTTGCCGAGTTTATGACTAAGGTAGTTTCTTCCCCTAAAATTAAGGATACTGTGTTCCGTATTTCTGGCTATCAGGAGGTGCAGTATAATGCAGAAAAGGGTCGTTTCTACATAAATTATCATGTGAACCGTGTTGATATTGCAAAAGATGGTCTTGATGAAGCCACAGATCTTTCTGTAGATTTTTATTTTGGAACTAATGCAGTAGATGATTCAGACTTTGATGAAACTGGCAAGGGATTTATCAATGGGTATACCACATATTGGGATGGTATGATGAAGAAAAACGGCTTTACACCTATTACATTTGTTGTTCGTGATGAAAAGAAGCTAAAAGTGATGAAGAAGAAGCTCGTTGCAGATGACGATGAAATTAAGAACATTGGTCTTGTAGGAGAAATAATTCAAGGTGCGAGTATGTCTGCAATTACTTATGAAGATTTGAGTGATGAAGATAAAGAGGATGTGGACTGTGGGCTAGTGACAGTAGAAGAGTTAGCGGTAGCAATGGGTGGACAAAAGGCAGGAGAAAGAATTTCCGAGATTCGTTTCAAGGGTCTAAATGCAAGAAAAAAGAATGTTGAAGATACAAGTTATACTACAGACGATATGCATCCTGCTAGAATTGAAAATGATAATGAAGATGAGGACGATATTCTTTGATATAATACAAAATTAATTGAAAGGGAGATATAATATGGTAAGAAAATATGGACACACTTATAGACTAAGTAAAAATTTTGAAGATTATAGCTACATCATTAATGGAATTGGTGGTATTGGTAAGACTACTATGATTTATGAAATTGGTAAGCTAATTACAGGTAGTAACGAAGGTACATTTATTATTACCTGTGGTGTCGAGAATAAACCGAAGCATATTGATGATGCGTTTGGTGATGTTGCGCCAGACTTTAAGACCTTTACTGATATTGTAAAAGAACTTTGTGAGAATAAGGCGGAATATCCATATACTAAGTTTATTGGACTAGATTCAATGGATGAATTTGCTCGTATTACGGAAAACTATGTAGTTGCTGAGTGGAACAAGACTTGTGATATTAACGATAGAGCGAAAAGTATTTCTCAGGCGTATAAGGGATTCCAAAAGGGAGAGAGCAGAGTTTGTGACCTTATGCTTCAGCAGATTATGAAGCTACAGAATGCCGGTTATTCTCTGCTTCTAGTTGGTCATACGAAGACAAAGCTAAAGGAAGATGTAATCACTAAGATTCAGTTTGAGCAGCTAACTTGTAATCTTGATAATAAGTATTACAACGCCTTAAAGGACAAAGTAAATTTGGTAGCAATGTGTTACACAGAGAACCTTGTTGATAATGTAGAGGAAAAGAAGAATGCCTTTACTAAGAAGATGAATAAAATTGGTCAGCTTGCAGACCGTAAGAGAGTAATGGTTTTTGCAGATACGGAAAATGCAGTTGACTGTAAAAGTCATTTTCCCTATATCGTAGCAAAAGTAGATTTTGGTGCGCAGAATTTTATTAATGCAGTAAGAGATGCATTAGATGAACAGAGTAAACATCCTAACGGTGAAGCCTCTCCTACTAAAGCTAAGAAGATTATCAAGAAGGCAAAGGTTGAGGAGCCTGTCGTTGAGGAAGACGAAGAGATTGATGCTACTCCAGTTCAGTCAGATGATGTAAATGAAGTAGAAACTGCTCCTTGGGACGATGATACAGATGAGGAAGTTGATCTTTTCGATGAAGATAACGAAGACGATGAGGGGGCTTTCGATGAGAATGCAGCCAAAGCAACTATCAGACCTGCATTCAAGGCAGCAGATGCAGAAACCAAGAAGATTATTAAGGGAATTCTAAATGGTGTAAAGCTTGCAGACGTACATGATGAGAAGACTCTAAAGGCAATTCTAGAAGCCCTAGCTTAACAAACAGGGGGAGGGCAACCTTCCCCTTATTTTTTTGGAGGTAGACTATGGGAATGAGAGTAACTTGCAGATACTGTAAGTCTAAAATAGAAAAAAAAGATGCTCTTCAAATTCCAGGAGAGAAATATAATACATATTATTGTAATCAAGAATGCTATGACAAAGCAAACGCAGAAAAGAAAGCGAAAGAGATTGAGAGACTTGCAAAGAAGCAAGAGAGGGAAGAAAATAAACAAAAACGAATTGATCCTGTTTATGAGGAAATTGCAGACATATTTGGTTATAGAATTGCAAATAGTGTTCTATTTAAGGAAATGAAACTTTGGCGTGGCATTTGTGATGACACAAAAATTCTTGCGTATTTGCAGGAGCATAAAAATTATATCAAGAATAAACTAGAACGATTAGATGATAATGAATATTCACGGATTAGATACGTATCGGCAATTTTGAAGAATAGTTTAGCAGATTATAAGAAAACGGCAAGGATGGAGCCAGAAAAAATTAATGTTGACTGTGAGATTTATGAGCCGGCAGTTTCTAAAAAGAAAAAACGTAGAGGATTAAATGCTCTGGAAGATGAGGTGGTATAAATGGCAATTAATAAAAGCGATTTTATTATTGGTATTTGTGATAAATATGATGAAAAGCTACTGCATAAAAGGAGAGAAATTGAGGGTAATGTAATTGGGTGTCTAGCCGGTGACATACTTCTTATTGATGACTCTATGCTTAAGCCAACTGACTTTATAACAAAGGATGGTAGGTTTTTATTTTCCGTCTTGAAAAGTATGAGAGATAGAGGATGTACTGTTGCAGACGAGGTTACGACACTTACAAATATTACAGACTCTATGAAAGAAAAGTTAGAAGAAATTGGCGGATGGAGACAGGTACAGAATATAGTTGATTCTTGTAACATAAAAAACTTTGATGTATTTTTGGACGATTTAAACAAAGCAAATATTTGTTTGCATCTTGATGAAAAAGGATTTAATCTACTTGAACCAGTTGTTCTTGACAATGGGAAAGAAGTAGTTCCATATAAAATATTTGAGAAATTTAATTCCCAGGAGGTATTGGATTTTTATGAAAGCCAATTAAGTACTCTTGGGACAGTATCTTCTAATAAAATAATTGATGAAGGTTATATTGATTTCGACGAAGAGTTTATTGAAGGATTGGAGATAGGAACAGAAGTAGGTGTGAGTTTTGCAGATGCTGGACTGGATGTAAACGGAAATAAAATATCAACATTTCCATTCCTATCAAATAACATCCTTGGTTTGAAGAGCGGAACTCTAAGTGCATTTGGAGCACATAGTGGTGTTGGTAAGACCACTTTTATGATTGGTATTCTTATGTCTCTTATTGAGAAGGGAGAAAAAGTTTTGATTGTAAGCAACGAGATGGGTTTATCTGATTTTAAGCAAGGGTTCTTGATTTGGATTTTATCTCGTTATTTTAATTATAGAAAACTTCCAAAAAAGAAGTTAGCAAGTGGAAACATAGATGATGAAGACCGTGCAATGATTAAAAAGGCAAGAGAATATTGGCGTAAAAATTATGCAAAACAGATTAAGATGGTGGCACTGTCAGATGCAGATGCCAAGCTAACTTGTCGCATTATCAAGAAGCACATTCAGCGTGACGGAATCACGACATTCCTTGTTGATACATTTAAGATTACAACATCTAATGGAAGCAACGATAACTTCTGGCTGCAGCTTGTTATGGATAGCAAAGATCTTGATGCTATTGCAAAAAGATATGATGTTATTGGACTAATGACAATTCAGCTTGCAATTAACTCTTTGGGAAGGCTATGGATGGACGCTTCTTGTCTAAGCAACAGTCGTGCAGTAAAAGAGGTTTTATCGAACCTAATTCTATTCCGTAAGGTATATTCAGATGAACTTGTATCTGGCTCTGCATATGATTTAAAGCCATTTAGAAGTAAGAAGGAAGACGGCAAGTGGATAGAAGAGCCATATTTACCAGATCCTAAAAATGTTTATAGATGTTTATTTGTAGAAAAGTCAAGAAGAGGTATTGACTCTGGAGACTCTGGAGTTGCATATTTAGTAAGGTACGATGGTGATTATTGTAGTTTTTATGAGACAGCTAAATGCAGACCTACTCATAAAATTATAAACTGACTCTTGACAAATACCAAAAATATGATATAATTACAATACAAAATTAATGAAAGGGGTTCGACAATGAGTGATTAATGAAATCTTGCAAAAACTAAGTGAAAATCCAGATGCCATTGTCGAACTCCTTGAGCATTATGAGTGTGGCAAAATCAAAGTAAATACACGTGAGGTCAGATTTGCACGTGATGATAGACCAGAAAGTGGTCTTAATATATCAATTAGACTTGTAAACAATGATGCTTGTTTTGTAAAAGACTTCGCTCGTAGTGAAGCAAACAACATAGTATCGTGGTTTTGCAAAGAGAAGAATGTAAAGTTTAAAGATGTACTTGTAACTATCAAACGCATCCTCCATCTATCAGATGACTGGCGCCCACAAAATCGTCGCCTCATCTTTGGTGGAGTATATGAGCATATAATACATAGGGCAGATTCTCCTCCAAAAACATATGACGAATCAATTCTAGATGACTATTTAAAAGTGCCAAATGTAAGATTCCAACGTGACCATATATCACTTGAAACACAAATGGAATTTGGTATCTCATATGATGTAAATACAGATAGAATTGTAATACCTATTCGTGATCAACATGGGAGCTTGATGGGCTTGAAGGGGCGACGCAACTACGAAACTGACAATGATGATGACCCAAAGTACCTTTATTTAGTCCCTTGTCAAATGAGCAAAACACTTTTCGGCTATAGCACCAACTACAGTTCAATGTATGGTGGTACAGTAATGGTCTTTGAAAGTGAAAAGTCTGTGCTCCAATGTGCAAGTTATGGCTATCACAATGCAGTTGCACTTGGTAGCAATAGTCTATCAGAATATCAGGCAAAGATGATTTTATCATTAAACCCACAGAAAGTAATTTTTATGTTAGATAGTGATTTACCTTTAGATAATACAAAAAGAAATATAGATATGTTGCGTAGTGTAGCAACTATGAGAGATTTACAAATAAGTTATTTTGATTGGACAGAATGTTTAGATCTTCCAGCCAAGGCTTCGGCCTCTGACGAAGGTAAGGAAGTTCTTGAATATATATTAGAAGAAAACATAAAAGACGAAACGGAGTTGGAGGAGGAGTTATGATATTTCCGATTGGATGTTTGATATTTTGTACAATTATTGGTGTTCCTATTTTTGTAGTGGTGTTTGCTATAAAGTAAGAGTATTTCAATCAGAGTGGTTATGATGATGGCAAAAGTGAAATATTTTTATCCTTCAAAGATTTTATAGATTTTTATAATTTAAATCCAGACAGATATGAAATAGGACACGATGATGATGGGCAACTATGTTCTTTAAATATTAAAGAAGAATATGATGGATATGATATGTATTGTAGACCTAGTGTAAAGTTTAGAAACAAATATAAAGTCAAATTTAAATTATTCTCATACGTCAGATTCTATTATTGGGATAAACATAAACAAAATGTAAAGAAGAAGTACAAGCACAACGAAGATATGAGAGGGATGCTCGAACTTGTTCAAAAGGACATTGACAGCATCCGTAAACAAGCAGAGAAAGAAATTAGAGAGGCCGAAAGAATTACGAATGAAATCGGGAGGAAACTATGAAGAAATGTAGTGAAGACTGTATCCCTTGTTGTGATTATTGTAAGTATGTAGTTCATGAAGTGATTGAATTTGAAAATGGTAAAGTTATAGGTAGCCCTATCTTTTGTGCATTACACCTGGACAAAGAGCATACAAAATTAGCGAGAGAGTGTAGTTATTGCAAGGACTTTTGGTGTATGGATGCTGATAAGCATACTATTGCAGTAGAGTTGAAAGTAGAGTTGAATAAGGAGGACTAATATGAAAAAGACAATGTGGCAAAAGATTTATTCTTTCTTTGGCTTTTGGCATTATTATGAAACTACTTCAAATGGTAGATATAAAATAACATATTGGTGTTGCTTACCCTGGGTAAAGTTCTTCCGAAAATTTGACTTGTTTAGAAAGAGGGTAGTGAACTAATGGATTGTTATAACTATAACTGCCCGTTTCGTTTTACTCAATTACCTACAAGTGCTACAAGATGCGATTGTATTGCTTGTCAGAATCAATACACTGAAACAACCTACATTGTAAGTAACAGAACTTTAACAACAAAAGAAATAGAAGAACAGCTAAAAAAGAAGTATGAAACCGATTGGAATTACGGAAGAGGAGAAGGATGTTGATGTTTAATAAGTGTAATTATGGATATGGATATTGTACTGCTCCTGATACAACTTGTCCTCATTGGCAAGGTACTTTTTGTGAGTTAGACTATAATAGAGTGGGCAGAATACCTGAGAATGAAGTAAAGAGGAATTGTCATAAATGTGTATACGAAGTTGGTTGTCATGGAAATCCGGTAGGTTGTAAATCTTATAAAAGAGACGCTCCGGACGGAGGTTATTATGGATAAAAAACAGGCCCTTGAAGCAATGGAACGTATTTTTAACTATTGTGAGGAAATTGATTTGCACATTCCAGAGGATGAACGGACAGGATATGATATGCTCCCAGATGTGCAGTTAGTTGAGCACTATATTATGAGTAAGGATGATTAATTATGAATAAATGTGGGACTTGTAAACATTATATTGGCAGTGGCGATTGGAATCTATGCTGCACAGTTCAGCATCCAACGCCTAAAGAGAAGGAAAGGGGTATGACATTTATCTTCGGGCATTTGTGCTATGAAGATACGAATGCGTGTGATATGTATGAGCCGAAAGGAGAAGACAATTGATGAATTATATTATTGCTGGACTTATCGGAATTGTGGTGTGGCAAATTATTGGTCTTATTGCATATGAAGCAAGTGGAGAAAAAGAAGAAATACTTGCATGGGTTATACTTTTTGTTCCTGTTATTATCTGTAACGGACTGGGCTATATCTACCGTAAACTTTATTTTGCGTGGTGCAAGAACAATTTAAATGGTTATATTCTTTATTGCAACGGAGTCAGTGTGTTCTCTCAGGTTTATATGACAGATAAAGAAGCTGAGAAGCTATATCATGAAGGTGAGAGTAATTATTACATCAAAAAATACTCAGAAGGTCATACATGGAAATCAGCTCCGTATAAAGGAGAAATTTATAAGGGACAAGAAAAGTTTCGTGGGCTTAATATGAAGAAATTTTGGAGGTAACTATGTTTATTTTGCTATTTGTTATTGCGGTTGTATTGATTGTACTTGCGGTACTGAATGAAGACTTAGCGGAGGGTTTTGGAATACTTGGTGGTCTTATTGGTTTTATTGCTCTGATTGGAATTTTTGTTAATATTGGTCTTCTTGTTCGTGGTCGTACGCTTGATGATAAAATCGCAATGTATGAGCAGGAGAATACAGCAATTGAGCAGAGTGTTGATGTGCTTGTAAAGGATTATTATAAGCACGAGTCTGATACATATAGTTCTTTGAAGCCTGAGAATGCAGTTCTATTTGCTTCTGCATATCCTGAGTTGCAGAGCAATGAACTTGCTACAAAGCAGCTTGAGATTTATGTAGATAACAACAATAAAATTAAGGAACTGAAAGAGGATCAGATTAACTTGTCTAAAAATAGATTTTGGCTGTATTTTGGGAGGTGATTATGATTATGAAACCAGAAGAAGCCATTATGAAAATTAAACAATTTGGTTTGTATCATGCTATTAATGACTTACCACATTCTTATAGAACAGTAGAGGCATTCGAAATGGCAATTGAAGCGCTTGAGAAGAAAATTCCTAAAGAACCAGAATATGAAACACTACCAAGTGGAGATTTTTATGTATACTGTCCTACCTGTGGCGAAGTGGTAATGTGTGATCTAGTTGATTCACCAATACTTAATGAATATAACCATAGTCATTGCGGAGGATGTGGTCAGGCGATTTTATGGGAGGAGGAATGACTTATTGGGCTTGATAACGGCGTTGATCTGCATGTAAAAAATGCAGAGAACTACAAGAAAGCATATAAACTATTTAGACACGAAGAGTGGTATAAACCAGGTGAAGTTGAGGTTTGTTACTGGAGAAAGTGTTGGGGCATTAGGAATGCTATCTTACGAGTGGTAAATCCGACCATCACAGATAAGTATGAGTATCCTGTAACGCTCGATAATATTGATGATGTCATTAAAGCATTCAAGCATTTTCTTCACAAGGATACTTGGGTATATGAAGGAAACACCATCTGGGATTGGGACAAATATACTCGACGCAATCAGGCAAGAAATCTTGTTGGGCTATATAGGCTAAAGTGTTGGTTGAAGAAACATCCAGAAGATACGGCATATTTTTACGATAGCTATTAAGGAGAATTATTATGGAAGATAGAAAATTTTGTCCACTGTGTTATTGCCTTGCTGATACTGCACTGTCTCCAAGTACATTGATGTGTGAAAAGGAGAAGTGTATGTGGTGGCAAGATGGAGATTGTATTTGTAATACGGCAGTAAAAGCGTTGATTATAATCTCTAATACTACTAAATACCCAAGAAGTTCTATTTGACAAATAGAGATTCTGTGCTATAATAACAGTACAAAATTAATGGAGGAAATTACAATGATTTATAAGGAATCAGTCATTTCAATTTTAGAAAATAGACAGAAGGAAACTTACCCAATAGGTCTGTATAGTAGGAACAAAGCCGACGATATAGAGGCTTTTGATTTTTGGCAGGAGCTTATTGATGCCATTGAAGCTATTTCAGAGGAGGATTGAATTATGAATAAAGAAGATTTTTTGAATAGTATTTATTGTTCCATTATGATGCTTAAATTTGATAATTTAGAGCCTAAAAAGATTTTCTTGAATTATCCTGCCTTTAGGCTTTGTCAATCGGAAATTCTTGTTTATAATGACATGACTCACATTCTCTTTGGATATGAAGTTCAGGCTTATAATGGCGGCAGTAACGAGCCAGAATATTATCTTGGATTGTGAGGTAGTAGAATGACTACATCTGATTATAATAAACATTTTTATCCAGCATATAATAAGGCAATCTCTTTTCTTGGGAATTTAGACCATGCTCTAAGTAAATGTGATGATAATGCTCGTATGCAGTTAGAGTGCATTGGTTGGGACGAACAAACTAAAGCATTCTTGAAGGACTCGCTGAGGAGAATGCATAAGGAAGCTCAAGAAAGTTATCGGTGGGATATGAAAGATTGGTGGAGAATGAATAATGAAGAAGATTGAAAATTTTCAAGTTGCCTTTTATGACAAAGATGGATGTTATGACGAAGACTTTTATGAGTGGTGGGACACAAGCTGCTTTGATTATATATTCGATAATGATTGTCCTGAAGAATATAGACGGCTATTTGTTAACTTTGATGATGGTATGAAATATGATGTTAAGTTTAAGGAGGATAAGAGATGATTGTTATTGAAACTTGCCCAAAGTGTGGGCACGATTTACAGAATACAGTGATTTGCACATATCCACCTATTCCTCGTAAGGTGTGTTGGAATTGCGGATGGAGCTGGACAGGGAAGCCAGAGAAGATTGTAAGAGTATCTTTCGATGGTAATTCAATGACAGATGACACTCCAACGCTAACTACTACAAATGCTACGATAGAAAATATTAGTTTAAAAGATTATAATTGTGCTAGTACTTTTGATCCTGAAGTTTGTATTAATCGTTCTGCAAATCTGGACAATGGTTGAGATGGCATTTGTTTCCGCATTTTATGCCAGAATATTGTTTACTGAGGTGAAAGCATGAAACAAACAATCGAATTAGATGCAAAAGATATTCAACACCTAATTGCAAAAGAGTTTGATGTTGAAGAAGAACAAGTAATTGTCGCAATTAAAAAAGTATATAGTGGATATGGAATTGGAGAGCATAAGGATTATGAAATTTATGCTACGGTGAATATGAGGTGAAAATTATGATGGGAACAATAAATTGTGTGTATGAAACCCCTTGTGGATGGTGTTCAAAATGGGATAAGAAGTGTGATAAAAGGACACCAGAGCGTGGACAAAGAGCAAAGTGTAACCCCATTGATGATGCTATCACTAATAAAATGTGCCAATTAGAATCAGACCATGAGTGGGAATGTATTGGAATGTCCACAGCAGGAACGGACTATATGTGTAGAAAATGTTATGCTCGAAAAACTGTTCCTTATGTTGACTCGAAATATATTACAATAACTGCGAAAAATTAGTGATGGTGATGTGAATGAAGAAAAAATGGAACATTAAAATTAATGGTAGAGGACTAGAGCAGGATGAGATTATGGACTCCCTGCTCTCTAGTCGTAATATAGAGGACCTTGACTCGTTTCTGCATCCAAGTGAGGAAGATATGTTACCACTTGAGAAGCTACATAATATTGACAAGGCAGCACAAGTCATTCTCGATGGCGTAGATGATATAGATAGTACATTTCTTGTGTACTACGATACGGATAGCGACGGTTGTACTGCTGGAAGTATTGCCACAAGATACTTGGAGCATTTAGGAGCGAATGTTTTTACATATATTAATGAGAAAAAGGATCATGGTATAAAGAATTTTGATACAGACCTTCTGGATGATGTTGATATTGTCTGGATAGTTGACAGTATTCAGGATTCTATTGAGCCATATAAGAGATTTTTGGATAAGAATGTGCAGATTGTAATTACAGACCATCATCTGATTGAGGATAAACTTCGTAAAGAGATGGAGAACTTGGGCATTGTGCTTGTTAGTTCTTCCATAGACTATGAGAATCCCGCACTAAGTGGATCGTGTGTAACATGGAAACTGTGCCAGTATATAGACTATATGAACCTTGATGATTTTTCAGATGGGCTTATAGATTTAGCGGCCACAGGGTTAGTGGCAGATATGTGCAGTATGGCTTCGCCAGAGAATAGGGCAATTTGCGATAAAGCTTTTAAGAATCTGAAAAATCCAGGCATCAAGAAGATTAATGGTGATTATGCTTTTGTGTCCAGAAATATAAGTTTTGGTATTGCACCTAAAATTAATGCTGCAAACAGAGTGAATCATAATGACTTGGCAATGAATGTATTCTTGTCGGATGACGAGGATGAGATTGCAGAAATTGTTAAAGGTCTTAATAAGTGTAGAGAAGAACAAAATGCAGTAGTAGATAGTATTATGCCTAGTTTGGAAGAACAAGCACAAGAGCAGTTAGATAACAAGTGTATGTTTTTCTTTATACCAGATGACGTAGAAGCATCTGTAAGTGGACTGATTGGCAATAAACTATTGGAAAGATATAATCGCCCATTACTTGTATTAAAGAAATACGGAGATGAATTTTCTGGCTCAATGAGAGCAATTGGAGTTGAGTCATTTAAAGAGTATTGTGATAGAACTGGTATTGGTTGGTGTTCAGGACATGAGAATGCTGCTGGTATCGGAATTCCAATTGTACAATTTGAGGAATTTAAGGCGGCAATTTTGGAAGAACTTGCAGGTGTTGAGTTTGTGTGTGAAACTTCGGCAGATATTCAGCTTGATGTAAAACAAGTAACTGACGGTTTGATTCGTGGGCTTAACACCCTGAATAGGATAAGTGGCGCAGATTTTGAGCCGATTACTGTCATGATTGAAACTGATGATTATGAAGTTAGTAACATGTCTAAGGGTAAACATCTAAAGATTATTGATAACAATACTGGCGTTATATTTGTAAAGTGGAATTACAATGGCAGTTGGGATTTTAGCGGGACATTTAAAGCGATTGGGACATTGGAGAAAGCACACTATGGAAGGAACGATTATCTTCAGTTGACTATTCAAGACTTTAAACTTGACAAAGAAGAAGAATTATGATATAACAGTACAAAATTAAAGTAGGAGGTGACATAATGCAAAATTACCATCGTCATACAAGCTATAGCGAAGGTGATAGTGCAGCAATGCCAGAGGAATATGCAAAAAGAGCAGTAGAACTTGGGCATAAGGTTATTAGCTCTGTTGAACATGGATGGCAAGGCTATTATCATAAAGCATTTGAGTTGGCAAAAGAATATAATTTAAAGTTCATTTTTGGTACGGAAGCATATTGGGTTAAAGATCGCCAGAAAGAATATGAAGAATACGATAAAGAAACTGGTGAAGTTAAAAAGAATAAAGATGGAATAATTCGTACCAATAAAGATAAATCCAACAATCATATAATTATTCTTGCTAAGAACGAAAACGGAAGACGTGCCATAAATCGTATTCTATCTGATGCTAACGAAACAGGATATTATTATAAACCAAGAATTGACCTTGATTTAATTTTTTCACTTCCTGCTGATGATGTTTTTATCACAACTGCATGTATTGCCTTTTGGAAATATGAAGACAGTGACGAAATTGTAAAACATCTACATGATTATTTTAAAGACAACTTCATGTTAGAAATTCAAAATCACAATACTTCAAAACAAATTATTCTAAACAAGCATATTAAAGAATTGTCTGAGAAGTATAACATTCCAATGATAGTTGGACTTGATAGCCATTATATTTATCCAGAGCAATCGGTAGAAAGAGATGATATCCTAGCTGGGCGAAATATTCAGTTTGATGACAATGAAGTTGGTTGGTATATGGATTATCCAGACGATGATACTGTTCGTCAAAGATTTGCAGAGCAAGGTGTATTTGATGCAGAAACTGTGCAAAAAGCTATGGACAATACTGATATTCTGCTAACTTTTGATGATTATGACAATGTGCCAGTATTTACTACTGACATTAAGTTACCTACATTGTATCCAGATAAAACACAGGAGGAACGAAATAAAATATATAGTAAGCTTATTTCTAGACTTTTTAAAGACTATGTAAAACATGTTCCAAAGGATAAATATAAAGAATACTTTGATGGAGTTAAACAAGAAGTATCAGTATATAAAGAAACTGGTATGGTGGACTATCCTTTGATGGATTATGCTATTATTAAGCGTGGCATTGAAAAGGGTGGGCTTATCACAACTACTGGCAGAGGTAGTGCCGTTGGTTATTTTACCAATACCCTATGCGGATTTTCTAAGGTTGATAGATTTACATCTCCAATTAAACTGTATCCAGAGCGTTTTATTAGTAAGACGAGAATTTTGGAAACCAAGTCATTACCAGATTTGGATATGAACCTTGGCACGGTAGAACCTTTTGCAGAAGCTCAGAAAGAAATTCTTGGAGAAGATCATGCATATCCTATGGTTGCTTTTGGTACACTAAAGAAGAAGTCAGCATTCAAGTTGTACGCAAGAGCAGCTAACTTAGATTATGATATTGCAAATGAAATTTCTAAGCAGATTGATAAGTATGAAGAAGCAGTAAAATATGCCGACGATGACGACAAGGATGATATTAATATTTATGACTTTATTGATGAGCAGTATAAACCATATATTGATAAGAGCAAGAAATATTGGGGAGTAATTGACCACAAAAACAAGGCCCCTTGTGCCTACTTATTGTACCAGGGTAGCATCAGAGAAGAAATTGGTCTTATCAAGTGCAAGAGTGAAAGCACAAAGCGTGAATATATTACTACAGTTATTGATGGAGCAATTGCAGAAAAGTACAAGTTCCTTAAAAATGACTTGCTTAAAGTAGATGTTGTTTTGCTCATTGATATGATTTATAAGCGTATTGGTATTCCAGTACATACGGCTAGCGAGATTAGTGACCTTGTTGATGGTGACAAGAAAGTATGGGATATTTATGCCAATGGATATACTATTGGAGTTAATCAGTGTGAGAAAGAATCTGCAATGAGAAAGCTCAAAAAGTATAAGCCTCAGAATATTTCAGAGTTAGCCGCTTGGATTGCTGCAATTCGTCCTGCTTTTAAGTCTATGTATTCTAAGTTTGAATCACGTGAGCATTTTGAGTATGGAATTAAGGCTTTTGATAAGATTCTTCAAACACCACAATTCCCATATTCTTATATTCTTTATCAAGAGCAGAGTATGAATACATTAAACTATGCTGGATTCCCCCTTGATGAATGCTATGGAATTATTAAAGCTATTGCAAAGAAGCATCCAGAAAAGGTTCGTCCTTTGAAATCTAGATTCATTGAAGGATTCAAGAAGCGTATTATGGAGGATGACCATATTCCAGATGCAGAAGCGGAAGAAATGAGTGCAAAGGTATGGCAGATTATTGATGATTCCTGCGGATATGGCTTCAATAGTGCTCATGCTTATTGTATGGCTCTTGATAGTCTGTATTGTGCATGGTTAAAGGCTCATTATCCATATGAATTTTATGAAGTCCTTCTACAAGTGTTTTCTGATAAGGGCAAGAAGGATAAAGTTCAAGCTCTTAAACAGGAGATGCAAGTAGCTTTTGGCATTAAAGAAGGTGAGTATAAATTTGGTGTTGATAACAGAAAGTTTGTTGCAGACAAGGAGAAGCATGTAATTAACCCGTCTCTATTGTCAATTAAAGGACTAAGCCAAGCTTGTGCGGATGATTTGTATGAACTTTCACAGAAACAGAAGTTTGATAGTTTCATTGAGTTACTTACTGCTATGAAAAAGATTCCTAGTTTAAATTCTGCAAAGATTGATACATTGATTAAGATTGACTATTTTTCTGACTTTGGACCTTCGGGAACTCTTTTGCGCCTTGTAGAAGTATATGACCAGTTTGCTGGAAAGAAAATTTTGAAGAAGGACAAATGTAGACTTCCACAAGAACTTCTTGACAAATACACAACGGCTACAGAGAAACAATATAGAATTACCGATCCAGATGGACTACTTAAAGAATTATGTTCTATGATTCCACAAGTAGAAGTTCCTATTCAGTCTAAAATAAAATGGCAATGTGACCTTTTTGGATTCTGTTCATTGGTAATTCCAGAGAAAAAGAATATTGGTTATGTTATGGATTTGAATACAAATTGGAGTCCTCGTATTACGGTTTATCAACTTTGGGATGGGCAAACTGTAGTCTATAAGGTGCAGAAAAAGGCTTATGAGAAGAATCCTTTTAATAAGGATTGTATATTACAGTTCCATTCTGAAATGAGAAATAAGAGCCGTAAGGACGAGAATGGTCAATGGGTTAAACTTCCAGAGCAGGAACCTTGGCTTACAAATTATCTTGTAAATGTACAATTACCCTCTTAACAAACCAACAAACATATGCTATAATCCAAAATACAGTTGAGAGGTAATTCAGTCAAAAACTTACGCATACTGCCACCGAATTACCTCTTGACAAAACGAAAATAGTGTGGTATTATTCAATTATCAAAAACACAATACAAAATTAAAGTTCAAAAAGAGAAGTGTTATGACAAATGTATTCAATGGCATGTTTGGCAATAACTTTATGAAGGGTAAGAAGGGCATGGATAAGATGATGTCTTATATGGTGATGTCCGAGATGATGAAGGGTAGCAATACTTCTAGCAATGGTATGGGTTCTATGCTTCCTATGATGATGCTTATGAATGGTAATAACGTATCCGACATGTTTAGCGACATGTTTGATTTTGACATTGATACTTCTGATGATGAAAGTGAGACTGAGTAAGAATGGGTAGCGGTACTTGGACGAGAAATGCTTTTACCTCTTATACAACTACTAAGGGGTACGCCGTGTCGATGGATGGTGTGGTTGCTGGAATGTCCGCTAATGTGCAGGACAATTTCAAGTCTAGAATGCTAGTAACTGACCTTGATCCTAAGAATGTAATTCGTGAGTGTGTTGATTCTACTGAGCATCCTAACACGAAGCCTGTCATTCTGGCACTTGATGTAACTGGTAGCATGGGTCGTGCGGCTATGGAAGTTGCAAAGCAGATTAATGTTGTGATGACCAAGCTATATGAGAACGTTACTGATGTTGAGTTTCTTGTTATGGGCATTGGTGATCTCGCTTATGACTGTGCTCCTATTCAGGCATCTCAGTTTGAGTCTGATATTCGTATTGCAGAGCAGCTTGATAAGATTTACTTCGAGGGTGGTGGCGGTGGTAACTCTTATGAGTCTTATACTGCCGCATGGTATTTCGGTCTTAATCATACGAAGCTAGATTGTTGGAATCGTGGCCAGAAGGGTGTTATCATTACTATGGGTGATGAGCCTATGAATCCTTATCTGCCCAAGAAGGCCCTGTCTGCCGTAACTGGTGATGACCTACAGAGTGATGTTGAGACTGCCCAGCTTTATGCAGATGCATCTGAGAAGTTCGACATTTATCATCTGTACGTTAAGCATGGATATGGTCGTTATCAGGAGGATGTTCATAAGACTTTTGGGCAGTTCCTAGACGAGAAGCATTTGAAGGATACGTCTGTTGATAAGATTGCAGATGATATTATTGAGATTGTTACAAATGCATTTTCTGGTGGTAATGTAGTTACATCTAGTGAAGGTATTTCTTGGTAAAAGGAGATAGACACATGCCTAATGTTAAGGTAGTAATTGGTAGTAACTTTGGTGATGAGGGTAAGGGTCTAATGGCTGATTACTTTTCTGCTGAAGCAAGTAAACGGAATGAATCTTGTATTGTTGCTTTATGTAATGGTGGAGCACAAAGAGGACATACTGTAGTTACTCCAGATGGCATTAGGCATGTGTTCCACCATTTTGGTTCTGGTACATTTGCTAGAGCAGCAACGTATTTTGGGGAAGAGTATATCTTGAACCCTTTGGCTTTTAGAAAAGAATATGAAGAACTAAAGGCATTGGGATATTCTCCTCGTGTTTATAGTCATTGGAATTGTAGATGGTCTACTCCGTATGATATGATTACAAATCAGATTCTTGAGGATAGTCGTGGCAAGAATAGATACGGTTCTTGTGGTATGGGTATTTGGGAAACGGTTCTTAGATATAGGAATACCATAAATCCATCTTTTCAGCAGTTTTATAATATGACTAAGGATGAGCAAGTTGCACTTCTTAAACGAATCAGGGATGAGTATACGTCTAAGAGGCTGTTGAAGGCTAGTCCTGAAGTTTTGCAGCAGTGGAAAGATATTCTTGAATCTGACAATTTAATCTATAATTTTATTGATGATGTGCAGTTTTTACATTCACATGTAATCTTTGATTATGGCAGAGTATTACAGCAGTATGATAATGTTGTATTTGAAAATGGGCAAGGTCTATTATTGGATCAGCGTCATGTCCAGTATTATGATAATACGACTCCTAGTAATACTGGTATTGCAAATCCTCATATAATCATTGAAAAGTATTTGCCTAATGCAGATGTTGAAGTGTGCTATGTTACCAGAACATATATGACGAAGCATGGTGCCGGTGACTTTGAATGTGAATGTGATAAGTCGGAGATTAATGCTCATATTGAGGACAAGACCAACATTACTAATCCATACCAGGGGACTATTCGGTATGGACGATTGGATGTTGATGAGCTTGTAGAGAGAATTAAGGAAGATATTGGCTTAATTGATTATAATGTGTCATTGGCGGTAACACATATCAATGAATTTGAAAATAAAGAGTTGTTAAATTTGACAGAGCTTAATGTTAAGTATTTGTCTTATGAAGAAACTAGAAAATTATTTGAAAAAAGTACTTGACAAAACAAAATTAATGTGTTATAATACAAACAATGAATGAGGCAAGAACTTTTACCTTGGTTGGTTAAAAAAGTACTTGACAAATTTAGAAAAGTATGTTATAATCACAGTACAAAATTAATTAAGAAAGGACAACAAAGAAATGGCTATTAAGTATGTGCATGTACCTGAGCAGGAGAAGTGCATTGCTGTATTGGAGAATACTCGCTACGATGCAATTCATAAGATTGCAAAGATTATGGGACAGACCAAATCTCTGTGTTTCGATCCTAGCAAGTATCTAATGAACAACTCCTATCGTGCAGTTGTGGTTTGTCATCCTGATGATGAGTATGACCCCGCACAGGGTATGAAGATTGCTAAGGCGAAGCTTCTGGATCGGTACTATGCGGCACTAGATGCCAAGTGTGATGAGTTTATTGCAGACCTAAACACGGCGATGTTTGAGTGTTCCAACCGTGTGAGTTGCACTCGAAAAAATCGAGAAAATGCTTAAAAGTACTTGACAAAATAAATCATCTGTGGTATAATCACAGTACAAAATTAAAGTGAGCCGAGCACCTCGTTAAACTGCTCAGATATGTGACGATAGTTTAGTGGTAGAACGGTGGCTCTTTAGATTTAATAGCGTGACTAGTTGTAGTCACCTACAGCAAATCATAAAATCATATTTCTATTTTAAAAGACCAAGCCGCAAACGTGGGTTCAATTCCTGCTCGTCACAACTTATATGTCTCCTGTAGCTCAGTCGGATAGAGCGCTTAATAACGAGACTTGTAAAAGCCTTAAACAGCAAGTTTCAAATGGTCTGTTAAACCAGAGGTCGCAGGTTCGAGCCCTGTCAGGAGACTTTAAAAAGGCACTAGCAGCAACTTTACATAATATGATATGGATTTATATTGATGGTGCCTTGCCTTACATAGAGACGCTTACAGCAATTATTAAAAAGATTAAAATGATATTTTTGCTATTGATTTTATTTTGGCGTCTCGTTGAATAAACTCCAAAGACACTAACAGCAAATTTTTAATGTGGAGATTATACATAAGAATGTGTCTTGGGATTTAGAAATAAATCAAAAATGGAGGAAAGAAAAATGTCTTTTATGAATGCAGTAAAGAATACTCTGAACGAGGATTTCAACTATTCGGTAACTGAGAATGGTGCTCTTGGGTATCGTACCTCTGGTAAGGAACTGGTTGACCTAAACTTCGCAGTTTCTTCTATGCGTGGTATGAGTGAGGAGAATATCTATAATAAGTTTACTAAGGCTTATTTTGAGGATAAGATGATGGCTCTACGTTGGCTGTTCTTCGCCAGAGATGTCCGTGGTGGTCTTGGTGAGAGACGTTTGTTCAGAGCGATTCTTAAGAATATGGCAAAGGATGACGTTGACATTGTTAAGCATCTTGCTCCTCTAGTGAGCGAGTATGGTCGTTATGATGACCTGTGGTGCCTGTTTGGTACAGACGTAGATGGTGTTATTCTCGACATCATCAAAAAGCAGCTTACTGATGACATTGCAAATATGGCTGATAATAAGCCCGTATCTCTTCTTGCCAAGTGGCTTCCTTCCGTGAATGCTTCTTCCGCAAAAACCAAGATGGACGCAAGATATATTTGCAAGAATCTTGGCATGACCGAACGTGAGTATCGTAAGACACTTTCTTCTCTTCGTTCTTACATTGACATTGTAGAGAGTAAGATGTCTACAAAGAAGTGGGGAGACATTAAGTACGAAACGGTTCCTTCTCGTGCAAATCTCATTTATAACGGAGCTTTTCTTCGTAATGATGAGGAGCGTCGCAGAGAGTATCTGAGTAAGCTTGAAAAGGGTGAAACTAAGATTAATGCTGGAACTTTGTTCCCTCACGACATTGTGCATAAGTACTCTGGTACAACTGGATGGAGTTGTAGTGTCGGCAAATACGATGCAACTCTTGAATCTCTTTGGAAAGCTTTGCCCGACACAGTAAATGAGTGTGGAAACACCATTGTAGTTGCAGATGGCTCTGGTTCTATGTGTTGCAACGTTGGTGGAAGTAGCCGTGTTACTTCACTTGAAGTTGCGAATGCACTTGCAATTTACTTTGCAGAACATTCTTCTGGTGACTTTAAGGATAAATACATTACTTTCTCTAGCAGACCTCAGTTGGTTGATTTTAGTCAGTGCGATTCTCTGAGAGATAAGCTACGTGTTGCATATAACCATAGTGAGTGTTCAAATACGAACATTGAAAAGGTGTTTGATTTGATTCTTACTACTGCGGTGAATGGTCATATGAAGCAAGAGGATATGCCTAAGAACGTACTGATTATTTCAGACATGGAGTTTGACTCTTGTGCAACTTGTGGTGGCGGCGGCAATGGATGGAGTTTTAATAGACCTAATGCAAGACTTTTTGATGTAATCAAGAAGCGTTTCGAGGATGCTGGGTATCAGATGCCTAGACTAGTCTTCTGGAATGTAAATTCTCGCACTGGAACTATTCCTGTAAAGGAGAATGACCTTGGTGTTGCTCTTGTTAGCGGATTCTCCACTAATGTCTGCAAGATGGTTATGAGTGGTAAGACCGATCCTTATGAGTGCCTCGTTGAGACGCTTATGAGTGATAGATATGATGCGGTGGAAGCCGCATTGAAGAACTCTTAAGGAGTTAAGTATGGTGCTGGGCATCACCTTAAAGCTGCCCTGTGATATGCGGGTATGGTGGAATGGCAGACACAAGGGACTTGGGTATAGCCAGTGCTTTGGTAGGGGCAGCACCTACAATACTCACCAAAAATCCCTCGGTGAAATATCCGTGCGAGTTCAAGTCTCGCTACCCGCACCATCGACCTTTTGTCTAAGTTAAAAAGTATAGTTATATGGGTCAGTAGCGAATCGGCAAACGCGGCGGACTGTAAATCCGTTTCCTTCGGGAGTAGTTGGATCGACACCAACCTGACCCACCAAATGATAGTGAGTAGTGCAATAAATTCTTCCTAAGCCAAAGGATATAGTAGGCCAATCGAGATAATTAGGGGTAAGTATTTATGGAATCATGCACGGTTCCGCTTGCTATCATTACCTGCCCCGTTAGCTCAATGGTAGAGCATTCGGCTGTTAACCGAAAGGTTCTAGGTTCGAGACCTAGACGGGGCGCCAATTATAGGTCGGTAGTTCAGCGGCTAGAATAGTGGTCTCCAAAACCATAGACTTGGGTTCGAGTCCCAACTGACCTGCCATATGCTCTGCTAGCTCAATTGGTTAGAGCACTCGACTTATGGGAATATAGGGGAATTGGAAGACCCGTTATAGTCTAGCTATAAAGTTTGCAAGTTCAAGTCTTGCTATTCTCACCAAATCGAGAGGTTCCGTGTTCGAGCCACGGGTGGAGCACCACGTACATCATCTCCTTTAAATGCCATAGCAGACGGCATCATAGTCTGCCAGATAATGCGGGATGGAGAAGTCAGTTATCTCGCCAGTCTCATGAGCTGGAGAACGCAAGGGCAGAGCTTGCTCCCGCAACCATGAATCCATTGAAATTAGATGGTTGACTTGATAGTTCAAAAGGAACTATACAAAGCCAAAAGACATGAGCAAGCAGTTGGCATGGATGGGTGACAAGCTATTCCCATCAATAATTAAACTAGTTTAATATATACGAAAGAAGAATAATATGCTGAAGAGTTTAATGGATACGTATTCGAATGAAGAATTTACGGAAATAGTATTAAGTAGTAACTCTTATAAAGAGTGTTTGTTGAAATTAGGATATGCTTCCAATTCTGGAGATGCAACTAAGAATTTAAAAGCAAAAATTGAAAAAATGAATATAGATACATCTCATTTTTCTATAGATGCTTCAAATAAAATTGATAGGAGCAGAGAAAATGTTTTTGTGGAAAATTCTACTTGTGCCCAAAAAACATTAAGAAGGTTTTATAAGAAAGAAACAGAAGATAATTATGTTTGTAGTATTTGTGGATTAGAGCCGATATGGAACAATAAACCATTAACACTAATTTTAGATCATATAGATGGTAAAAACCATAATAACGTTTTATCTAATTTGAGATGGGTTTGTCCTAACTGTAATATGCAATTAGATACAACGAATGGTAAAAATAGAATACGAAATGAATATCAAAACAAATGTATTGATTGTGGGAAAATAATATCAAGAGACGCTATAAGGTGTATTGATTGCCAAAGAAAACATAGAATATATGAATACTCTCCTCCAATTAATAGAGAAGATTTAAAAAAGAAAATTAAAAACGAAACATTTAAAGAGATAGGTAGAGAATTTAATGTAACAGATAATGCCGTAAGAAAGTGGTGTGATTATTTTAATCTACCAAGAAGACAGGGAGATATAGACAATTACAACGATTCCGAATGGGAGAATATTTAAATAAACATTTTCCCATCAATATGCTCGGTTGGTCAAGTGGTTAAGACATAGGATTTTCATTCCTGTAACACGGGTTCGATCCCCGTACCGAGTACCACTCGCCCAAGGTTCTGCTTCGTATTGAGGTAACTGGCAATACATAACGTGAGACTCTTTTTTAAAGCCAACAACAAAGATTGCCGTCTTGTGAGCTGAGGGCGGGATATAAACTGATAGCACTAAAAAAGCTGTATCGGACAGTAAAACGGGAATCGCTACTAATCATTGGCGGTTGTTGGAATTATATTTGCTGATGTGGCGCAATGGCAGCGCAATTGATTTGTAATCAATAGGCTGTGAGTTCGAGTCTCACCATCAGCTCCAGTAAAAGCTCAACAGAGACGGTGGGATAGTGCTGAGCATCACTGTATAAACTGCTCGTTTTATGGAGGATTTTATGTGTTGGGAAGAATATATAAAATTTGCGAATTCTAAAGTAGTAGGAAAAGCTGTTCGTTTTTGTGAAAATGTAGAATGTGAAGATTGTCCTATCTATATTAATGATATTGAACATCGTACTCAATATGAGAGAGAGGTAATGCATATCCCTTGTGTTGATAATTTGATTTATGAATTAGCAGTAAATAAAAGAACATTAGATTAATATGCGGTAGTACTCAAGTGGTTGAAGAGGGTAGATTGCTAATCTGCTAGGCGGTGAAAGCCGTGCGAAGGTTCGAAGCCTTCCTATCGCGCCAGAGAGCAAGTGTGAGAAAGTTCTATATATATTACTGCTCTATAATCAGACTAATAGACAATGTATCCATGGGTACGTCTAACGGTAAGCGTCTCGTAGTTCAGCTCACAGAGAATCTTAAAGAGTGTGAGCATAATATGGCCCATTGGTGAAGAAGAGTATCACGCTTGCCTGTCACGCAAGAGGACACCAGTTCAAGTCTGGTATGGGTCGCCATCATATGGCCAAGTAGTTCAGTTGGTTAGAACGCCAGGGAATTTTAACCCTGGAGACATGGGTTCGATCCCCATCTTGGTCGCTATATTTGGGTCCGTATTTCAATGGGAGAAAGCTTCTTTTGCAAGGAAGAGGTTGCGTGTTCGAGTCACGTCGGATCCACCATATATACGCCTGTAGCCAAGTGGTAAGGCACGGGACTTGTCAGACTCCCAGAGGTTCAACGAGGTCATCACTCGTGTCTGGCACCATGACTCCCGCATTCGCTAGTTCGAACCTAGCCAGGCGTGCCATATAAAATTTTTAGGAGGTACACACTATGAATTTTCGCACTAAGGAACATTATGAGAATCGTCTAGCAAAGCTTATTGCAAAGGGCGAAACGGTAAACGCCAATCTTATCAACAAGGTGAAACGGCAGTTGAAGAAATTTAATACGCAGTAAAGCGTATGTTCCTATATTGATGGAAACGGCACAAAACGGTTGCAGCTACTAGCTAGCATTCGAGGCAAGGGGTGCCCAGTAATCTGTGTGGAGGAGTTTGGGATTACAAATGTTAATATGCCGAGGTGCGCAAGTGGTCATAAGCGCCTAGACTTGAAATCTTGTGTGCCGATTTATATTCGGCCCGTGGGTTCGAATCCCACCCTCGGCGCCATATATGCCCCGTTAGCTCAGTTGAACAGAGCAATGGCCTTCTAAGCCATGTGTCGTTGGTTTGAGTCCAACACGGGGTGCCACATTTCGGGGTGTAGCTCAGTTTGGTAGAGCGCTAGATTTGGGATCTAGAGGCCCAGGGTTCAAGCCCCTGCACTCCGACCATATGCTCGTGTAACTCAGTGGTAGAGTAACGGCCTTTTAAGCCGTGAGTCGAGAGTTCAAATCTCTCCACGGGCACCATATATGCACCTTTAGTTCAGTTGAATAGAACGTCTGACTACGGATCAGAAGGTCGAAGGTTTGAGTCCTTCAAGGTGTACCATAAATGCACGTGTAGCTCAATTGGTAGAGTTCCAGATTTCCAATCTGGCTGTTGCGAGTTCAAGCCTCGTCACGTGCTCCATAAGGGGAGACTTTTGTCTCCCCTATTTTTAAGTAAAGAAAGGTGTTTATATGAGCAAATACAATGATTATATCTACGATACAATAGTATCTGCTTCTCCTCGTGTGGCAGAAATATTAGGCAACGAAATGGATCGTCAAGAAGAAAATTGTGAATTAATCGCATCTGAAAACTTTGTATCAGACGCAGTTCTAGCTGCAGTTGGTAGTTGCTTTACAAATAAATATGCAGAGGGTTATCCTACAAGCCGTCATTCTGGTAGAGAAGGGCGTTATTATGGTGGTACTCAAAATGTTGATGAACTTGAAGAGTATTGTTGCAATAAATGGCGAGAGGTTTTTAATACAGATTATCACGTGAATGTTCAGCCTCATAGTGGAAGTCAAGCCAATTTTGCAGCATATATGTCTGTGCTAAATCCAGGAGACACGATCTTATCTATGAGTCTTGAGAATGGCGCCCATTTAACTCATGGCAGTTCTGTCAATTTTAGTGGTAAGCTATTTAATATGGTATTTTATGATGTAGATAGCAATGGTTTTATTGATTACTTTGATTTGGCTCAGAAGATTGCAATATACAATCCAAAGCTAGTTTTGGCTGGAGCAAGTGCATATCCTCGCATTATTGATTTTAAAAAGATTAAAGAACTTATTGATGGAGTTTCTGATAAGTACGGTATAGCTACTCCATACTTTATGGTAGATATGTCACACATTGCTGGACTTGTTGCCGTAGGAGACCATCCTTCTCCATTTGGATTAGCAGATATTATCACGACAACTACACACAAAACCCTTCGTGGTCCTCGTGGTGGTTTAATTTTCTGTAAACCAGAACTTGCAAAAAAAGTAGACGGAGCAGTCTTCCCAGGCAGCCAAGGTGGTCCTCTAGAACATGTTATTGCTGGCAAAGCTATTGCCGCAGAGGAAGCTTGTACTCCAGAATACAAGGAATATATTCATCAAGTTGTTCGCAATTGCAAAGCGATGTGTAATAAGTTCATTGAACTCGGCTATGATATTACTACTGGTGGCACAGATAATCATCTATTTCTACTAGATTTCAGTAAGACGCATCCAAATCTAACTGGTAAGATGGTTCAAGATGAACTTGATAAGCATCATATCACACTAAATAAAAACTGTGTTCCTAATGAGAAACGTAGTCCAGTACAAGCATCTGGTGTAAGAATAGGAACTGCGGCAGAAACCACTAGAGGTCATAAAGAGCAATATTTCATTGACAAGGCAGTAGAAATTGATAATATTATTAGCCACCTATAAAAAGGTGGCTATTTTTCTAAAACACACTTGACAAATGAAAAATGTGCGTTATAATTATAATACAAAATTAATTAAGGAGGTTTAATATGAGCAAAGTCTATGAAATCGAAGGAGCCGAAATTAAAGTAGTATCTGGTGAATTCACAGAAAACAAAATCAAGGGTCAGAAATATTACCACGCAGTATGCGAGTGTAATGGTAATACAATTCTGATTACAAAAAATATTACAGACTCTATGGAGTACGATATTGTTGATGATGTTCTTAGTAATATTTACGACATTCCTCAGATGCATCTTGCAAACGTTTTGCAAAATGAAAGTAATCTTGTCGTTATGATTGGTAGACACAAAGACGAGCCTTCATTTTATACAATCTATTATGGATGCAATGAAGCTTTTGAAAATATGATTGATGCATACAAATGGGCACACTTCCATAATGACTATGCAGATGATAAACATATGTATACAGAAGTTCACGATGGGCATCAGACAGCAATTAAATTTGAGGTGTAACGATGAAACAATACTTCTTGGATACAGCAAGTACAACTCGTCCCTACAAAGAGGTTGTGGATACGGTTGTCGATGTTATGTATAACCATTATGGCAACCCGTCTTCAACTCATGAAATGGGGCAAGATGCTAGAAACATAATTGAAAGTGTAAGAAATCAAATTGCAGCAGATATTAACTGCGAGCCTAAAGAGATTATCTTCCTAAGTGGTGCGTGTGAGGCTAATAGTCTCGCATTTACCGCATCAAACAAGGTTTTTACTACAAGGCTAGAACATAAGTCCATTGAAATGCTATGCAAAAATGTAGCGTACTTTAACAACGATAAATATGGCAATATTATATTAGCCAACAACACGCTATGCAAACTCGGAGAACATAATTGGTTAGCTTCTGTACACGCTGCAAATAGTGAAATTGGAGTAACTCAGGATCTTGAATCTATTTCTAAGTTTGTTCATAGATATAATAACATTCTTCATATAGACGCTACACAACTTTATCCAGAGCGTCGTATTGACGTTAAAGAGCTTGGCATCGACCTAATGTCAGTATCGGCACAAAAATTTCATGGACCTCGTGGTGTTGGATTTTTGTATTGCAAGGATGGCATTGAATTAAGGCCATTGATTGGTGGTTCTCAAGAAGATGGAAGACGTGGCGGAACATATAACACTCCTGCAATAGCTGGAATGGGCAAGGCTCTAGAAATCAATCGAGGTATTACACACGATTATATAAATGTATGTACTAAGTTTAATAGGAATGAACTTGCCAAGAAGATTCTTGAAATTCCTGGAGTACATCTAAATGGCCCAGAACTTGATGCTAACAGACTATATAATAATCTCTCTGTACATATTGATGGAGTAAAAGCTAGTGACCTTGTAACTTTGGCAAGCATGTATGGGGTTTATATCTCTGCAGGCTCTGCCTGTAGTAGTGGCGAAGCCATTCCAAGCAGTACTCTTAAGGCGATAGGACTTACAGACGAGCAAGCATTAAGTACAATCCGCATCACAGTAGATGAAACATTAAATCAACACGACATTTCTAACGTTGTTAATATTCTAAAAAATCTTATTGAACGTCTAAGAAACTCTTGACAAATAGGAAATATCTGTTATAATAACAATACAAAATTAATTTAAAGGAGAAGACATAAAGTGAATAGACTTAAATGTATTGCATTGTTCGCAGTTGTAACTGTACTTATATTCTTTTGTACTATTATTTATTCTAAGAATATGACAATCAATGAATTGCACGGTCAGATTGACAATTTTGACAATGTAATTGCTGAAAAAGATGCAGAAAATGAACGATTGCAGCTAGAGATTGGTCAACTAAAAGATTCGAAATATGAATTTAAATACCTTGGCACATACAAGATTACTTATTATTGTGATGAGAGATATACAGATCATATTTGTGGTGGCTCTGGCGTAACTGCATCTGGAATTCCAACAGAAGTTGGCACTACTATTGCGGTTGATCCAAGTGTCATTCCATATGGTACAGAAGTTTATATTGAGGGTATTGGATACAGAACCGCCCAGGATAGAGGCGGAGCAGTAAATGGTAATCATATTGATGTGTTAGTTAAAACACACAATGAAGCAATGAGTCTTGGAACAACATATAGAGATGTATGGATTATAGTACAAAATTAATGTTATGACAAAGAAAGATAAAACATATTTTAATGCAGCAAAAGCAGTCTCTGAAATGAGTGATTTCGAGAAACATCATATTGGGTGTGTCATAGTGTGTGGCCACCGTATTATATCAAGTGGTTGTAATATTATGAAAACACACCCACTTCAGAAAGAACTTAACAAAGAGCGTTTTGACGGAGATACGAATCATTTTCTTCACGCAGAAACATCTGCACTTTTGCCACTTATGAATCGCAAAGATATCAATTGGAAAGATGTACAGATTTATATATATAGAGAGTGGAAAAATGGCACCAAAGCATTGAGTAAACCGTGCCCTGGATGTCAGAAGCTCATCAAGAGTCTTGGCATTAAAAAAATTAATTATACGACAGATGATGGATATATTCAAGAAACATTTGACTAAGAAAGGATTAAAATTATGAATGAAGCTGATTATGGTGTTTATTGTAAGAAGTGTTTCCTAAAGAAGCACAAACTATCAAAGAAGAATATTGAACGAATTGTATTTACACCTTATGTAGAAGCCTGTGCCTGCTGTGGTAAAGTCGAGAAACTTGTAGACGATATTGGGGAGGATTACGAATGAAGACTTTTAATGACTTGTTTAATATGTGTGAAGCCATTGAAAATGATGGCATTATGAATGCACAGGTAGATGATATTGTTGAAATTGTTAACTTTGCAAAAACTATGCTTGGCAATATTTTATGGTTTGTAGAAACTTATGAGGACGAAAATCCTATTGATGCAGTAAATAATCATAAGAGAGATGCTGTAATTACTATGTCAAATATGTTTGACGAACTAGAATACTATACTAGGGAGGACTAATATGACACCAGAAAGACTAAATATAGTACAACCAGTACTAAATACATTTGAAAATGATGATATTAAAGATTTTGCAATTGTGTTACTAGACAATCTTCCAGAATATATCTGGCATGTTGGAGCATCGTCTACTGGAAAGTACCATCCGGCCTATTCACTTGGAGAACTTGGATTGATGCGTCATCAGATTGCAGTTGTAAGATTCCTAAACTTCTTTCTTGAACTTGAGCAGTACAACAAGATAATTCCTAGTAGAGAAAGAGATCTACTTCGTGTGGCTGGACTGATTCACGATGGTCGTAAGAGTGGCTCTCAGTCAGATTATGAAAGAAGTAAGTATACTAAATTCGACCATCCCCTACAAATGGCAGCAGTCATTCGTAGTTATGATGGTAAGTATCTAAATCACAATGAGATTGAACTAATTGCTCATTGCATTGAATCTCATATGGGCAGTTGGAATGTTGATAAAAAGACCGGAGAATGTTTGCCTAAACCAGAAGATTTACATCAAGAGTTAGTACATCTTGCTGATTACTTAGCATCTCGTAAAACCCTTACAATGGATTTTTGAGAACATTGAAACTCCTAGAGTAGAATCTAAGCCAGAGGAATATGTACTGACATTTGGTAAGCATAAAGGGGAGAAGCTAATTGACTTGTATCGTTCTGGTGACGATTATGTGGTTTGGATGGAAGAAAACATTACTCGCCCAGACGTACAAGCGGCAATTAAGGCTATTAAGAAGAAGCTTGCAGAAGAAGACGATGAACTATAAGGAGGACAAAAATGAAGGTAGAAGTACTAACACTAGGCAACATTGAGAAGGCACTAAAGGATAGCAATATTCCTTTTAAGAAAACTTATTCTGGTGACAAGTATAAAGTCATCGAGGTTGATAAGAAGGATGCAAAAGTATTGAGCAACTCAGTTCTTGAAGGTGCTTGGTGCAAGTTCTCTAATGGTGCCGGTGGTTCTCCTTGTGACATTTTTACAGTAAACGGACAGATGCTCATTGGATGGAGTAATGGCAATAATGATACTTACGATACTTTGAGTGATTATATGAGTGATGAACTTGGCGTAACAGACAATGATGATGTATGTGATTATGCTGCTGGTCTTGCTAAGGCTAACGGCATGACAATGAGTAGACTATTTAGATTTTATGAGGGTTAAGACATGACTATTAAAGAAATTGATAGACAAATTTGTGAGCTACGAGCGAAGAGACAAGAACTTGAGAAAGTAGAACGAGAAGAGTTTCTAAAATCCGCCAAAAATAATATTGGAAGATGCTTTAAAGTCAACGGTGTTTATGCAAAAGTACTAGATGTTCCACAGATTAAGTCATGTGCAACTCATATTGATTTTAATAAGTATCAATATCCTACAATATTTCTAGGTGGAACAGATGGCTATCCATTTGAATTAGATACCTTGTTTTCTGATGCATGGGGCGTTGGACATAATACTCTTAATGTAAACTATGAAGAAATTTCTAAAGAAGAGTTTAATGCAGAGTTTGACCGTAGGATTGGTAAGTTTGTACAAATGGTTAAGGAGAAGTAAGATGGGCACAAATTTTTATATGATTACAAAGAATAAGGAACTTGCACAACACTATGCCCCGTATTCTTATGAGCTTACTGATACGCCATACTTTGGTTATGAAATTCATATTGCAAAGACAAGTGCTGGTTGGTTGCCTTTGTTTCAAGCACACAAGGATGGCATTAGTTCTGTGGCAGAGTATAAGACCGCATACGATACGGGTGAGTTCCGTATTTATGATGAGTATGGCTATGAGTACAACTGGGATGCGTTTGACGACAGAGTACTAAAGCACAATGGTGGTATCCTTGGAGTACAGAAACCTGAGTGGCTTAATCAAGATAAACTTTCTATATGGTACGACAGGTATATGCCAGATTATGGGCCAATTAGTCATATCCAAGGAAGCCCACAGAGCTATAAGTTTATTAATCAGTTTGTGAATAATTATTTTGTTGATTCACAAGGATATGAATTTGACATACAGTATTTTTCTTAACAATACAAAATTAATGAGAGGAGAACAAAATGTATAATGCGTATGTAACAACAATTAAAAATCTGCGTAAACATCCTAATGCAGACAGATTGCAGCTTGGTGAGTGTTTTGGCAATACGGTTTGTGTAAGTATGGAATATACAGACGGTCAGATTGGTGTATATTTTCCTACTGATGGTCAGCTTTCTGTTGAGTTTGCAGATGCTAATAATTTGCTTCGTAAGAAGGATGTAGATGGCAATAACATTGGCGGCTATATGGACCCAGACAAGCGCAATGTAACTTCCATTAGGCTTCGTGGTGAAAAGTCAGATGGTCTATTTCTACCACTGACTTGCTTAGAGTCTTTTGGTGACGTATCCAATCTAAAGGTTGGAGATGTTATTACTACATTCAATGGACATGAGATTTGCACTAAGTACATTCCTCGCAGAAATATCCGTAGTGGCCATGCTACAAATGGTAATCATACTCGTAAGAAGAAGGTTCCTATCGCACCTCTGTTTACTGAACATGCTGATACTGAACAGCTAGCCTATAATCTTGGAGCTTTTCAGGCGGGAGACCAGATTGAAATCACTCTAAAGATGCATGGTACTTCTCAGCGCACCGGCTATTTACCTGTATTTAAGGGTTACAAATGTACAAACCGTATCTATCAAGCCGCTCTCAATGCGGTAATGTCTGGTAAGAAAGTTGGTGCTATGACTCAGAAGTTCGCGAATCTTGGACTCGTTTCTGCAACTCCTATTTATGATTGGGGCTATGTGTCTGGTACTCGTCGTACCGTTCTTGAGAATTTTGATGGTGGCTACTATGGCTCTAATGAGTTCCGCGAACAGCACTCCAAGTTCTTTGAGGACAAACTACATAAGGGTGAAGAGGTCTACTATGAGGTAGTTGGGTTCACCCATACTGGCACTCCTATTATGGCAACCGCCGATAATAAGAAGCTCAATGACAAGGAATTTGTGAAGCAGTATGGTAAGACTACGATTTTCTCTTATGGCTGTAATCCAAACGGCAAAGAAGGTATTGGTATCACCGAAAGAGAAGTCCCTCAGTCTGACTTTTATGTTTATCGTATGACTATGACAAATGAAGACGGAGATATTGTCGAGTATACTCCTGACTTTATGCGTTATCGTTGTGAGCAGATGGGGTGTAAAACTGTCCCCGTTATGTGGAAGGGCTTTATTCCTGCTGATGAAACCTTAGAAGAGAGCTATGACTGCAATGGTGAGTGGGGTACTTGGAAGACTATCCGTAATGGTACACCCGGTGAATGGGTTAAGGCTATTGCTGAAAAATATTACGATGGCCCCGATCCCATTGGTAAGACTCATGTGCGTGAAGGCGTTGTAGTTCGCATTGTTAACAAGCCCAAATTCTGCGCATATAAGCATAAGAACTTTGCATTTAAATGTCTTGAGGGACTAGTAAAGGCTGAGGCAACTGCCCCCGATATGGAAGAAGCACAAGAAGAGATTAATGAGGAGGAGAATTAATATGAAAGATAACGTTGGAACTGTAGTCGGAGCAATTATTGGTGTAATTATACTTTGTATTATCGAACCAATCATTACGTTCGGTGCCGGTTGGTTTGGTGGCTGGATTTTAATGAAGATTGTTGGTGGTGCAGTTGTAACCGGACTGAATACGCTATTTGGAACAACTAGATTTATGCCAGACTTAATTCCTGTTGTATGTGGAGTACTGGCTGTGGTCGGAAGTTATTTTAAGACGAGTGTAAGTAATAATAAGTGAGGATAAAATGAATTATCATTCAGATCAATGGATTATGGATAGGGTTCAAGAGCACTATAATGAGGCTCTTGAATCCTTTCCAAAGGATAGAATTGTTGGTATTTTCTATCAAGGTAGTGGAAACTACGGCCTCGATTATGAAGGCTCAGATGTTGATACTAAACTGATTGTAACACCAACATTCAAAGATATAGCAATGAATAAGAATCCAGTCAGCACAACCCATATTCGTGCAAATGATGAGCATACCGATTGGAAAGATATTCGGCTTTATATTCAGACGTTCAGAAAGCAGAATTTGAATTTTCTAGAAATCTTATTCACGCCATATAAGATTCTCAATCCCATGTATGAGAATCAATGGAATAGACTTATTGATGCCAGAGAAGATATTGCACATTATTCTCCTGTTCAAGCCATTAAATCTATGCGAGGTATTGCTAAAGAAAAGTATTTTGCAATGGAACATCATTATCCATCTCGTATGGAATGGATTAATAAATATCTTTACGACCCAAAACAACTGCATCATCTATTGCGTGTAGAAGAGTATATTGAGAGATATATTAATGGGGAGTCTTACGAAAGATGCCTACAGTCGAAAATGCCAGATTTTCTCAAGCAAGTAAAACTTGGAGCGTCTTTTGATTTAGATGCAGCAAGAGTTGTAGCCAAAAAGTCAATTGAACACATTGACGAAATGTGTGATGAATTTTTAAAAGGTGAATGGAGTATTGATGAAACCATCAATACACTATTGGATGATGTGCAGTATGAAATTATGAGAATCGCAATTAAGAAAGAGATTGGTGAGTAATGGGAATTTATGTTTTTGATGTTTACACTAATGTCGTTTATGAAGTTTGTGTAAACGCAAATAATATGAAAGAGGCAAGAAAAATGGCGAAAAAGCTATTTTTAGATGGAAAATTAACAGTAGAAGACGAAGAACTTGTTTCGATAGAACCATGGAAAATATACTTGGATGAAAATGGAGAGACATTGATATGATTATGACAAAATTTATTTGTTGTATAGGACTTCCTGCTAGTGGTAAAAGTGAACAAGCCAAAAAACTTGCAACAGAATATAATGCAGAAATCTTCTCTAGTGACTCACTTAGAGAAGAAATGTTTGGAGATGTGAATCATCAAGCAGACAACGATGCTTTATTCAAAGAACTACATAAGCGCATTAGAGTGTGTCTTGCTTCTGGTAAGAGTGCAATTATGGACGCAACTAATATAAATTATAAGAAGCGCATAGAATTCCTAAAGTCTCTCAGCAAAATACCTTGTGAGAAGATTGCAGTTCTTATGGCAACACCTTATGAGGTTTGTCTTGAGCGTAACGCACAGCGTGAGCGTAAAGTCCCAGAACATGTCATTAAGCGTATGTATATGAACTGGAACACTCCGTATTGGTATGAGGGTTGGGATGATATTCAGATTGTATATTCTAATGGAGCAGAATGGTCAACACATCTTTTTGAATCAATAGCATTAGGGTATTCTCATCCAGTATTCAATTATAACCAAAATAATACGCATCATTCGCTTTCTCTTGGTGAGCATCTAAAAAAGGCTTATCGGTTTATACACAAAGACATTGAGCCAGATTGTGGCGATACAACATTAGAAATGGCTACTGCTTTACATGATATGGGAAAACCATTTTGTGCAACTTATTATAACAAGAATGGCGAAAAGTCTGATGAGTGTCATTATTATGACCATCAAAACACATCTGCTTACGACTGCTTATTTGAAAAGCCATTGTATAACGTAGATATTTTAGGCGTATCTGTTTTAATTATGTGGCATATGAGACCTTATCTTGCATGGAGGCAGTCAGAGAAAGCTATGCAGAAAGATAGAAATCTACTTGGCGAAACTTTATTTAACGATATTTGTTTGCTTCATGCTGCAGATGTCTATGCACATTAACCAATTAGGTACGGCATTTTTGCCGTACCTTTTGTGCAATATACCAACTTGACAAATGAGTAGTATATGATATAATTACAGTACAAAATTAAAGGAGAGGAAATATATGAAGACTATTCGAAGTAACGTATTTGAGACGAACTCATCTAGCACTCACAGTATTGCTATTCCAAAGAATTGTAAAGCAACTAATTTCATTTCATTTCATGTAGGTGATTTTGGTTGGGGCTGGGAAGAAGTAAATCCAGCGGATTATTTTTACACGGCAATTTATGAAACATCTAATACAGAGAACGAAGTTGAAGAGAAGATTCAAACCTTAAAGGATATTCTAGATTCTCATAACATTGAATATTATTTTGAAGATGTAAAAACTCACATTTCTTCTTATGGCAATAACTATTATCTATATCTTGATGATGGTTATATTGACCATGGCAGTGAATTGACGGATTTTGTAAATGAGCTACTAAACGATGGAGACAAACTTGTACGTTTTCTGAGTAGAGGACTAGTATTTACTGGTAATGACAATTCTGATGCTGAAGAGCGTTGTTTTATTGATATGGACCAAGAGTATGTCGATGATTATAACTATGATACTCACACAGCATTTAAGATTAAAAATCCTTATTATATGACAGATCACAATGAATATGATTGGTATTGGAAGGGGAATTAACTATGAGACAGGTAAGACGAATGACATTTGAAACAAATAGTTCTTCTACACACTCAATTACTATTTGTCCACGGGAAACCTATGATAAGTGGCGTGATGGCAAGGTTTTGTTTGGAGATTGGAATCAAGACTTTATTGAAGCGGAAGAGTTAACTCCTCGTGATTATGAGGAGGCTAGAATTAAGTATGAAGCTTGTAAGTGTAAGTATTACAAGAGCTGGAATGAGCTAAGTGCAGAAGAGAAGAAGGAATATACTATAGAGTATGTACTAACAGATAAAAAGAAGAAAGGCTATGATGAGTATCTAACATACGATGAGTGGCGTAGCAGACACGACTGCCTTGAAACATATACTGAGCATTATAAGACTAAGAGCGGTGACGAAATTGTTGCCTTTGGATATTACGGCTACAATTAAGATTAAATATGAATAATATTTTAGAAAAATTAATTAGAACCAATTTGTTCGACGCAGAAAATCAATATTTGAAATTGTATGTAGAATTAATTATTTCGAATTTAAATCAAGAAAAAATTAAATTTAAAACTCAGGAACATCATATAATTCCAAAATCATATTATAAAGATAATCGTTTAGAGGTTGACAATTCCAAAGATAATCTTGTCAATCTTTTATACAAGGATCATATCTTGGCACATTATTATCTAGCTTTAGCGTCCACAGATAAATTGTTTAGATATCAAAATACAATGGCAATTCAACATGTTTTTGGCAATAAGCATGTTAATTGTGAAGAAATAAATATTAGCACATTAAACCTTGATTCATATCAGTCTTTATATGAAGAAGCGATGCAACATCAAAAAGATAATGCTTATTACACACACAAAGGAAGGAAAAGATCTCAAGAAACAATAGAAAATTTAAGAAGGGCAAATAAAGGAAGAATATATGTCAACAACGGAGAAGTAACAAGAATGATAAAACCAGATGAATTAGATTCATTTTTATCAAACGGTTATGTGTTAGGTAGAAATTATTCTCCAAGTGAAGAAACAAAAGAAAAAATGAGAAAATCTAGTGTTGGACATACAGTATCAGAGGAGACCAAAGAAAAAATAAAGAAGAAAAGGGCAAATCAAGAAATGGGTATTTGGGTATTTGATGACACACATTCAATCAAAATAAAAAAATCTGAAGAATCAGAGTATTTATCTAATGGGTGGATAAGAGGAAGAAAACCTTGGAAATCAAATAATACTTAAATTTATATTAGGAGAATTTATGAGCCTTTGTGAATATTGCAAAAGTCGCTATTCTTGGGATTGCGATGATGGTCTTGCATATCCTGAGCATGGATGCGAAAATTTTACACTAGACTACTGTACTCTAACAGATGAGCAGAAAGAAAAAATTATTGATATATTAACACCGAAAAGGAGCTATTATGATGAATGGTAATTGGGTAAGTTATCAAAATGGTAATTATACTGTAAGCATTGATTTGGACACGGGAACTAAAATCAGAGAGAATGACCTAGACTTTTTTGATGCTGCTTTCCCTGAGTCTATGGATATCAAAATCACAAATCGTTGCAATATGAACTGTCCGATGTGCCACGAGGATAGCAAGTGTGATGGTGCTCATGGAGACATTATGTCTGAGAGCTTTATTGATAGACTCCATCCTTATACTGAACTGGCCCTCGGCGGTGGTAATGTTCTTGAGCACCCTGACTTTTATGACTTCCTGGTTAAGTGCAAGAATCTCAATCTTATTTGCAACACCACTGTTCGTCAGGAGCACTTTATGCAGAACCTTGACTTTATTCGTAAGCTTCGTGACGAGGGGCTTATTTATGGTCTTGGTATTTCCCTCTCTAATCCTTGGCAGGATGGTTTCGTTGATGCTGTAAAGGAGTTTCCAAATGCAGTCATCCACGTTATCAATGGTATTGTAACTATGCAAGACCTTGAGCGACTTCGCTATTATGGTCTTAAAATTCTAATTCTCGGCTATAAGGAATTTCGCCGTGGTGAAAAGCTTTATGAGAATGCCGATGCAAAAGAGCATATTGATGGTCTTAAACAAGACTTGTACAATTATCTACCAGAGATTGTAGGCCACGGTTGGTTTGATGTTGTTAGCTTTGACAACCTCGCTATCAAGCAGCTTAACCCTCAGAGAATTATGTCTAAGGAAACATGGGATGAGATGTACATGGGCGATGATGGGCTTGATGGTGAGATGACTTCAGCGTCTATGTATGTAGATATGGTAAAATGTGAGTTTGCTCGTAACTCTTGTGCAGTAGACCGTTATCCTATCATGGATGACATCAAGGATATGTTTAACTTTTTGAGAGGTAGAAATGGATTGGATTAATATCAATGATAAATGGCCTGAGAAATATCAGGACGTAATTATATGTACCAACGAAGGCATCGTAAAATCAGCCCTCCATATGGGTAATGCGAAGTTTAACACATACCTTCAAGTTGTATATTGGATGCCAATGCCAAAGGCTCCAAAGATTGAAACTGTAAAAATTAAAGAAAAGCCAGTAAAGAAGAAGCGTGGAAGACCAAAGAAAGGGGTATGACTGATGCGAAATAAAATTATTACATTGATTCTAACTGTATTTCTTGTTTTTTGCCTAGCTGGATGTAGTTCAACATTTACTGGTTCTAAAGACTACATAAAACGCACCAATGGTAGGCTACAGTCTACAATGATGCAAGATTTATATTATGATACAAATACAAAAATCGTATATATACTTTTTAATGAATGTGCTGGATATTCTGGCTACGGTTATATGTCTCCTTATTATGCACCGAACGGAATGCCCTATGTTTATAACATACAAACCAATAGCCTAGAAGAAATCGTTAGGGAGGATTAAAGATGGATAGGACTACGCTTGGCGACCGTATGAAAAATAACTATGAGAATATTACTCGATACTATCTTACTCGTAGGATGCCTGTGATTATTAGACTAGATATGAAAGCTGGTCATACTTTTACTAGAGGCATGAAGAAACCTTTTGATGATATTTTCGTCAAGACTATGCAAGATACCATGAAGTATCTCTGTGAGAACATCCAAGGCTGTGTCCTTGGCTATACTCAGAGCGATGAGATTTCTCTTGTACTTACTGACTATGCAGAGCTTACAACCGACGCTTGGTTTGGAAACAACCTACAGAAGATGTGTAGCGTATCTGCAAGTATGGCAACGCTGGCATTTAATAAAGCATTTAACGACAATATTGTAAAGTATATTGACAACAATCTTAATGCCGATTGTGGTGTTGCAAAGGATTTAACCGAATATACAAAAATTCTCATTAACGCAAGAAATAAAGGTGCTATGTTTGATTCTCGTGTCTTTACAATTCCCAAAGAGGAAGTTTGCAATGCACTAATCTGGCGACAGCAAGATGCCACTCGCAACTCTATCCAGTCTGTAGGTCAAGCAAACTTCAGTCAGAAAGAACTTCACGGTAAGTCTTGCAACAACATTCAGGATATGCTTATGCTACAGAAGGGCATCAACTGGAATGATTATTCTACAACTCTAAAGCGTGGTAGCTGCTGCATTAAGGCTGATGATAGTCTTACCGAGTATGATGAAGTAGGAAATATTTGTGGTTATACCGAGAGAAGTAAGTGGGTAATTGATAATGAAATTCCTATCTTTACTCAAGACAGAAACTATGTCGAGAAACTAATTTGAGGTGACTTATGACTACTATTTATAAATGCGATACTTGTGGACGTGAATTTAAAAGCCCTAAAGAATGTAGAATGTGTGAAGTATCTCATATGGCTCCAGTAGATAGAATTAAATGTTTGATTATGCTTAATTGTGGAAATGTTTGTGATTATTGCGACAATTCATATTATGTGTATGGTTGTGAACAAGATTGCGAATATAAGGATTGCAGACATTCAAATAATTATAAAGACTTTATTCCAACAGAGCCTTTGCACGACAAGAGTATTAGTGGCGTATGAAACATTCTAACTTATATTGGATGATTTATTGGAGTTGTAGAAAGAAGTATGGCAAATATGGAGCCAGATATGCAATGAGAGCAATCGCAAAGAAAAGAGGGATTAAATGAGTTATTGGGATTATGATGAACCTGTATGGGAACCTTCGGAAGCAGATGAACTTTTTGACGAAATGAAATCAAAACTTGTTGAAGCAGCAAAAGCTTCTTTGAAGAACGATATGGAATCTCTAAAACGTCGTAATGAATATCTCGAGAAGCGAAATAAAGAGCTTGAGGAAAAAGCACAAGAAGTGTCAAGAAAAGAAAGTGACTTGGAATTCAAATCACGAAATATTCGGAGAGAAGTGGAGAAAGAATTTTATAAGACTGCTATTGATGATATCTTTAAGGACGCCATTGAACAATCTCAGCTCTGGTTTGCAGATAATAAACCACATGAAAAGCCTAAGTGTGATAAATGTGATGAAAATAGAAACTGGGTGTTGACTTGGCCTAATGGGACAACCACACGTAAGAAGTGTACATGCTCACAGCCTGATTATTGGTATGAACCTGAAGAAACATGGATTGATACATTAAAATATAAAATCAAAGATAGTGATTATCAATCCGAAAGATATTATCGTCTTGATAGAAGTTATCAATACACTGGCGACAGCAACTGGAGCTATTGTTCATATAGCGACTTCGGAATCCAGTTTGTATATGATAAGTTTTGTGAGGATGTTATTGAGAAGAACGAACAACTTGGATATGGGAAAAGTATCGGGTTTAAATCAAAAGAAGAATGTCAGAAGTATTGTGATTGGCTGAACGAAAGAAAAAATAGAAATGAAGAATAATTTACATATTGAAAGTCCGTTAACTCCAACTGCTGTAAAAATTTATACCGAAGATGGTGTACCATATCTAGACTATACTGGCACATGCCATATTAATGGATGTAAGTGTAAAATCCATCTTCCAAAGGTTGGACTTGAGTTTACAAATGTAATTCAGGAAGAGGACAATACTACATATGATATTTGCGGTGGTCATAAGCAGAAAATCGTTCTAGATTTCAGGGTTTTTGCAACTGATGGCAAATTTTATACATATGAAATTCTTGAACGTGATGTATCTAAGAAACAGCTAGAAAAGGAGCTTGGTTATAAGTTAAATATTAAGGAGTGATTATATGATTTCTAAGGAAACTTTTATCAAGACTATCGAGCGTCTTGAGGATTTGAGCAACAGAATGGATGTAGCAGACAGAGCAATGCGTGGTCTTTGTGAGGATTTTGGTAGCTTTTATATTTGCGACGCTTTTAACATTACGACAGATGTTCTGAGTGAGATTTTCAACGACAAGGAGAATGACTGGCTAGGATACTTTATTTGGGAGCGTGATTGGCTACATAAATTTGAGCTTGGTGATATTGAGATTGGTGGTTATTGCGTAAAGATTGAAAATTGGGGAGATGTGTATGATTTCCTAATTAGTGAGATGAGGGACTAATATGTGTAAGTATTGTGATTCGGCATCCAATGAGTGTGAAATTTTCTTTGAGCCTCTAACACAAGAGTATTTTCTTGATATTCAGACTTCGGAATGGGACACATATAATGACGATTGGATATATCAAAAAGAATACATTAGTTATTGTCCTTGGTGCGGAAGAGACCTTGAGAATAAGGTTGATTTCTTGAAGGATAAAACTCCAGTATTTAGATTTACAACTGAATATAATTTAGATGAAGTATACAATTTCGCAAAACACCTTCAGAAAAAATATCCAAATTTAATTGTGCTTCCACAGGATTTTGATGTTGATTGGATGACTAGAGAAGATTTGGAAAACTGGGTTAAGCTTATGAGAGAACATTTCGAGGAGCAAACGAAGAGTGAATGCAAGTGTAACGGCATAAGAGATAGGTGTAATCTATCGCCAAAATATCAATGTGAGGATGATTGAGTATGAAGATATTAGTTGACGATATGCCAAAAGATAGAGACGGTTGTCCTTGGTTAGTGCATGAATATGCCACATGGTGGCATCCTGAGTGTTATGTATGTACCTATGCAAGCCCGGAAGTAGTATGTAATGGAACGGATAAGTGTCCGTTTTTCATTAGCTTCAAGGATTATATTAGCAAACCAGTCGTGGGTATTGATGGGACGATTGGAATTTAAGGAGGAAATGATATGAAATACGAAATTCATGTGGGCGATTATGTTGAAACAAATGATAGACGTGTGGGTTATATCACAGAAACAGGTTTCACATATATGCCGTATTTCATTTGGGTAACAAAGGGTGGAGAACCGTATTATGAAGAAATTAGTTCAGAGAATATTGATGAGTGGGGGTTTATACTGAAGAAAACATTCAAGCGTATTGGACAGTACGATTTTACAAAACCTGAAGTTAAGAAGATTGAGCATTTTGAATATAATTATCCCTGTTCAGAGCTACGACTTACTGCAAAAATCAACGAGCTGGTAGATGCCGTAAATGAATTGAGAGAGAAACTAAATTGAGGTAAGTATATGTGTAAGTTAGCAAAAGAATTTGCAGATATTATCAATGAACAAGATTTTTGTTTTGACTCTCATGAAATACAAGTTATTCAAATGGCTACCAGGGCAATCAATGAATGGGAAAAACAAAATAAAGGATGCTATGGATGTCTTCATTTGGGAGATAAAAAATACAAATGTGAATCGTGTGCAAGATTTGGTCATGTTGATTATTATGTTTCTAATGGTTAAAAATAGAATTTTAAAAGGTGAGAATATATGTATAAAATTTTACTATTATTAACGATGATTTTTCTACATATTGTAGATGATTATTATTTGCAAGGATGGTTAGCGTCGGCAAAACAGAAAAGCTATTGGGAACAAAATGCACCAGACGAACTATATAAACATGATTATATTATGGCATTATTTATGCATAGTTTTAGTTGGGCATTTATGATTATGCTTGTTCCATCTGTATATACATTGATTACCACAACAAATATAAATAATGCGTCCTTGGCGATTGCATTAGTCTTTTTAACTAATTTATGCATTCATATGGTTGTTGATAATTCAAAAGCAAACTTAAAGAAGATTAACTTGGTACAAGACCAATTAAATCATTTGGCACAAATCCTTATCACCTGGGTTGCATTTGTAGTATTGGGGATTTAAAAATATACTTTAAGAGGTTGATATATGACAAAAAATGAATATGATCAACATCCAAAAATTTTGATTAAAAAAATCTTATTGTTAAAAAGATACTATCTATAAGACAGTGGGATACAGTTTGTCCTCAATGTCATTACGATCCTGGTAATGATATACCAGAATATTGCCCAGTTTGTGGATTCAAAATGCTGAGAGATTTTATTGAATGGGAGGGATTAAGTATTGGAGAAAATTGGTAGAATTAAAGAATTAACTGAGTTGCTTAATAAGGCAGCGGATGCTTATTATAATACTGGTAATACAATTATGGAGGATTATGAGTTTGATGCACTTCTAGAAGAGCTTCGTTCTCTAGAGCAGGAGACTGGATTTGTTATGATGGCATCACCTACGCATAAAGTTGGGTATGAAGTAAAGTCGGAGCTACAGAAGGTTGCTCATAATCACCCGATGTTGTCACTAGCAAAGACTAAAGACTGGAATGAGTTCATTAGATATTTCGGGAACAAAGATGTTATAGGAATGCTAAAGATGGATGGTCTTACTTGCAGTCTAAGATACATTGACGGTGAACTAATATCAGCAGAAACTCGTGGTAACGGAGAAATTGGAGAAGATATCTTCCATAATATTAAAACCGTAAAGACAGTTCCACAGAAGATTCCATATAAGGATGAACTCATTGTTGATGGTGAGATTATTTGCACATATGAAGACTTTGAGCCATTCTCTACTGAATATAAAAATCCAAGAAACTTTGCTTCAGGAAGTATCAGACTGCTTGATTCAAACGAGTGTGCAAAAAGACCTCTAACTTTTGTGGCTTGGAATGTAATCAAAGGTTTTGATAATGAAAATAGCTTCTTGCGTAAGTTAGTACTTATTGACGAGTTAGATTTTACTGTTGTTCCGTGGACTAGTTCTTTTGATTGGGATGCAAAGGAGTTTTTGGTCAATAAGGCTAAGAAGCTTGGATATCCAATTGATGGGTTGGTTGGACGTTTTGATGATATTAAGTATGGTGAAAGTCTTGGGACAACATCACACCATAGTAATGCTGCTTATGCGTTCAAATTTTATGATGAACTGACAGAAACTACACTTCGAGATGTGGAATGGACATTAGGAAGAACTTCTGTTTTAACTCCAACTGCTGTATTTGATTCAGTTGATATTGATGGCAGTAGCGTTAGCAGAGCTTCTCTCCACAACATTTCTATTATGAAGAACCTTGGGCTTACTAAGAACTGTACAATTAGGGTATTCAAGGCCAACCAGATAATTCCACAGGTAGATAGTGCAGATAAAGATGGAGACGTACCTATTAAGATTCCTACTAAATGTCCTGTTTGTGGAGGAGAGACATCAATTAAGCAGGATAATGAATCCGAGGTCCTTGTTTGTACCAACCCAGACTGTGTTGGTAAGAAGTTGGCTCGATTCACTCACTTCGTCAGTCGTAAGTGTATGAATATTGATGGACTATCTGAGCGTACTCTAGAGCTTCTGATTTCTAATAATTTAATTAGAAATTTTCGTGATATTTATCATTTAAAGGAGCATGTGGGTAAACTATGCACCTTAGATGGAATGGGTAAAAAATCAGTTGAAAATCTATTAAATAGTATAGAAAAAAGTAGAGATGTTAAGCTAGAAAATTTTATTGCAGCATTAGGTATTGATGGTGTAGGTCTTTCTGTAGCCAAAACTATTTCCGACTATTTCAATTGTGATTTTGTTGAGTTTAACAATGCATTTTGGAATAAATTTGACTTTACAAAGTTGAATGATATAGGTAGCACAACGGCTAAAAGTATTGATGTTTATATGGCGAACCATTCAGAAGATGTTTACAATCTTGCTTCAGAAATGCACTTCCTTCAGCATGAAAGTAAAAAGATTGAGAACAATCTCTTCATAGGAAAGAACATCTGTGTTACAGGTAAGCTCAACAATTTCACAAGAGATAGTATTAACGAAAAGATTGCATCTCTTGGTGCAAAAGCCGTTAGTTCTGTATCAAAGACTACTGATTTCTTGATTACGAATGAAGCAAGTGGTAGTACAAAATACAAGAAGGCTATGGATTTGAATATTCCTATTATTAGCGAGGAAGACTTCATAAATATGATTGGAGAATGATTATGAGAAAATGTAAATTCTGTGGGAAAGAACTTAAGCGTGGTTATAAAGATCATTATTATGAATATTACTATTGTGAATGTGATGGCTTGAAAAAATTTAATACTTTAATAAACGAACTTGATGTATTGAATTAAAAAGTACGTGAAGAACAAAAAGAAATTCGAGATTTTGAACTTAGTGGTGCTTATGGAAAAGTAAAAATAAAAGAACATTCAATTCAAAAAGAGCTACAAGAATTTGAAAGTGGATATGTAGAATATGAAAAATGATTGGAGGTGCCTAAATGCCGAATATTGTTGGTGATTATTCAACAGCTATTATTGACATCTTCAAAGATGTTGTGACAAATTATGAGCGCAACCTTGAAGTTATTAAACAAACAGAAGATGAACTTAATGATATAAACCATGAAATAGAGCTTTCTGCACCAAAAGATATGTACAAGGGGTATGTAATGTATAAGACTCTTCGTGAGCTTAGATTAAAGCGCCGTTGTGCAAAAGAAGAGAATGAACTTCTGCAAGAGATGTATGAATACATCACAAGTCAAAGTGGTAAAGAGTTTAAGAGTAGAATGCAGAAAATTCAAGGACATTCTGTTGATTTGTATAAGAAACAAGAAAATAGGACTTATGTTCCTAGACAGAGAAGTGATTTGACCATTACTAATAAGACTTGCACGGCATATAAACCCTTTGAACAGATGATGAAAGAGTTCAACTCAAATAAAGCATATATGCAAGGTGGAAAATTGCGTAAATAACCTCTTGACAAATATTGCAAGTGGTGTTATACTTACAGTACAAAATTAATGAAGGAGGAAAAGTAATGGCCGATAATAATATTAATGTGGTAAATGAGAACACTACAAACGAAGAAGTTGCTACCGATAGTGTAGAGAATGAGTTTAAGTCCAAGGTGGAGAATGTTGTCGAGCAGATTCGTACACAGGCACTATTGCTCGGCGCACGTTCTATGTGTGTAACTATTGCCAATATGATTGATGGAGACATCAATAAACCAGGCAAACGTTCTATGGCAGATATGCGTAGAATTGTTAAGAAGGTGCGTGATTTCTGCCAAACTGCTATTAACCATACTGTTGAAACACCAAGTTTTAATGACGAAGAGGAGAATACAGATGAGTAATCATAAGCTATTTTGTATCATGGGTGAAACAGCTTCTGGCAAGGACACATTGACAAAAAGACTATGTGAAGATACTGGCATGAAGTCAATTATCAGCTACACTACCCGTCATCGTCGCACAAATGAAGGTGACACCCATATCTTTGTTGATGATTCTGTTTATGAGCAAATGAAGTCTGATGATAAGATTGCAGCATTCACAGAAATTAATGGCAATAAGTATTGGAGTACTACAGATCAGTTGTATGAGAATGATGTTTATATTATTGATGCTATCGGTCTCACCACTCTAGAAGACCTCGGTCTAACAGATATTGACCTATGTTCTATTTATATCAATGTACCGACAGAGGTTCGTCTAGACCGTGCATTGTATCGTGGAGATTCTGTGGAAGATTTCTTTGCTAGAAATAGAGCGGAGATGAAACAGTTTATTCAGATGAAAGCACATGGTGGATTTGATTATGCTATTAGTAATCTAAACGAGGATAAGGCGTATTCTGTGCTAAAGTATATTATTGAAGTAGAAACAGTACAAAATTAATATAGGAAGTGATTTTATCGTTAAGGTTAGAGAAGATTTAACTGATAAAACATTTGGAAGATTAAGAGTATTGCAACAAACAGAAGACCGTGTTAGACCAAATGGTGTTCATGATGCTTGTTGGTTATGTGAATGCAATTGTGAGGATCATAACATTAAATCCGTTCCTGGATATTTGTTGAAAAATGGAAGTGTAAAGTCATGTGGGTGTCTACAAAAAGAATCTTCAATTAAAAATGGAAAGAACACACATAAAACAAATATTTATGATTTAAATAATGGGTATGGAATAGGATGGACATTTAATACAAATAAAATGTTTTATTTTGATTTGGCCGATTACGATTTAATTAAAGATTACTGTTGGTTCGAACATAACAATAGCAAGACAAAATATAGTAGATTACAAGCTTATAATCCTTGTAATAAAAAGGCTATTACAATGAGCGAACTTCTTGGATATAAAAAGCACGATCATATAAATCGTAACCCGCTAGATAATCGCAGAGAAAATTTTAGACCCGCTACAGATTCAGAAAATACTAGAAATCGTAATTTACCAAGTAACAATAGCAGTGGAGTAATTGGTGTTACATGGCATAAATGGTCTCAAAAATGGATGGTTCGTATTGAAGTAAATAAAAAAAGTATTTACTTAGGCAAATTTGTAGACAAAAATGAAGCAATTGTTACTCGTCTTTATGCTGAGGCTAAATATTTTGGAGAATTTGCACCTCAAAAACATTTATTTGAACAATACAAAATTAAAACAGACAACAAGGAGGACATAAATGAGTAAATTGAAATTGCTAGAATTATTTAGTGGTATTCAAGCACAAGAACGAGCACTCAGACAGTTGCCGATTGAATATGAAAGTATTGGTGTATGTGATTGTGATAAAGATGTTCTTGTGTCGGCAGCAGCAATGAGGTTTAATCTTGAGGAAGAAATTAAGAATTTTAATTTCCCATCTCAAGATAAAATGATTGAATATTTGCAGAATAAGAATATTGGATATTCATTCGAGAAAAATAAGCACACGATAACTAGCAGAACCCCTATTACTAAATTAAAGCAATATTATATTGCAAATAATCTATTGAAAAATTTAGGGGATATTTCTAAAGTAGATAGACTACCATATGCAGACCTAGTTACATATTCTTCGCCTTGTCAAAGTTTCAGCGTTGCAGGTAAACTAGCTGGTGCAAAGAAGATTTGTAAGGTTTGTGGACACGAATGGGAGATTGATTTTAGCAATCCTAATTATAACTATAAGTGCCCTCACTGTGATAGTGTAAACCTAGAAAGCACAACATCTGGTTTGCTGCAGGAAGTACAAAGACTATTGTCTGTAGCATATGAAAATAATGAACTACCAAAGTATTTGCTTCTTGAGAATGTCAAGAATCTAGTTGGCAAGAAATTTAAGCCACAATTCGATGCTTGGATTCGTTGGCTAGATAGCATTGGTTATAATACTTACTATCAGGTTCTCAATTCTAAGCACTTTGGTATTCCTCAGAACAGAGAGCGTATTTTTGCCCTATCAATTCGTAAAGATGTAGATAATGGCAAATTTAAGTTTCCAGAGCAGATTCCTCTAACAACTCGTCTAAAGGATATTCTAGAGAAAACTGTAGATGAAAAATACTACCTATCTGGTGATAAAGTAGAGAGTATTCTTGCAAAATTCGATGGTCTAACAGATGTTGCCCATACTCTTATGGCTAGAGATTATAAGGGCTTTGGTAATCAGTCTATGACTGGTGTTATTGAGCCTAGCATTGAAGTACTTGGTCATTATATGCCGAGTGGGCATGAAGCGTCTAGAGTTGTAGATGCCGATGGTATTGCACCGACTGTTAAGGAAAATCACGGTACTGTTACGGCAATTGTCGAACCTAAGATTATTAAGGTTGGTCAATTAGATTCTAGCTTTGACCAAAGTGGTAGAGTATATAGTGCAGAAGGTATTGCGCCTACTGTTATGTCAAACTCTCATGGTACAACATCTGGTGGATATACTTCTCTTAAGATTCTTGTTAATGAGCCTTTCATTGTAGCTTCTCGTGGTCGCAATCCAGAAAATCCATCTGATAGAACCACTGGTTCTCCTACAGAACAAAGGCTTGAAGCTAACATGAGTGGTACTACTAATACAATTACTACTGTTGTCAAGGATAATTATGTGATGGAACCTATTATTTATGATGATTATAATAGTAGGATTCCTCAAGACCAAGATGCGATTACAACACTCACTACAAATTGTGGAGCAAGTGCGGTTAGAAACGGTGTCAAAATCATTGAGCCTACTGTCTGTGAACAGCGTTATGATGAAGGACTAAGATTCTTCAAAGATGATGTTGTTGGTACACTTCGTACTATTGATGCTTGTGGAGACAAGAGAGTTATTGAGCCAGAACTGACACAAATTGGAACTATTGACGGGAACGGGCATGAAATTCGCAGAAGAGTGTATGATGCAGATGGGATATCTCCAACTTTATGTGGAGTCGGTAGCGGTGGTAATACCGAACCAAAAGTTTTAGTTAAAGACGAGGATGTCAATCCTGTGAGAATTGGGAACATCTATGGCGAACAGTTTGGTACTGGATATGCTGGTAATGTGTGGGATCAGGATTCTGTTTCTCCTACTATTATGACCGCACAAGGAGGCAATAGACAGCCCCTTGTAGTGGACGATGTTAAGTGGAGAATTAGAAGGCTAACACCACTAGAATGCTGGAGACTGATGGGATTCTCTGATGAGGACTGTAATCGTGCTTCTGCCTATGTGAGTGATTCTTCTCTTTATAAACAGGCCGGCAATAGCATTGTTACGTCTTGTCTCGTAGCCATCTTCTATTCTCTATTATTCAATGATGGTAGCACAAAGTGGTCCGATTATATTGTACAATACAAAATTAACGGAGGTAATTAATGCGAGTATTAGAATTATTTGCTGGAACGAGAAGCATTGGTAAAGCTTTCGAGAAGCATGGGCACAAAGTTTATTCTATTGAATGGGATAAAGGCTTTGAGAACATTGATTGGTATGAGGACATTGGTAAAATTACAGCACAAGACATTATTGACAGATTTGGACGCCCAGATGTTATCTGGGCAAGTCCAGACTGTACTAGTTTTAGTATTGCAGCAATTAGCTATCATCGTCGCAAGAATCCAGAGACAGGCAATCTTGACCCAGTAAGTGATTATGCAAAATTCTGTGATAATGTTGACCAGCATGTTCTTGATTTAATTCGTAAACTTAAACCAAAATATTGGTTCATTGAGAATCCTCGTGGCGGAATGCGTAAAATGACGTAGATGCAAGGACTTCCAAGATATACCGTAACATATTGTCAGTATGGTGATACTCGTATGAAGCCTACAGATATTTGGACTAATCACCCAGACCCAAAGTTTAAGCCACCTTGTCATAATGGGGATCCGTGCCACGAACCAGCTCCAAGAGGAAGTAAGACTGGTACTCAAGGACTTAAAGGTTCAATAGACCGTTCTAGGATTCCAGATAAGCTATGTGAACATATCGTTGAAATATATGAGAAAGGTTGAGTAATTATGAAGTATAGAATCGCGTTAGATTGTGATGATGTCCTTAACAATTTGAATGAAGTAGTATGCAAGGTATTCAATGAGGAAAACAGAACAAATCTTACAGAAGATACATTTACTGCATATGACATCTATAAGTGTCTACCGTTTGAAGTTGCAGAAAAATATGCGGCTCTATGGAAGAGAGAAGATATTTGGCGTTCATTAACTCCTGTGTATCACTCTCAGTGGGGTGCAAAGAAGCTAGTCGATGATGGCTTTGATGTATATATTACAACTGCAACACATTGGGAGAATTTCCCTTGGAAGGTTGAATGGCTACAGAGTTATTTCCCGTTCATTGATGAATCTCGCATTATCTGTGTTAGAGATAAGAGCATTCTAGATGTAGATGTAATGATTGATGATAACCTCGATAATCTTATTGGCAATATTAGATGCAATAGAGTTCTTCTAGAAAAACCTTGGAATAAGAATGCTCATGATGAAGTTTATGGCATTAAGCGTTGTACAAATTGGGACGAGATTGTCGCTGCGGTAGAAGAATTTTACAAGAATGACGAGGAGTTGATGAAGAGTTGAATGTAAAAATTTTAAATCCAGATGCTGTATCAAAACTATTCACCAATTGGGGTGAAACAAGTGCAATTTGTTATAATACTCACACAGATGATCCAACTCCAATTGGTAAAGGTTGTATGACAAATGGACACTTTAGTGGAAGTCGTGGTGACTTTATCAAGTTCCTAGTTACAGATATTCCTCGTTTTACTGTTGACCAAGCAGTAAGACATGAGGTTGGTGTGTTTAAAAATGTCCAGTCGTTCAGATATGTGGATGAGAATTGTTTTGCATATGAGATTCCAGTAGAGATCACAGACAATCAAGAACTAGTTGATAAGTATGATCAACATATGCAAGACACTATGGAACTATATAAAGATATTCAGTCTTATGTTCTATCCAAGGGCAAGACGCAAGAAAGAGCGAATGAGCAAGCAAGATATGTACTTCCCATTTCAACACATACTGCTTTTGTAATTGGTTTTACCGTGGAGGGTATTATCCATTTTATGCATAAGAGATTATGTTCTCGTGCAGAGGATATTATTCTCCAGTTGGCGGTAGAAATGAAAAAGGAAGTTATTAAGATTTTGCCAAACCTTGAATCTAGACTTGTGCCAGAATGTCAGTATTTGCTTTGGTGTCCAGAGGGTAAAAAGTCCTGTGGGGCATATCCAACTAAGAAACAGCTTAAAGAAATTTTAAGCAATAATGGAGGAAACTAAAATGGAGCATTTTGAAATTCATAAATATCCGACAAACATTTTGGTTACAAAAGAACCAACGGCAGCTTGTGGTTGTCATTTTGCAAGATTTTTTGATGATGGGTCTGTGGAATGTCTTCTTAGCCAAGAAAGATTTGATACGCTTATGGATTGTTGGCTCGAAAAGTACGGCAAGTGTCCGTTCTTAGTAGATATAAAAAGTTATTTAGATAAGGAGAGATGCCTATGACAGTAGAACAATGGCTAGGAAGAGACAATAAACTTGGAATTGATATTTGGCTACGCAAATATCGTAAAGGCGAAGAGTCATTTGATGAATGGCTCGACAGAGTTAGTGGTGGAAACAAGAGAGTAAAGAAAGCAATTATTGATAAAAAGTTTATTCCTGGTGGACGTATCCTTAGTAACAGAGGCGTGAAAGGCACAAGAGTTACATACTCAAACTGCTATGTCGTTGCCCCTCCAGAAGATTCCATCGAATCCATCTATGAGAGCCGTAAGAAACTAGCACGTACATATTCGTATGGTGGGGGCTGTGGTATTGACCTATCTAAGCTTGCTCCTGCTGGTGCTAAGGTGCATAACCAAGCAGAAAAAACTAGTGGAGCAGTAAGCTTCATGCAAGGATACAGCCAGACAACTGAGGAGATAGGTCAGAATGGCCGCAGAGGGGCCTTGATGATTTCACTAGATTGTCATCATCCAGACCTACTAGACTTTATCGACATCAAAACAAAGGATGGTAGTGTAACTAAAGCTAATATTTCTGTCCGTGTAACAGATGATTTTATGCAAGCAGTTGAAGATGATACCGATTGGATAATGTCTTTTACTCGTGAAGAAACTGGTGAAACTATCACTAAGACCGCAAAAGCAAGAGATATTTTTGACAAGCTATGTGAAAACAATTGGAACTGGGCAGAACCAGGAATTCTATTCTGGGATAATATTGAAGAATATAATCTGTTAAGCAATAATCCAGACTTCGAATATGCTGGAACCAATCCTTGTGCAGAGGAACCTCTTCCCGCTGGTGGTAGCTGTCTCCTAGCATCCATTAATCTTTCTGCATTCGTAGATGATTGTGGTGACTTTATGTATGATGATTTCTACGAAACAGTAGATACTGGTATTAGATACCTAAATGAAGTTCTTGACGAAGGTCTTCCTCTACATCCTCTACAAGAACAAAGAGATAGTGTAAGAAATTGGCGTCAGGTTGGATTAGGTGTCATGGGAGTTGCAGACATGCTTATCAAGATGCATCTACGCTATGATAGTGACGAAGCTATTGAACATTGTCGTGACATTTCTATGGCTATGGCAAATCACGCTATGTATGTTTCTGCAAACTTAGCTTGTGAAAAAGGTCCATATCCAAAGTACACAAAAGAAACGATTGATACTCCGTTCTTTAGAGCTAATGCAGACACTCTAACGAAGAATATGATTGAGAATTATGGTCTACGAAATAGTCAACTTCTAACCATTGCACCTACTGGCACCATCTCAACAATGCTTGGTATTAGTGGTGGTATTGAGCCTATTTTTGCAAAGAGCTACAAACGTAAGACTGAATCTCTACACGAAACAACACAGTATTACGATGTACTTACTCCTATTTATCAGAAGTATGCAGACAAGCATAATCTTACTGTTAATGACAAGTTCCCAGACTGGTTTGTTGATTCTTCAGAAATTGACTACAACAAGCGTGTAGCAATGCAGGCTGCTTGGCAGATGGGAATTGATGCAAGTATCAGTTCAACAGTAAATCTACCAAATGATGCTACAATTGATGATGTTAAAAATATTTATATGTCGGCTTGGAAAAATGGACTGAAGGGGATTACAATTTATCGTTCTGGTTGTAAGCGTGAAGGTGTGTTAATTACTGATGATAACAACTCCGACCAAAACACAGTCCTAAAAGAAGATAATGCACTACCAAGAGGATTCATTTCTGATTGTCAGGATGATCTCATTGGAAAGAAAAGAAAATTACAAACAGGATGTGGTTCACTTCATGTGCTTGCTTTCTTTAATCCAATTGATGGTAGCTTACAAGAAGTTTATTTCAACAAAGGAAGCAGTGGAGGATGCGCCAATTTTATGACTGGACTTAGCAGAATGGTTAGTTTGCTTTGTCGTGCAGGTGTTGACATTATTGCAATTAAAGACCAACTTGATAGCACTGGTGTATGCCCAAGTTATGCAACAAGAACGGCTACAAAGCACGACACATCAAAGGGATCCTGCTGTCCTATGGCTATTGGAAACGCACTCGTAGATATGTGGAAGGAGATGCAAGAAGAAGTCGATGACGATTATGACGGAGATTGTGAATCTCATGTTATTAGTCAAGAAAAATTAAATTCAATTAAGCTTGGTATATGCCCAGAGTGTGGAGAGCCAATGACACACGAAGGTGGATGTGACATTTGCAAATCATGTGGTTATAGTCACTGTGGTTAATAATACAAAATTAATGGAGGATTGATATTATGAAGAATTTTAACAATGACAAAACTACAAGCACTATTAATAAGAATTTTGCTTTAAATTATGGCGATTACAAGACAGATGAGGTATCTAATAAGATGGTCTACCATTGTGCTATCTGTGGTAAGCCTTACGATACCGTTGATGAGCGTGTGGCATGTGAGACGAAGTGTCTAGCCGCAAGGAAAAAGGCTCAGGCAGAGATTGAAAAGAAGAAGCTAGAAGAGAAGAAGAATACTCGTAAGGCTGAGATTGAGAAGAAGTATAAAGAACTAGCAACACTTGTAAATGACTATTGCAAAGACTATGGTTCTCTACAGCTTGGTGAATCTCGCTACTTTGAGGACGACATTTCTACTCTGTCTAAACTTCTAGGATGGTGGTTCTAATGAGATACTTTGAAGTAGTTAAAGACGAGTATAGAAAACATAGTGGGGACATCCAACTCCCAACTCGTGCTACAAAGAATAGTATCGCATATGACTTTTATAGTCCAATTAGTGTAGATATTGAGCCAATGTGTTCACAAATGATTTGGACAGATGTAAAAGCTATTTTTGAGAACGATGAAGCACTAATTATCAATGTTCGTAGCTCAATGGGAAAGCAGCCAGTAATGATTGCAAATACGCAGGGCTGGGTAGAAAGTGACTATGCAAATAATCCAGACAACGATGGCAACATTGGATTCAGATTATTTAATCTTGGTAAAACAATATATACAGTTCACACGGGCGATCGCATTGGACAAGGTATGTTTATTAAATACCTAACAACAGATGATGATGAATCAACCGCTCAACGTATTGGTGGCTTTGGTTCTACAGGACAGTAAAAAAATAAGGGGCGGCGTTTGCCGTCCCTTTTATTATTAGGAGAGTGTTTATGAGAATATATTATATGCCATATGGCACAACTCAAGAAGAAATAAATAAACTAAGAAAATCAATCAATAAAAAAATTATAATTATCATCAGTGGCAACGATGATTTCAAAACAAATTTAAAAGATTTTATAGTAGCTGCTAAAAAGTAGCTACTATTTTATTGCGTTTGTATAATCACAATGTTATAATAGACATAACAACAATGTGAAAGGATGTGTAAAAATGATTTCACAAAGAGCAGTGGCATATTGCCGTTTATCCAAAGAAGATGGAGATGACGAAATCAGTCAAAGCATTGAGAATCAAAAACAACTACTTGAAGAATTTGCAAAGAAAAATAATATAATTATTGATAAGTTTTATATTGATGATGGATACAGCGGAGCAAAAATGAGCCGTCCAGCATTTAACCAATTAAAAGATGATTTAAATAGTGATAAAGTTGATTTAGTTCTTGCAAAAGATTTATCTCGTATTGGTCGTAATAGTCCAAAGGTGCAATTATTCTTAGAGAACATAATTGAACAAGAAAAAAGAGTTATAGCACCAGGAAATAATTATGATTCATTAAATGAACAGGCACAAGAAATGGTCGGAATACAAACATGGGTAGATGAAAAATATGTGCGTGATGTTAGTAGAAAAGTTCGTGGAGCTATCGACACTATGCAACGTAATGGTAAATACATAAGTTGTGTACCATATGGTTATTATATTGATCCGTTTAAAAAGGGCATATACTATGTCGATGAAACATGGGCAATGCATGTTAAAGAAATGTTTGATATGTACTTAAATGGATTTGGTGTAAGAGCAATAGCAAAAGAATTTACCGTCCGTAACATTCCAATTGGAAGTATGATTACAAAACAAAGATTGGAACGTTTGGGAAAGCCATATAAAGGTACTGCATCTAACAGATGGTATCCAAATGTTATTATGGATATGTTAAAGAACGATTTCTATATTGGGACCTTAACATTAGGAAAAACAAAAAGGCGTTCAATACATGGTAAAAAAATAAAACAACCAGAAGAAAAACAATATGTATTTGAGGATGCACATGAACCAATTATAGATAAAGAAACTTTTCAATTAGTACAAAATACAATTGCAAATAGAGGAGTTACAAATTTTCGTGGAAGAAGAATACAAACAAGACCGAACATATTTGTAGGAGTTCTATATTGTGCAAAGTGTGGCAATCGTTTAACATCTGCTGGAAAAAACAAAAATACAAGATATGTTTGTAGCTTATATAATACACATGGAACAGACTTTTGTTTAAGCCATTCCATAACAGAGCGAGATTTAAAAGAGGCACTAATATATTTTCTTGAACACTGTAAAGAAAATTTATCGGAAGCAATAAACGACTTGGACAATATCATTCATAAAGACTCTAAAAAATCAGAAGATAATATTATAGAGGTTTTAGAAAAAGATATTGCTCGTGTTGAATATGAAGTAAAAATACTTTTAGAACAAAAAATGCGTGAAACAATGAAAAATCCATCTATGATTTCAATGATTGATGAAATGTATGAAAAAATGTTAGAAGAAAAATATGATAGTTTAAAATCATTAAAAACCCAATTAGAAGACAAAAAGAGCAATATGTTTGACGACCATAGTATCTACAAAAACTTGACTTCTGCAATGGACATTATGACAAAAATTATAGAAACTAAAGACATTACAAAAAGACAAATTGCAACTATAGTAGATAAAATAGTCGTACATGAAGATGGTGGATTAGACATCTATCTAAAGGGCAACTTACATGAGCTTTGCACGAATTATGTACAATACAAGATGACAGACAAAGAAAAAATATTAGCTGCCACTTTAGACTATATAAAAACCACCCCCGATTATATTATACCCACAGCCGCATGGAAATATTCACGTGCTCAAGGATGCCGTATAGGATACCCAAATTATTTTAGAATATTTAGCATTTTAATTAAGACTGATTATGTAATAAAGAATGAAGGATATAATAAGGGGTATAGGCTAAACCGTCCATTTAAAACTCTATATGATGATTTTAAAAATAACAACATTGACTATGACGCCTCACTGTGCAAGAACAATAATGTTACATTAGAAAATATTAAAGACATATGTAAGTGGGTACAATCATTACAATATAAGAAGAAGTTATTTTAGCACTCCCCTGCTATTTGATGCTATCACCTTGTCAATTTTGACCTGATTTTTGCTAGAAAAGTGATTGCATTTTTTTAATAAAAAATATTATAATGTTTATATAAGGAGGTGGTCATATGGCAATAAAAGAAGGAACAAGAGTTATTACTATAAGGCTTCCAGAAGACGAAAAGTTTCAAATAGAAATGGCAGCACACGAAGAAAACAGATCAGTAAATAATTGGATATTAAATGTAATTAGAAACCATTTCAAAGAGCAAAACGCAAAAAAATAAGGACTGAGATTAATTTTCTCAGTCCTTAAATATTTATTACACCTTTAGCCAATCTTGACTTTCATAATACTTTACTATTTCGTGATATGCCTCAGACCCGGTAGAGTTACAATGAAGCTCGTTACTATATTTAGAATAAATTTCATCAATATGAATCTTTTCTTCTGGATATAGTTTGATACCACGGGCACAACGAGCCGCACACTCTGATAGTTCGGCCTTAATTCTATCACGCTCATTCCCAAAAACTCTCTTGTCCAATGTTTTAATACGATCATCTATTTGGCCTAGACGTTCAAGAATCGTCCCTACATTGCCTTCAAGCATAGCGATATCAGATTTAATATCTTTAATTGCAGCAGAAGTTTCACTTGCCTCAGATGTGTGCTTAATCCAGTTAACAATCTTTTTCCTTATCGGTTTAAAAATTGTAGTAATAAGTGCGATAAAAGCAGATATGCAGCCAATAACAGCTGCTATATCTCTAATTAATTCCATAAAATCACCCATTCATAATAGATTATCTCCTTTTAACCAATTTGTTATAATTGTTATTTTCCTTTTAGCTCATTAATTTCTTGCTGAAGTTCCTGACATTTTTTTACCAACAAAGGAATAATTTCTTCGTATGCTAATGCGTAATTTGTTTTTTCATTTGTTTCCTCATTTTTATCATAGTGAACAATTCCAGTTTTATAATTTACCCCAACATTAGAAAGAGCGTCTTCCACATCTTGTGCAATAAATCCATAATGAGTAACACCAGAAGATTCGTTAATCAGTTTATATTCGACTGGTCGCAGAGAGTCTATTATATCAATATTAATGTCTTTAATATTTGATTTCAGTTTTCTATCTGAGCCAGTTATTGGAGCCGATATAAAATGAGCTTCCCAGTTACAGTCAAATCTACCAGTATTGTTTTTTGAAGTTTGGGCATATCCTCCAATTGCTATGGCATTATTATCGTTTGTTATGTTTATTGGAATATTTTTTGTGCCAACATGTGTATAAATAGTATGTGAACCACCAACGCTATCAGAAATTACAATTTTAAAATCATATGTGGAATCGACTGCAAAAGAATTATTTGAATATGTGTATGTATACTGTGTCTGATTTGTTGCATCGTTTTTGATTGTTACATAAGATGACGAGTATGTAGAGTCCGTACCTTTTTTACTATATGCTTTAATCGTTATTTGATTATTACCATTTAGTCTATAAAACGAAGTGGTAATTTTATGTGTTACATATTGGCCAGATCCATTTATGTTACCAGTAGAATCACTTCTAAAAGAATTATATGAAGTAATTAATGGAGTGTTATAGTCTACTATAGTAATCTTTCCTGTTGCACTAGTTGTTCTCCCACGACTATCTGTAATAGTTATTGTGTATGTTTTTTCACCAGAAATTGTTAAAGTAGAACTCGTTGCACTATACGAAGTCGAAGATGATGTTGTATCATAAGATAAGTTTTGACCACTAATAACGCATCTTCTAATAGTCGAGCCATATTGACCAGAAACAGATGCACTCCACTTAACTGTTGAATTATTTTTAACATATAACCCACATCCTGATGGTTTTGTACTTGCTATGGATGATGAAAAACTATTAATTGACGGAACAATATTAGATGGTACTGTTAATGTGAAATTAATAGATTTTTCTCCTACATTGCTACCTCCATTATATGTTATACACTTTAATGTGCCTGTGCCAGATGTAGCATTCGGAATTTGATATGCTAAATCCATAGAAGGAGTCCATGTCACAGATGAGCTTGATGTATTGGAGGCAATTGTGCCACTAGCATTTCCAAAATACCAGTATATAGTATGAGTAAAAGAAGATGCGGCTTTTGAGATAGAAATTGTGATTGGAGAACCCATAGTGCTTCCACTGACACTAATACTTGAAGCTCTTGGTATTTGTGGTAAATCTACAGAATATCCATATCTAGTACTACTAATTGCATAAGTATAAATTGCTGCTTCTGCCCATGCCGTCAAAGTAGCATTTCCGCTTGCGTCATGTGTTAAAGTAAAGCTTCCTGATCCAAGGGTTGTATCTGCCCACATTTCAAATCTATCAGATTCACTAAATACAGTAATCCCAGCGATATTAACTGTTACTGGGCCAGTCATAGTATAATTACGACTTCCACCAGCAGATTTAACAGACCAATATATAGTAGAGGTATTGCTTGCGACACTCTGTGATGAAGACCACTCAACTCTAATTCTATTAGGATAATTACCACCACCTGTATTTGCTACACTTGTTTCAAATGCACCACTTGTTACAGCCATATTATCACCTCCATTATGTCACTACAATTGATAGACTACCGTTAGATTCTATTTGTAATTTAAATCTACCTAAAGAAATACTTGGGGTTTGTTCATCTGTGCCAACTTTAAGATTACCTTCTATTTCGGCTTGCTTCATATATGCGGTATTATTCGCAAAATATGTAATTGCAATTCCGAACTTTATTTCTGGATCTTCAAAATCTTTATCAATAGCACGAGCTTCATATTGTGGTTCTTCTGATTTATATAAAAAGTCAGGATTTTTATAATAATCAAAATAGGTATGTGAACCTTCCGTATGTGTATATTTTATATAATCAAAATTATCATATTTATGAGTTGGTTCAGAAGTAACATATGTTATCTTTGCTTTACGACAAAATTCAATTCTTTGAGCAGACACTCTTGAGAAATATTCACCGTCTTTATTTTCACCAACAATTAATCCCTTATCTCCGTCAAAACTAAAATATGATAATTTCTCTGCAGCATCACCTTTATTCATTGTAACTGTGCCATCTTTATCTACTTTAAAATTGTATGTCCCATCTTCTCTTTCGCCAATACATATTTCTCCACCGATAATTTTACTACCTTCAATTAAGCCAGCACTAACACATCCAGCCAAAATTCCCCAATATGTCTCACCATCTATTACATAGTTACCAAATACTGATTTTGTAGTTTCAAAATTATCATCAGAATATAAAAATTTATTATTTGTAATCCAACCCTCATGTGGGTCTAAAATGCCATCAACAACTTTACGCAAATGAATACCATAGTTGTCCCAAGAAACATCTTGCCCCGCAGAATTTGACTTAATAGATGTAGTGGCATCAATAAGCCCCCGTCTAATTTTATCTTCAATGGCAGTCGCAACATCATATCCCTTTTGCCAATAAAATGAACCACTTGCAACAGCTTTTCCCGCACTTACTGCTTGTGATAATAAATCAGCGTGTAAGTCTCCTTGACTTTTTGCCGATAATAAGTCGCCAAATGTACATGAAAAATTACTTAAATCATCAAAATCAAATTGAATTTCAAGAAGCCTTGCCTTTTGAATAAAGCCTTTTCTTATTCCAACTTTAATAAAGTTTCCGAGTTTGAATTGATTTAGTATTGGTTTAAATTCTGGCATTGCATAAATATTTTTCATAGAGGCAGTAAAAGAAAGAGTTGGTTGTGAAATTGTTTTTAGCTTCTTATATCCAGATACCAGAAGTTCCTTTTGTGTATTAATAATATCTAAGTCTGTATCAATTTCTGTAATGCAAAAACAATCATCTGTATATTCATCTTCTCTAAGGAATAAAGATAACCTATCTAAACTTTCTGGAGAAAAGTTTTTGTTTATATTGACATCATTTGAAATTGATAGTATTTTATTTTTAACATCTTCTATCTCTAACTCTATATTTCCAATTTCTTTTTCTTTGATTTCTAGTTCTTTTTTGAATTTTTTAAGATTATTTAAATTGTTTTTATAGCTCTTCTTCTCATCACTATTGTCTGGCTTTTTATCCCACTCTGCAGCGACTTGAATATCATTAATAGAAGAATAAATATCTATTTTTTCCTTTAAAGAATTTATACCTTCTCCACCAAAAACTAGGTTTCTTTCATTCCATAAGTATTGATACTTTTGTTGTTGTTTACCATCATCATCTTTATATGTTGACATTTTCATTTCGCAAACATAATATTTATAAGAAACATCATTGCCGTTGCTATCTTGGTTAATTATTTTATATACTTCTCCCAAATTTTTTATATTTGCTTCTGGTAAATATGAATTTGATTCATCAAAGTTTTCTGGTGTTAATATTCTTTCAGTAATCTTATATTCATCTGGAACAGAATTTTCTTCGGTCAAACGCTTGTCTATTAATTCATATAGCGATTTTAAAACATCAGTATATCCTTCTGTTTTAATAACATAATCTCCATTTTTGGGGACATAAGATTTTAAAGTAGGAACTACATCCTTTGTTAGTATCTGTCCATCTCCCGCATCTGAATCAACGACTTTTAAAACATTTACAGAGTCATAGTTTTTAACTTTTATTTCATCTCCGTTGCTAAGAGGGACTTTAATCGTCAATATTTTTGTCACATCGTTATATTCATAGCCACTTCCTTCTTGAATTGTTTCAAAAGAATCACCAACAGATTTTTCAACACTATGTCTTGAACCTATATCGTTTTTAATAACAAAATGGTTATCAATAAATTCAACAGACAAGATATCGTCCGCACACAAATTATCTAGAACAGTTAAAATTCCAGATTCAAAAGTATATTTTGACGAATCTATAATTTTTCCATTAAGTTTAATAGATGTTAATACTTTATTATCTACACCAGTAATAGAAAATTTATTAACAATTGTTTTTAATGTAACCTTGTTACTTTGCTTTAAACTACTACTATTTATAGTTAGTATATTATTATTTGTATCGAAAGTATACGAAGATTCGTCAATAACATTATCTCCGACTATAACAGACTCAATAACACCATTTAATGAACCTATATAAAACTTATTATCAATAGAAGTTACAACTATATTACTATTTGACTTCAAATACTCTGATGTTATATATAATTTGTTGTCTTGGTATTTAAATTTAACATTATGTCCATCTACTTTAACAGACAAAATAATACCATTTGTGTTGCTTAAAACGAAATAATCATCAACAGACTCTACTATGACTTGTTGCCCGTTAAATAAATCATTTAAGCTGTGTATAATGATAGAAGTGTCAGCAACATCATATTCTGAAATTTCTGTTGAATCAATTTTAACAGATAAAATCTCATTTTTCTTTTGTGGCACAACAAATTCATTATTTACTAACTTTACAGATATGGTGTTATTAGGCTTAAAAGTATAATTTTTTATTTCTAACACACCAGTATTTTTATCAAAAGTGTAAGACGAAATCTGCTGCCCATTGATATTAACAGACACAATACTCATGTTTTTATATTGTGATAAATCAAAATGTGCTTCTATTGATTCTACAGAAACAATATCTCCGGTATGCAAATCATTACTCGTTATTTCTAAAATACCGTCAGTAATGCTATATTTACTTGTTTTATTATCATTAATTTTTACACAAATAATTTTATCCTTAACATTGTTTAAAGAAAATTTAGTGTTTACTTCTTCAATGGTAATTGTGCTTCCATATTTTAAAATTGATATGTCAGTAATGGTTAATGTCCCACCATCAATTGAATAAGCGGAAGTTGACACGCCGTCAACTTTTACAGATACCACTTTGTACTTTAAATTCTTTAAACTAAAGTTCGTTTGTATTTTTCCAGATGGCGTATCAATTTTTATTGTATCAGAAGAAGACAACCTTTGATTGATAGTAAGTTCTTTTGTGACACTATTATAGCTATAGCTTATTGTTGAACTTCCATTTAAATAAACAACACTATCAGAAGCAATTGGATTTTTTAACTGGAAAACATTTTTATAGGTATATATACTGATTTTATCTAAATCTTTTAGCTCGACATTAATTTTTAGCTTTTTGTTTAAATACTCATATTCAGATGTTTCCAGTGATGTTCCGTTTAACTGCACTACACTTAAACTATTAATTATGCTTGTAATGTCAAATGCATCTTCATAAGTAGAAACAACAATTTTGTCACCTACTACCAGCCCGCCATTATATGTTATAGAATTATCTTCTTCATTATAAATATAATCATTTACTTCAATACCACGGATTTTTACAACGCTGTTCTCATTGAAGACAAATTCTTCTGGAAGATTGAAGACTTTTTTGATTCCGTCATATGTGAATGTATGGGAATATTCTCTTACCGTTATATCTTCACGACTCGGATCTTCACACAAAATTTCCTCAGTACTAATCATTGGCTCTTTAAAAGTAGAAGTATCGCCGTTGACATCATGTTCCTCTATTGAACTATCCACATTAAATTCTACTTGTTTTTTGTCTATATTTAATATAGATTTATCACCATCTACATTAAAAGATTCTTGGGCCTCCGTAGCAGTAAATTCTTGCGTAGTACCAGCATTAAAATTTCTTATATCGGCTACGACATTAATTGTTTCCTCAGAAGCACCACTAACATCCTTGCTATAAAACCCGCTCATATATTTATCTTGTTTATCAATGTAAGCTTCATATTCTCTACAAAGTTTATCTCCCATCCATTCTGGAGTGCAATAATAGTCAAGATTCATAATTGACGACAAACCAAAATTGACATTACGGATATCTAAATCGTCTGCACCTTTTACTGTAAGAACAGTCTTAATATCATCAGCAGAATAATTTACTTTCATCTCATTTGATAGATTTTCAAATGTTACAAAAACATCTGTATCATACTTAGATTTAAAATTATCAGTAACCTCAATAATGTCACCATCTGCTGGTGCTGATTTAAATGATAATTCTTTTGTATCTGAGTTATATTCATATTGTGATATGATATGACCATTAATAGTTACTTCGCTTGTATTAGAAATATCATTTGTTAATTGAAAAGATGTCTTTTCCCCATCACCAATAAAACGCTCAATCTCATTTTCTGAATAAACATTTACAGTATTGTTGATTGTATCAAACTCAAGATAACACTTAAAAGTTTCACACATATCATTCATAAGAAAATCATAAATAGATTCTCTATCAACTTCAAAACTACGACTTTGATTTGCTAATTCATCATCTACATGTCCTATAACCCACCCATATGCTTTTTGTAAAACAAGATGTAAAAGGCTATGAGCAGAATCGGCAGGATTATATAAAACAACACCATCAATGCTTCCAATAGTGTCGCCTACATCTCCTTTATTAATAATAAAAGTTTCTAAATATCTTTGAGACAATGCATATTCTAATGAGTATGCATTTATTGACTTATATTCTTGAATGCCATCGCTATATAGCTCAGGATTTTGAAGTTGAAAATATCCAAAACCATCAAGATATACAAGACGAAGACCTTCAATATAATTATAATATGGGGTTGGCTTAGTTTCACCAGAAATTAAATCTTGATAAACAGATGCAACATTAAATGATATTTCACTATATCCATTGAATTTAAATGTACCAGTTAACTCAGTAACATCTAGCTGACAAATCTTTTCCTTGTTTGTTTGGCACAATATAACTTTAGGTTTGGTATAGCTTTTAGAAAGCAAATCCTGTGGTAACACCATTTTGAAGCACCTCCTTATCTATTAGTTTCGGCATCGTCATTCGCCACTCTTTTTACATATTTTTTTAAATCTCCTCTTATAATCATAGTCTCATTTACAACTTTTATATTTACACCAATAGGAGGATTTAAATTAACATTGCCTCTAATTTTCACTATGTTATCATCAACATAAATAATCATTTTATTCTTTACTTCATAGTCATTTAATAAACTGTCGGCAACCTTCATCGGATATCTGAACTTTATTGTTAATTCTCCATTTCCTTCTGCATTAAAACTATTGATGCCAGAAGATAATGCAGGAAAAACAAAATTAAAATCATCATTAAAAATTCTTGCCGTGTTGTCAGAATATGCAACGAAATTGTTGTCAATTGTTATTATTTCATTTTCTTGTAGCTGCTTAAATTCCGTGCTTATTCCAATGGTATTATTCTTTATAGATAAGCTTGCATTATTTTGATTATTTTTAAATGTAACCTTTGGATATACACAAGAATCTAAGTCGTCACTATTATTATCTATTTTAAATTCCGTGGTGCCATTTATCTTCATGATGACCGTTTTTGTATCAGAATACGCCCATGGACTATTTGCAGTAAATTCGGCTCTAATACCAACAACTCTTGCATCCATTTTTTGCAGCTTTACATCTGTAAAACGGCCAAGATAAGAACAAACTGGTTCTCCATCAATATTGTAGATGTTTAACCATGCACTTTGTTTGGATCCGGTCAACCATTTTAAAACAGATCTTACTTTGAATGGCTGAATATCTTCTCCATCTGGATAAACAAAGGTTACAGATGGTCTTGCAACATCATTATATTTTGCACCATAATCTGTTCTGATTGTACCATCAAAACTATCAGTATATACTGGGTCCATACTTAAATATGAATCTGTTTCACCAGAGTCTGGTTCAAATGTAGCAACAACAAGACCTTCATCATCGTTGCTCCTACCTCTAAATTCTACTTTAGGGTGATAAATCAAAATTCACACCTCCTATAAACTACTTTATGTAAGTAAAGGAGAGGTGCATAGCACCCCTCCTTATAAGTTATCTTGTGTATCTCTTTAGTCCTTGGTTAATATTTTTCATATAAGCATCCATTTGCTTCTGTACTGCCTTAGTGATATCTGGAATAGAACTATTATCTGCGTGGTCAATGTGAACCACCTCGGCTATCTCCATATTAATTTCCATATTATTATTAATAATATGAGGAGCACCAATAGAAGGTCTATTATTATCAAGAACTTGTCTTGGGTCTAAGGATCCAAGTTTCATTAAATTCTCAGTAATATCAGATGGTATTACAGATGTTCCCTTAGTTAAGAATTGTAGCTTTCCATCTTTACCAGCATGAAGAACAAGTTCTTCTCCAAGTTCATCTAACATTGCAAGTTGGTCATTTGTAACACCTTTTGTACCTTTTGCATATCCTTCTATATCAGAAAGACGAACCCATCCAGTATATCCACCATTACGACCAATTAGTACTTCTGAGCCACTAACCTGGTAAACAGTAAAAGTTGAACCTGGAACCCAAGATTGCATCCTAGTTCCATTACCACCGTCTCTTGAGAAATTCGTTGCAGATTTTTTCACCGTAACGGACGCCCCAGCAGAAGGAGCAGAAGGCTTCGATGGTTGTGATGGAGTGCTTGGCTGTGTTGATTGAGGTGGAGTATATGTTGAGCTTTCAGTCTTTGACTTATTGCTATTTATTGCATCAATCATACTCTTACCAGTGCCATCAGCTTGTGCCTGTAAATCAGCATACATCTTCTTAAGAGCTTCTAATTGCTGAGTGAAAGAACTCATAGAAGTGTCTAATTGCTCTTGATAAGTACCAATAGCATTGGCGCCATCTAGCCAAGGCTTAGTTACAGAATCAGATAGCGTGATGCCATACTGACTTGCTATTTCAGCAAGTGTTTGTGCTACAGATTCTGTATTTGCAGCAATTGTTGCATAGCTATCAGAAATAACTTGCTCTTCGTTCTTGAGAGATTCATCAAGTTGCTCCATCTCTTTGTCTTTGGAATCTTGATAATTCTCTAGTTGCTTATCAAGAGCCTCTCCTTGCTTTTCAATACTATGATTGTAATATAACTCGTCTAGCTCTTCTTGAGCTGCTGAAAGTTGTGCTTGTAGCTGTTTCTTTTGAGCAATAGCGGAAGCAGAATTGTCTCCGGCCATTACACTGAGTTTTTTTTGAATTTCCGCAATTGATTTTTGTTTTTCAGCTACTTCTTTCTGGAAGTCATGTGCGTCCTTCTGTAGGTTCAATTCCTCTTTCTTTTTGTCAATAAGCTCTGAATAAGCATCTATTTCTTTCTGAATGCCATCTTTTATGGCCTCAACACGAGTCTTATTCAAATCAATGATAGACTTCTTTGCAGACTCATAAGATTTTATGCTATCCCATTGACCATCTTTTAGTTCCTGTAGCTTCTCATTGTATTCATCAACACTATATTTTCCAGCCGCATATTCTTGATTTAGATACTCAATTTCTTTACCATATTGTTCAGCTCTGTATTTGGCACGTTCCATTTCTTGGGCATACAAACCAAGGGCAGTAATGCCTTTCTTTGTCCAATTGCCGACTTCATCAACAACGTCTTCTTCGTCGATTAGGTCTCCTAGGTTAGAGATTTCGTTGCCAACATTGTCAATAGCATCAATAAACTTTTCAAAGTTATCCCAGTGAAGTTGGTTGATAGAATTCTGGAACCCTTCAAGATCGATTCTACAATCATTGATTTCACCATCGACATCATTGATTGCATTAACCATTTCGTACCATTGTGATTTTCCTTTTTCAACATCTCCACTACTTACAGCTTTGTCTAATGCTTGTTGCATCTCTGCACGTTTATTTTGAAGTTCTGATAACTGCTTTGTACTATTCTTTATCATTTCTTCGTACATTACGGCAGAAGAACGCTTACCCTCTTCGTCAAGTAAATCTATTGTTCCTTGTATACGATCATTTACGGCAGTAATTAAAGAAATACGATTGTCATATTCATCTTTAACCATGTTCTGTATTTCTACATGAGTATCAGAGATATTTTTCTTTGTTTCTTCTAATTGCTGATTCAGGTCAGATACCTTCTTTGCCCACTCTCGATAATTGTTAATTGAGTCTACTACTTCTTCATTTGCCTCACCAAGGAAGTCTGTTATGGCAACTGCACCATTTTGGGCCATTGCTTTGTACTGATCAGGAACTTTAGCAAGAAGTTTATTAGCATAATCAGAATATAGTTTTATTCCTTCATATAATTCTTGCAACTTGAATTGTTCTGTATTTAGAATTTCAGAATAAATACCTTTCTTTGCACTTATACCAACTGCATTTTCTAGTTTTGCATTCATTAGGCTGATATTGTCTTCGATTTCTTCTAGAAGAACTTCAAACCAGTCGAATACTTCTTCGAATTTATCAGCGGCGTCGGAAACATCATCTGCGGCAGAGTCAATAGAATCAGAAGCATATTGTAATGCATCAGACGCATCATATGTATTGTCATCCCAACTACTATATCCAGTTCCTTCCCATTGGCTAGAAATACTATGCTTTGGATAGATTGTTACATGAGCATTTCCTTCAGCATACGCCTTACCACGAGAATTAATATGACCATTTTTGAATAACTCTTCTGTTTGTTTATGATTAAACACTATTGCATTTTTTGGTAAATCTACCAACTCGGAGCCATGGTCTCCTACTGTATAATATCTACCAGTGTTTGGGTCAACAACGGTTTCCATTCCTAGCTCTCCTACAAGAGCATTATGTTCTGATTGTTCTAATCCCCAACTCCCAGTAGCATGAGCAGTTCCAGACACATTAGCTGTGCCATTAGACTCTTGATCTCCACTATTACCACCAAAGATACTAAACACTTTTGCTTTAAAACTTGCCCAATGTTCGCCAACCCAAGAGTTTACTTTATCTAATAATCCATTAAGCGTAGTTTTTGTATCTTGATCAACATTGGCCTTAAACATTGGAGATGTTTGTAATAATTCATATATCTTCGCTAATGTCGTTGCCAACTCATCAATTGAAGATTGAACAGTATCAACACCGTCCATAGATAAATAATAATCAATGAGATTTTTCTTTTCTTGTAATGTTTCTAATTTATCTACTTCTGCTTTTTGCTCATCGGTTAATCCCGCATACAAGCAATCTATATTAACAGTTCCATCATCATTTAATGCGCCAAGTTCCTCAAGTGTTTTCTTTTGATCGTCTGAAGTATTGTCAGTAACACTATATTCAATGTCTCCATTCTCATTGATTTTCGCTATAACACCATATGTATCCTCAAGTGCTTTATTAACACCTTTAAAATTATCAGAATTAAAAGCTTCTTGTATGTTTTGTTTAACGTTTGTCAATTCCGTATTAATTTCATCTACATTAATGCCATTTTGCTCTAATGCAACACTAACAGTATATTCCGTCATCGGGCCATATTTATTTTCTAATTCTTTTTTTTGTTTAAGATAGCCTTCATAATTTTGCAGTTCTTGATTATATTTCCCATTAATCTCTTCAATTTGTTCTGACGTTAGTTTATTTCCATTAGTGTCAGTTCCAGTTGATAATTGCTTCTGATATGCCTCTAACTTCTTCTGGCTCTCATCAATTTTACCATTTACATCTATGAACGACTGGCATGCATCACTAGCGGCCTTTTGTTGTTCTACTAATTGTGCATTTAATTGTTTTGTGGCGGTCTCATATTCCTCTTGTGAAATCTTACCATTTGCTAGTTGAACATTAAGTTCAGCCAGTTTTGTTGTCGTATCTTGAAGTTTTGCATCAAGAGTTTCTGGAACAATTTGATCAAACAAACTACCATAATCGCCATTGAGCCATTCTGCATCTTTATTTTTAATTTCTTGTATTGCAGCCAACGCAACCTCTTTTGTTACATTCATCTCGTCTGCAAAATATTGCAGCTTATCTGGAGCATTTTCTAAGCCAGCCAAAAACTCATCTGACCACTCAAAGTGTTGCCAGTCTTCTCCGGCAAATACATTATTTGAAAAGGCATCTTCAATAAACTTACGAAGATTACCAAGTTTCATTTCCGCACTTTGGATTGCTCCATTGTCGTCAAACTCTAACGTAAAATATTTATTTAAAGTTTCAGTTAAATATTCATGTGCCTTTTCTGCTTTTTCATCAACAGTATCTAATCCTTCAAATTCAACATCCGGAACGAGTGCCTTTATCGCTACTTGAGCTGTCTCAGTTCCAAGATCACCAGTTTCATATGCTTTAATTGCGGCTGTAAGCATATCTTCTGTTTTGCTCATATAATCATTGTCGCTGTCGAAAGATTGTGCTTCTTCAAATTCAGAATATGTTTTAGTGACTTCTGACAACTGTTGTTCGAGTAGACTATATCTTGAAATAACCTTTTGAATTGCGGACATTTCTTGGTATAGAGTATTAATTTTTTCCCTGTTTGCTTGAGCGCTATTTAACTGCCCATTTGTTAATGTAGCAAGTTGTTTATACAATTCCTTGTATTTTAATCTTGCTTGAGCTCGTGCCAAAATAGTTTGTGTAGATATATTAGTTTTAGACGCATTTACTAGCTGTTTGAGTCTACTAACATTCTTAACAACCAATTTGTTGTTTTTATCAAAGCAACTTTCCAAATCAGTCTCACTAATACCAAGGGCAATTAAAGAATCTTTATATTCTTGAGTAACCTCTGTATTGTCAAGCATTATATCTTCTGTTTGCTTTTGAACATCATTAAAGTTTTCAATTGACCCTTTAATTGTGTCATATGTTTGAACTACAGGTGTTCGCATTTCAGATTTAACGGCATTAATTCTTTCTAAAAGTTCATCCCATGTTAATAATGTTCCATCTGGTATATCAAGACTATCAACAATTTTTAAATCAGATATTGTTAGACTGTCAACTTTATCATCAAACTCATCTTTTAATATAGATTTTGTATGGTTTACCAATGGGTCTATTTCTGCATTAATAGAATCATCATCTATTTTAAATGCAGACAATATTTGTTTCTGGGCCTCTTCAGAAATTCCAGAATCACTTAAAACTTTCTTAAAGTTTTCAATTTCTTTTTTGTAATCTGTAACAGACAAGCTACTCGTATCTATTTTTGAGAAATCCTTAATTGCATTTTGTACTTTTTCATTGTTGCCGCTAAATGCTTGAACAATATTTTCAGAGACCCAATTATATAGAGAATCAATATTATCAAAACTAAATACAAACTCAGAATCTAATTGAGATACAATATTATTAATTATAGACTTTGTTTCATCATCTAGCTTTGCATAATCCTCATCCTCTCCGAGATATGCAGATAGAATAGATCTCACTTTGCTTGTTTCTGTATTAATTTTGGTTACTGAAGTTTTAATGAAAGATTCTAGTGATCTCATCTTCTCTTTATATTTATCAACATCAATAGAATTATCCCACCAGCTTCTAAAATCAGATATGTCAATTCCTGCCTCTTTAAATAATGCATCTAACTCAATATTCGAATATTTTTCTCCATCAATTTCAATATTACCAACATTTAAATCATTAAAGAATTTTTGTATTTCTTCTTCTGTCCCTTGATTAGCAAGTTCTACAAGTTTATTAGCAAGCTTTTGTTTTTGCTTCAAACCAGTTTCTTCCCACGAAACAGATGGATTACTATTATATTCTTCTTTGGCAGAATCAAAAACGCCACTACCACCAGCAATTGCAGCTTGACGTGCAGCATGTGCTGCGGCCTCATATGCCTTTGTTAGCTCGTCAACATTTCCCTTACAAGAAAGAATGGCATTACCTTCTTTTGTGTATCCAGATATCATTTCTGGGAACATATCTGCAATCTTATTTGTTATTTCATTGTATTTTTTATATTCATCTGTCGTTAAGCTGATGTTGTTTCCAAAATCATCTACACCCTTAGAAAGTCTTTCATAATCAGAAGACAACCCATCTATTGTTGCTTTATTATCTCTTAATTTATTCTTAGCATCATTATATGTATTTATGGTTTCTTCTGCTGACTGTCTTAAATCCTTTTGTTTATTAATTAACTTCGTTATTCCAGATATAGCAAAAGAAATTAATGCACTTACTGCCATTGTTATTGCTGCATTTAGAGCGGCGGTTGCAATTTTTAAACCAATAGTCTCAGCTGTTGTAAGAATTAATGCTTTTCTATATCCACCTTGTGATACTTTTGCATTATTTACTACAACACCATTTTTTTTTGTTACATCGGCAGATTCAGTTGTTTTAATAATATAACTAGCTAATTCGGGATTGGTTTCTTTTAAATTATTCAAAAACTTAGCCTGTTCTTCTACACTTTGTAAACTGTTGAATTCTTTTATTGCAGGAACTCCTTTTTTAACCTTTTGAATTAATTCAGTTATAATTCCAGAATTTCCATTTCCTGTTAAATTAACAAAAAGATTCTGTCCTTTAATTGTAGACATAGCTCCAGCTATTGTGCCAAGTATAGTTGGAATCATTCCAAGCCAATTAACAACTTTAACTAATGCTGTACCTATACTAACAATAAACTTTACAAAATCAGAATCAATTGCATTTTTCCACATCGTTTGTAAGGCGTTAGTAAACTGGTCTATTCTACCTTGAATGCTATTCATATACTTTTCGTTCTCGGCTTCCGCAGAACCCTGTGCTTCCATAGCACTTTCATATGCACCCTCAAGGTCTTCCATGTTAGTTAGTAGGGCTGCCATTGCATTCGAACGATTCTTACCAGCTAACAATTCGAGCAATGCAGCTCTGTTAATATCATTCATATCGGCCCATACTTGACCAATTTCTTTGATAATTGTATATGTGTCTTTATAAGCACCAGTATCGGTTAGAATATCGACACCACTTAGACCTTTGACTTTGGCTTGGAGTTTACTGACGCTCTCGATAACGCCATCAGTTTCCTCGCCCATTTCTTCTAACACTTTTACGCTAGTTCCACGAATTCTTAACGAAATTGTACGTAGAGCCGCTCCAACACTATTTGGATCTTGAAGTACTTTATTAGCAGCAGCAATCATAGCAACAGATTGTTCTAGGTTGTTGCCAGCGGCCATTAAGGAACTTGCGGAATCTTGTAATGCGGTTGCTATACCATCACTAGAAATCGCAAAATTATTTCCTATTTCGTTAAGTACGTCAACAACATGCATACTATCTTCTGCAGCATATCCATAAGCCTGCATAGTACTAATTAGTGCTTCGGATGCGGTATCGGCATCAGTAAATTCAGATACATTTAATAGAACAGCAGTACTTTTAGCAAGTTCTCCGGCCTCTTGGATAGAATAACCAAGTCGTGCCCAGTTCGCAGCCATATTTGTTAAATCTTTTACTGTAGCTCCGACCTCGGCACCAGTTTGAGACATTGTTTTTAAGAACTGTGCATAAGTTTCATCGGTTTCATCAGTAACTTTCTTAAGCTCTGTCAATGCAGAGTCTATTTCTCTAATATATGTTACGCCCTTTTGAATTTCACCCCATACACGATAGAAACTACTAAAGGACAATAGATAACGACCAACTTCTTTAAACTTGCTGCCAACACTACTAAGGAATTCTTCCATTCCTGTTTTAACGGCCCTAGTACCAGTTCTTGTCTCATAGAACTCGTTTGTAAGTTCTTTTACTCCAATTGTAAAGTCAGAAACTTCACGTTTACCAGTTCTAACACTATAAGAAAGAGTCTTTTGGTCTTCACTCCATTTAATACTTTGAGCATCTACACCATTAATAGACCTAGCATATTGTTCCATTGCCTGTTTTACTTGATCTACATTATTAGGATTAATGCCCTCAAAGAATTTTGCATCTTTTCCTTTAATTACTTCTCCGCTTAACTGTCTTTGTGCTTCATCTGCTTTTAAGAGTGCCTTTTCTGCTTCGATAGCACGATCAGCTAAAAGTTTTAATCCAGGTTGTTCATCAGAGTCCCAAAGCTTGCCGTTCTCTTTGAGCGTCTTTACTTTATCATTTAAAGCAGTAATTGCATCATTATAATTTTTAACAAGCTCAATATCATTAACATTTATGCCTTGGTCCCTATAATTTTGCAATGTTGCATCAACATTGCCAGTTCTACCGAGAACTTTCTGAGCATTATTGAATCCATAAGCATCCTTTTGTTTGTCTAATAAATCCTTACCAGCATTTATTGCTTTTTCTTGCGCCGCATGTAACTCTTCAAAATTTTGTGCCAAGTCTTTTTGTGAACTCTTAGTAACAGCTTTTACTTGTGCTTCATATTCTGCCAGAGCATCTTTATAGGCTTTTACTCCTTCACTTTGTTCTTGGAAAAAGCCATATTCTTCTCCAGCCTTAATGGCCTCATCTGTCTTATAAACTTCTTGTGTAATCTTATCTAAAGAACCTTGAAGTTTTGAAGATTGAATATATGCAGTATTAAAAGCATCACTCCAGCCCATAATAACCTTAGTTACCTGACCTGCACTATCAATCATATTAAAAGATATCTTATCGTTAATGAAGTCATATTGACCAAATTGATATTCACTCTTATTTTGAGTAGCATACTTTTTGGCATATTGAGCCATTATATCTTGACGTTCACTATAGCTATCAGTAGGCTTTATTTTTGTTTTACCACTTACAATCAAACCAGCATCTTTCATCTGTTTGAATTGAGCTTCTTTAGTAAGTACATTTTGAAGTTCTTTGGTCTTAGAGATGGCAACATCTAATTGAGAAATGTCATCCTTAGTTATAATAGTGCCAGATTCACCTTTTGCCTTTAAATCAAGGGCAATTTTGGCTAATTCTTCAAATTGTGTTTTATATGCAACCAATGTCTTGTTGTCTGCACCTAAGAATCCTTCAATATTCCCAACATTATTCTCATTCCAATTACGAGCCTTTGAGAATTGCTTGATTGATGCCTTTTGCAATGCTGTAACATCATCTGGGTTTAAAGCGGATATTTGTGCCTTAGTTAAAGTAGGTTTAACTTCTGGTTCTTTCTTTATTCCTAGAGTTTCTTCACCCTGTTTAATAAAAGCCATTAAATCCTCATTTGACATCTTCTGAAGAGATTCAACGAATGCTTTTTCTGCAGCAACAATTTTCTTGCTATATAAAGTGACTTGTTCTGCATAATCAAGCATCTTCTTATCTTCATCGTCATATTCAGGAATTGCAGAAAACTCTGTATAAACTCCACCATGAGGGTTAGCATCACTCTTGGCTCTAACATTCGCCATAAATTCCTTGCCAAATTCTTCTGCTATATATTGTCTAATTACCGACACATAATCAGACTTACTAACAGTACCCAAATTATCGTTATAATAATTTTGTGATTTAGCAAGAATATTATTAAGTTTACTATACTCATCATCTGTAATAGAATATTTAGAAGTGACATTTTCACCTTTGGAATTAACAACTGATAAACGACCACCAGCATCTTCAACAACCTTTTGCAGATATCCATTGAGAATACGAGCCATTTCATCACTATTTTCAGCAGGGATACTATTGCCGTCTTCTCTAGATAACATAGCCATTACAACATCATTAATTTGTGGATAACAATCAGCAATTGCTTCAGCGGCCTCTTGGCTATTTTTACCAAGATTTAATGACATCATCTCGTTATCATAAATCAAATTATATTTTTTTAGATTGTTTCTAGTTCCTAATTGCTCTAATTGATTAATATCTTCTAACGAGAAGACCATATTATTTAGGCCTTTAGTATAAGAATGAGAATGTGTTAAAGAATCAACATCTCCATAGAATCTTTGGAAATCTACAGACCCATTATCTCCCTTTGCTAACTGAATACGTTTACCGTTTTGTGTGGCAAAACCATATTCAATATTGGCGGCGTTCGCTCCAGCCCTAAAAGCTTCTGTAAGATTCCACACTTCTTTAACAAATTCACTAGTTGATTCAACACCTTCATTAAATACATATTCTGGGTTTTGTACCGATGGAATAGAACCTGATTTTATAACTTCTTTACTCTTAGATTTAGTACCGTCTTGTGCTATTCCTTTAGCAGTATCAATACGATTTTGAAGTTCTTTCTTAGCGAGTTTTAGTTTTTCTGCATCACTTAATTCTACTTGTTTCTGTTGTTCAGCGGTCTGCTTAACTTCTTCTGTTGTTTGCTTTTGCTTTTCTGTTGTTTGCTTTATTTCCTCAGTAGTCTGCTTTTGTTTTTCTTGTGTCGCATTCTTAAGCCCCATCATCTTATTCAGAAGTGCATTGCCTTCTTTTGTTCTATTTTCTGCTGGGGTTCTGTATATTAAATTCGCAGCATCTTTTACTTCTTTTCCAAGTGTACCATAAAACTCGGCTTTTGATTTATCTGTTCTACCTCTAAAACTACCGATAGCTTCTTTGACAATTTTAACAGCATCTTTATACTCAGCAGATGTTTTTGTAGTAGTTTTTGACTCTTTAGATACAGATTCTTTGGAAGACTGAGCTGCACCTTCAACGGCTTGTTCTGCTTGTTGTACCGGTGCTGTTTCTGGAACTGTAGGTGTAGAAAGTTTGTCGTCGGCAGCCTTCTTAGCGGTTTCCGCTGCGGCTTTTATAGTTTGATTAGCGATACTTGTAGTAGCTTCTTCAATTGGAGTAGTGTCAACATCACCAATCAATATATCCAAATTTTTAATTTCAGATTCGGAACCACCATATACTTTTAATAAGGCTCTTTCTTTCGCTTCTTGAATATATTTCATTTCCTCATCAGAAATTCCACCGTATTCCCTAAGCTTTGAAATCCATTCCTTTTGTGCTTTATTCTCTTGTCCAAGGCTAGTAACACGGTCAAGATTATACTGATTGGCGTTTCTATATTCTGCAGTAAGGTTTATACGATTGCCCATTCTATCTTTAAATACAACATCGTTAGCAAGTTCTCCCTCTAATCTTGTTTCATCGGAAGAAATTTCCTTCATATAAGCAACGATATTTTCTTCAAGCTTTTTATCTACTTCTTCATATTTTTTCTTTATAATTTCATTCGACTTAGTATCCGCCCAATTGAATACGCTGCTAACTCTTTTGCCAAATGCGGTTGGAATTATTTTTCCTTCACTATCTGCACCTTTTACCATAGTAAGTTGTTTGAATTGAGCTTCTATAGCTTTTAAAAATGATTCGTCTAATCCATTTTCACTTTCGCCTAAAAGGTTTGCTAATGTTTGATAATAGTATTCTTTAAATTTCTTAGCTTTTCTAGCAAATATAGATTTAAACTCCGTGCCACCAGAATATAGTGAAGATATTTTTGAATCTCTTTCTGTTGTTGCAGTTGTAATTCTATTGTTCTTTACTACAGCATTTAAAGACTTGTCTGCTAATATACTATCTACATCTTTATTATATTCTTCACGAATTGAATTAGCACGTTTCTCTATAGCCTCTCTAAGTTCTCTATCTAAAGTTTCTATAGATATATTCCAGGATGCTTCGTTTGCTTTTACGCCTTTTGTCCCATATTTAGACTCTACGATCTTACTGATTGCATCTTTTGACATATTGTCAATAATCTTTGTTATCTTTTGAGATAGCGAACTTTCGAACGATGAAATCTTTTTCCTTGCTTCCTCATATAAACCGCTTCTAAATTGAATAAATTCATCAGATTGAGTATAAATAGATCTAAATCTATCAGATGTATATCTAGTTAATTTACTCTCATTACCATATTGCGTTGTAAATTTTCCAGTTTCACTATCATGTTTAATATTGCTAATAGATGAAGAATCTTTAATTTTTGCTCTTGCTCTATTTTGCATTTCCTCATTCTGAGCAATAATTTTTTGTGCTTCAATAATTTTTTCAAGAGCAATAAGTTTTTTCTGATCGGCAGAAAGACTTTCGTCAAGAGTTTCACTATTCGTAGTTGAACCAGCAGCATGTATTTGATTATACATTTCTGAAAGTTCTGCATTTACAGCCTTTAGTTGTTGTCTTTTTTGTGCAAGTACTTCAGAAGAAGGGTCTGACTTTTCAAGAGATGCAATCTCCCCAGTAAGCTGTAGTTCTTCCATTCTTTTTGTATTATAATCAACCTGTAATTGAGCAAGCTCTCTTTGTTTTTCTAATACTTTTCTTTTGTTCTCCAAACTAGCGACATCAGAATTTGCATTTTCTTTATTTTTAGCAAGTAGTTTAGCTTCTTGTTCTAACCGAGAAAGAGCTGTGGATTTACTTGATGCTTCTCTTTGATACTTACTAGATACAGAGTTGTCAACTTCATATTTAGATAGTGAGCCTACATTAAAATCTGTCTTAGAAATTATTGCAAGTTCATCTATTCTAGAACGAATATATGATAAAATAGTATTATCTAATTTTTTTAACTCAGGATCTATATTTTTAATAAATCCTAAATCTTTCTTTCTTTCTGTTAAAATTTTGATTCGTTCTTCATAAAATGCAATCTCATCTTCGTTTTCATTTTCTGTGGCTTTATAAAGTCTTATCTTTAAATCTTTTAACTGTTGATTTATATGTTGCAGTTCAGATTTATTTGTTAACAATTCATTTCTTCTTTGAACGGCTTTCTGTAATTCTGTAGGAAAGATAGAGACATTAGCGAGACTATCTTTCTTAAATGTAGATAATGCCTTGACTTCTTGTGCTAGCCTTGTCCTAGTTTCTTTAGAGGAGAAGAAATCACCAGATGACATTCCAGCAAATGCATTCTCCAAGTCTTTGTTATCAAGACCAAGTGTAGAACTTATTTGAGAAATTTCATCGACCATAGAGTTCAAATTGGTTTTTAAACTATCAATTTGAACAAGTATATTGTCATGTTCCTTTGAACCTTCTTTATATTTAGATAAATCTTTCTCAAGACCCTTTAACTTACTTTGTCTTTCTTTGTATTGTTCTATAATTTTAAGAAGCAAAGAGTATGTATCTTTATCCATTTGTTGCCTTTGACTATCTAACTCGTCATTTATTTGAGCATTTAAATTAGCCAAAATATTCTCTTGTTCTACCACTCTGGAGTCATACTCAGTTGATACAGTTTGACCAGAGGCTATTTTCTGATAGTTGCTTAATTTATCACGTGCCGATTCTAGTTCATTTGTTTTATCAACAATTAATTTTTTATAATGCTTGATTTTACTATTGTCATTAACTTTTTCTGCTTCTGTTAATTGAGTATTTAATTGTAATAAATATGCCTCAATTTCACTTACTTTAGTTTCAGCAGCTTTAACATATCCTGATTTGTCTTCGCTTGTACCATTCTCTATCTTTTTATAAAAGTCAGAAGTTCCCTTTGCTGCTTTTATACGACTTGATACTTTCTTTCTCTCTTCTATGAGTTGCTTATAAGTATCAGACACAGATACATTCCTCTTGCTTAGTTCAAAATCTGGTATATAAGACTTGTCCATCTCAGCCATAAGATTATATAATTTTTCTCTATCTCTAATAGCTGATTTTATATTGTTAATATCTCCAGAATTTTGAACATTTGCACCCTTATTAACCTCTGAGAGATTTCCTTTTGCTTCTTCTACATTTTTTCTCGCAATATCTATTTGCTTTGATATTTCTTGTTCTTTTTGTTCAATCTGCTTTATTACTTCATCTCTTTTTTTTATAGTGGCTTCATATTCACTAGATGTTTTTGCTAATTCGGCATCTATTGAAGCAAGTCTTTTACCCCAGTCTGTAGTCCCCTGAATAGAGCTTTCTGGTCTTCTTTCGTCTTCAATTCTTGGCCTCGGATTGTCTTTATTGTATATTTGAGTTCCAATTGCAAATTGTCTTCCTGCCGACTGACGATTTTGAATCATTCTTAAAGTTTTTCTTTTCTGAGTAGGAGAATCTTTTCTATTTATTACAATGGGATTGCCACTATCATCAAAATAAATATCAGCATCTAATTCTTTTAAAACACTAGAAGCAAGAGAAACGGCAGAGCCTTGTACTTGACTATTTTTTGAACTTCCATTTTTAGAATCTTTTCTCAGTAGATTTTTTATCGTACCAATTTTTAATCCTGCTCCCTTTTCTCCTTTACCCAATAAATCTAAAAGCTTTTCTCTTGATAAAACAACGTTATCACCAGAAATCATTCTATCAAGCCATCTTAATAGGTCGCTTGCAATTTTAGAAGCCGCTTCGTTTCCGGATATTTTAGAAACAGCTTCTCTTGCCTTAGTTAACTGGTCTCCTTTTATAATATCATCAGATGGATTGGCGCCAATGGCAGAACTAATAGCAGACTTTGTTACTTCATCAACTTTTGAATAAAGCTCCTTAAACATATTTAAAAGAGGAGTATAATCTTCTCCTTCTTTTGTGTCTAAATCTGCCGTTGCTGCAAGTTTAGTGTTGTAATCTTTAATACTTTCATCTAATATATTGATTGATTTACCAATCTCAGCTATATTTGCCTTATATTCTTCAGATGTTGTCATATTTTGTATGCCTTTGAGAATATTGGAAAGTTCTTTAAGAGATTCATTAGAGACATTTTCTGGATGTATCTTAATAGAATCAATCAAATCAGCAAGACGAGCGAATGACTGATAATATTTTAATACATCTGGTGCGGTATAATCTCTTGCATTAGTCTGAGCAAATGTTGCAGAATTTAGTCCAAATGACTTAAACATTGCGTCTAGTGTTCCGTTTTTGCCACCAGTACCAACAAGTTGATTTAAAAGATCCCCTATGCCGTTTCCATATTTACTTCTATACTTTCCCTTTAATCCAGTAAGTAATCCAAGTAAGTCTTCTGATAAAAGCTCTCCCTTAAAACTTCCTTTGCCATTACTCTGCATTAGACTTGTGAGAACTTTTGACATTGCTTCTTCTGTAATTTTAGATAAGTCAACCTTATCACCAAAAAGACTCTGTAAATACTCTTTGATTGGAGTTAAATTTCTAATGGAACCATTGGCTCTACTTAATCTTCTTCTCTCTGTCTCATTTAATTCTCCACCAGAAGCAACTTTATCATCCAATTCTTTTTGTTGAGTCTTTGCTCTATAATATGTATTGGCAAATTTTTTAACAAACGCCGTCATTTCTTGAGAAGCTTTTGATAGAAGCTGTGCAGACTTATCATTTGTCTGAGCGGCAGACTTTTGTTCCTCTGCGGCCTTGCTTTGACCTTCAGAAGCATGTTCTTGCTTATCTGTGGCAGTAGATTGTTGTGTGACCGAAATACCTCCTCCACTAACCCTAGAAATTTGAACTCCTCCACCAGAATAATTCGCCCCATTAATATTCGCATTTAAAGATATGTCATATGTTTTATTCTTTAGTGCATTTTGTATTTGGTTTACCAAGAATTCATCGTTAATTAGAATTTCTAATGGCTCAATATTAAATGCATCCTCAAGAGCAGCACGAACATTAACCATATCTTTTGCGTTAACATTAAGTGCATCAACTATACTTTGCTTTATTACCTTTGTATCTTGGTTAATTTCTGTTCTTGCATCGTGAATAGACTTTTTTAAATCACCAAGATTTTGTTTTAATGTTTCAATAGCAGTTTTATTTTCATCACTGTCGTTGTTATCAAAAGCTAACATTACAGGGATTTTCTTTATTCTATTAGATTGTTTCTCAATATTTGTAATAGTGGCATTAATTTTATTAACATAATCATCAATATCGTCTTTTATTCCAAGCTCAACCTTTATTTCCTTTAAGCCTGCTTTTTCAACCATTTGTTGTAGGGTATTTGATAAATCTTGAACAGATTGTTTGGCTTCATTCAATCTTGATTCAAGTTCTGTCATAACTTGTTCTAAATCTGATGAATATCCTTTTATTTGGCCACTAAAATGACCTGTACCAAATACATCATCACCAAAATTAAGTATCTTTTTATAATCTTTATGATTTCCTATTGCAATAATATTTTGCAAAGCGTCGCCCAATTCTTTTAGCTTTTCAACTGGGATATCTTTAAAAAAATCTTGTGTGAGATTGAGAACGCTTCCTCCAGCAAGTTCGTCAACTTTATCTTGTAATGCATAAAATGTATCAATAACATTATCTGGATCTTTCTTATTAATTTTAACAGTAATCTCTGGATTCTGAAGTTTTGCCAAAAACTCTTCCATTTCTTTACTATTCTTCGAAAGACCCATATCAGACTTATTAAGTTTATCAACAATGCCAATGGTAGCCTTAAAAGATGAAACAGCCTTACTAGCGGCTTGTTCAGTCCTTTTTGCTTGTGATTCAACACTAGATAACCCAGAAGTTAAATCTTTAAACATACCAGTTGGATGCTTCACGCTATATAATGCCACTACATTTTTCGTAGCTTCCGTTACAGATGCTGAAACATCATTAAACTCAGCACCAAGACTTCTTGCACCACTTATGGCCGTTTTTATTATATTTGCAAAAGGTTTAAAATCAACCACCTGATCCATCTTAATACCTTGTGCAGCTGCCTTATTCCATTCATTAACAAAATCCGTAGCAAGACTAGATAACTGATTCTTTAAACCAGAAACATCAGTTTTTTCAGTAGGGTTGTTAAGTTCAGCTATAATCTTATTCATATCAGAAGCTGTTTGGCTTAGAACCTTTCTAATATCAACAAATGTCTTAGAAGTATTTTGAGGAACATTTTGCAAGATACTAAAAATTTCTTCAATATTATCTCCAAACTTGTCAAGTTGACCTGTAACTTGACCCAAGCTCTGCTTAACTTGTTCAAGTCCGTCAAACATATCACTAAGCTTCTGACCGCCAGCCAATTGTTCTCTCCACTTAGCAACTTCTTCCATTTCTGCAACAAGACCTGTAAGCTGACCTTCTGCCTTACTAAAATCAACCTGCTTACCAGACTTCATTGCTTCGCTTAAAGCCGCAAAAGTTGCAGTAGTAGTTTTTGTAACTTTATCTAAATCCTTTAATCTTTTTTCAAAACCATTTATTACTTCATTATAATTACCAGCTTCAATGGTAATTCCATATGCATACTGTGCGCTGGGACCTCTTTTACCCATAATATATCACCTCAAATTATTCTAGTAAGACCCTGTGAAGTAAAATATGCATCCATTTTATATGCATACAATCTTTCAAAATCTTCCATTCTTTCTCCAATAGGGTCTCCCTTAACAGTTCCACTTAATTCTGGTCGTCCATGTGAACCAATCATAAAATTACTCATAACAATTCCACCAATTCCAGTTCCCCAACCATCATCAGGGCTAATATCTCTTCCATATCTAGACGAGAAATCTGCATCTCTATCGGTAAAACGTACTCCCGCCTGCACTTTATTTTTGTTCCATAATGTGTATGGACTGTAACCATAATCACGAAGCGTGTACGTTCTTTTGTAATCTGGCCATGGGTCACATTCAGAATAATATTTATCAATGTGATGTTTTGCTTCTCTTTCAAAATCTCCTCTGGCTTGTCGTGCTGCTTCTCTCATAATCCTACGAATATTTTCCTGAGTATCTTTTCGCATTTGGTCGATGAGTTTCTTTATAGCTGCATCCATACACAATCACCTCACTTCAGGAAATTTTGCAACTTGGCAATGTCTTCGTTATTAAGACTAGTATTTATATCTGCAATCTTGTCAGAAAGACTGTGAATAAGTTCATCTGCGCCTGTGGATAACTTACTCATAGCTGTTCCAAGAAGATTTGCAGTACTGTTATTATTCTCAATCATGTCTGCATACAACATATTAAGTATAGTATTTGCACGACCATAATCTTCTTCAAATGTATCTAGAATAGCATCTAACAAACCGTTGCTACATAGCTCATCATATTCTTCATAAATGTTGCCTTCTTCATCAAACTCTAAATCTGTATACATCTTCAGTATGTTAATAGTAAACAGAAAGTACTTTTGAAACGAATCGGTTTTAATAACACCATTTTCTTCAAAAGTACAAGCATCAAGTACTCTCATAGCAAGATGCTGCTTATCAATGATTGGAATATAACTTTTTATATTTAAAGTTTGTTTAATAAAATTTGACAGAGCATTTTTGTCTGCCTTGTTGTATAGCTTTGCCTTATTTTCGCTTACCTTTTGAACAAATTCATTAATCTTCATAAATAACTCCTCCATGTAAATAAATTTTATATAAACCGACCTCAGTCGTTAATTTTCAATGTCAATATCTTTTGATTCCACACCACAGAATACGCTATATGCAATTAGCACAGCTTCGGCCTCATCGTCAGTAACATCAATGCCAAATCTATCCTTAACCATATCAATTGCCTCTTGCTTTAGCTTATCCCTTGGTGTCTTTGGACCTTGCACAATTTTTACTCGTTTGCGCCATTCCGAAGGTAGCTGAAACCTAAATTCCACCTGATTATCTGTCGCCCACGAAATAATGGCCCCTGCCAAATAAGACAAGAGCTTAACTGTTGCAATATTAGTTTTTAATAAACATTCTTCCATAACAATAATGTCTGGCTCGTAATAATCTAAAACACATTTAATTTCTTTCATCATTTTTGGCACACGAATATTCGAATCCTTAATTTTATGTAGGTCTATAAGCATATGCCCATTATATTCACCATCTATAAATAATGAAATTCCTGTTTTATTCGTACTTGCGTCTATACCAACTACTCTCATAACTTTTCTCCTTTTAACCTTTTAAAAAAAGGGGAGCATAAGCCCCCCTAATATTACCATTCAACTTTGGTTCTCAACTCGGTAACAGCCGCCTTAATATAAGCAGTTAGTTCCTCGTCAGAAATTGTAATGCCCTTCTTTGCTAAAGCCTGTTTTGCTTCATTCCACGCATATTCTGCCTTAGTAAGACCGAGCTTTTCAAGATCACCAGTAATCTGCAACTCTTGTGCAGCACTTACAACTTGGGCTGCAATCTCAATAGCAGTTCTTACCTTCTCATTCTTAAGCTTGGTATTAATCCAAGGAATAACGAATGTGGTAATAACAGTACTCAATAGACCAATTAGTGCAATAACAATCTTAGTAATATCAACAGACTCCATAATTATTCCTCCTTATTCCATAAAACTCGTATCGTTTGGTTGAACACCATATTCTTTCATTAATTTAATCTTATTTTCTACTTTTGCCTTGGCATAATAAAAGCCGGTGCCTACTGAAACTTCAGCACCGACTGATGGTAGTAAATATGCGAGTGGAGACAGGTCGCAAGTCTTCCACATCATATAGCAAGAAAATCCAATTACCGCAATATTAATAATTGCGGCAACTATTAAGATTTTCTTTGAAAATTCCATCTTAGAGGATTTCATTGACTCTATTTTGTACTGCGTCGTAATTATAACCCGCAGCAACTAGTCTATTTTTACGGTCTGCACCATTACCCCATTCACCACGGATGACTTCACGTGCGACCTCATCAATGGATTTCTTTGGAGTAGAGCTGCCTTCAAGAATCTCGTTTACACGATTTTGAACAGCATTGGTGTCATAACCAGCAGCAGATAAACGCTTTGTGCGGTCACTACCATTGCCCCAATCTCCATGAATTACTTCACGAGCAATCTCATCAACAGACTTCTTGGTTGGAGCAGGTTGAGCTTTTGGATACACAACATTGCCCTTACTATCAAATACACTGTAACCAGTCTTACAAACCTTGATAGCATTCTCTAGAACTGCAAATGCACCAATCTGAGAAGCGGCATCTGCCCAACTCTTGCGCACACGATATAGTTCACCAGAAACAGGCTTTGATGATGGAGTAGATCCGCCAGCCTTATATGTAATACCAAAATAATTGCAAATACCCTTTGCAATAGTCTCACCAATCAGAGTCGTATTCTCCACAATCCACTTTGCCGCAGTGGGGTTGTCGTGGAAATCTACTTCAATATAGGCAGTAGGTGCATTAGGTACTCTGATTTCATAAAGGCTCGTATCTACCTTGATATTTTCACTTGTGCCTGGGGTAATAGGTGCAAGCACATTAAAAATAGCCTTACAAGCTTTCATACCTTCGCCGTTTGCACTATAGCAGAACATACGAGTTCCACTCACCTTGCCATTCGCTGCGTTAGTATGAATAGGTACATGAAGGTCCGCACCAAAAGCATTAGACCTTGGGCATTTCTCCTGCATTGACTCGTCATGCATTAGCATAACTTCAATTCCGTTGCGCTCAAGCGCAACCTTACAAGCCTCCGCAATCTTACCACACTGAACGCCCTCGGTGGTGTCGCCGTAAGCGTAGCGGTTATCATACTGGTTTGATGGGCTTAGGAATACTTTCTTAGACATTTTGAGTCCTCCTTTTTATTTTCAATAATATTATTTCCAACGACCGGTTACATGAAGTTTTATCATAAAACTATAGTTGCCATTCATAGCCGTGCTATGAGCCGCCCATAGATACCCGTAGAAAGTGTCTTTTGTACTTGAGCTCCAGGCTTGAGTTATTCCGCATATCCAGTCAGCCGCAACTCCTCCAGTGGCATAAGGTTTTTTAAGAAATAACCCGGTAGGATATGCTACACTAACACTCTTAAAATACAAAGAACCTTCTGTATTTGGGCCACTTGGTGATACATTCAAGTCTCCAAAACATTCAGATAGCCCACTATTCCATTTTCTATAAGTCCAGATTCCACTAGTTCCTTGAGCTACTACATAATCTGCCACAGCCGAAGTTCCTACACCTCCTAGGCGAATTAGTTCATCCTGGATAGCGTTCAGGTTGTCCGCAGTTATGGTCGTTTGACCAGATGTATATGTTTTCTTTGAAAAAGCCATATTTTCCTCCTTTTATCCCACTATTGCTTTTCCAGCAACAGCTATATTTGCGCGGTTATTACCGGTATAGGTTATATTCCAAGAATTATATTTCCATCCTGCTTTATATATGAGCGGAATTACATATAATGATTTGCTTCCATTATAAATTCTAACTGGCTCAATTTGCTTTGTTGAAACTTGTGCTTGACTAGCAGAAGTTCCCACTCTAAACTCACACTTATTAGTTGTTGCCGTCCCACCTGTTGAGTCCGTGACAATACAATAAACAGAAGTGTTATCATAGGTACTATTGGAAAGTGTCCCCGTCAAATTTTGAGAAGTTCCAATATTAGTGGCTCCTTTATACCATTTATATGTGTATCCAGTTCCTCCTGACGGTATACAAGTTATCATAAAACTATCTCCATCATAACCTGCTATAAATTCAGGAATATCTCGAACAGATATAGTATTTATAGTTGGAGCGGGTTGAGTAAGAGTAATACTCCCTGATTTGGTGGTAGCAGTACTATATCCCGGACGTCCAGATAAAACCACACTAAAAGTGCCATATGAGCCAATATCATAGCTTCCACTTGTGCTACCATAATAAACAGGAAAGGTGTTTCCCATACTACCATAATAGTCCCAATCAGCTTGCGGATGGGAATAAACTGAATGACCATTTATAGTACAATTTATTGGACTAACAGTGGCTAAAGTTCCGCTATTCATTTGGGTAACTTCAAAAGTCCAATTCACTGTTGAGGAAGTTCCAGATTGAATAACTGTAAATTTGAAAACACGGCCATCCCAAGCATCAGAAGTTAAAGTTATAGAATTACCCATTTACTCACCCCTTACGCAGTTCTCTTCCAGATATAAACACTTAAGTAGGGGGGCATATTATTATGAGCTTGACTATTGCCGACAGAAGCGGTCCTTCCAGCCCAACCCGTCATGGTATTATTATAAGTAAAACTTAAATCAGCATCAGAACCACTATAATCATTTCCTGATGCAGAATACCCAATAATAGAATGAGTATGGGTTGGTATTTCACTAGCCGTAAGCGTATGATTGGCTTCTCCACCTTGACTTCCCGCAGGATAGCTACCACTCATTCCAAGCAAGAACCTACCTTGAATCTGTTCCCATTCTCCACCAAAAAGAGTCTCGGGATTAGTACTATTTACATTCATATAAATAGAACCAACTGGATATACATTATCTAAAATAAAATTACTCCCAACTGTCTGGAAGAACAATTGGTTGGTTACTGGGTTACTGGGCAAAGTAGTGCCATAATCTGTCCCCGAAGTAAGTTTGATACCTTTCGTAGTCATCGCGCCGGTCATAGTGCCACCAGATAGAGACAACTTTTTCCCTAGTTCAGTATTTACAACTTTATTCTGAACAGGATTTGTTGATGAAGCAGACATTGTACTATCTACGGTTGTTTTATTCGCGCCAGTGGCAATTCCATTCAACTTTGTTTTGTCTGCTGCCGTCATTAGACCATGGGCGCCAGTTGTAGCGTCAGGATATGTAGTATTTGCGTCGTCTCTCCAAGCAGGATTGCCATCGCTATCTGTCTTCCATACTTTATTGGCTAATTTATTACCACTGCTATCCTGTGGCTTTGTCACGTAGCCTTCAGAGGTTGCAGTATTAGCTTTCCATGTATTAGTATCCGTATTAGGATTCCCTGGCATCCTAATGGAATCAACAGTAACCCCAGTTACATGTCCTTTTGCATCACGCTGTAAATTTACACCAGTAACTAGGCTAGTACTACCCCAAGAGGCATTAGTAGAGCTAGAAGCGTCCACACTTAGTGCTGCAGTAGAGTCAGCCGCAGGGGTATAGTGATTCGCCGCAGAAGTGACCTTTGTATCTGTATTATTATCAGTGCCCCAAGTTGCCGTACCATCAGAAGACCATCTTAAAATTTGGCCAGAGGAACCACCAGAAGGAATATGTTTATTCCCAGAAGTTGTTGGATGTGTATAGACAGTATTGTTATCTTTTGCAACACCAACTAATTCCCATTGAGTTCCATTATAAACAAAATCAACAACCGCACTAGCCTGCCAATACTGAGATGAAGCCAAGGCCGCACCATACCAATAAATAGCTTTAGCACCAGTACTGCCAACATTTAATGTTGGAGCAGCAACGGTATTTGCGTTTGTAAACTTAACACAGATTCTAGCACCTTTCTCTAGTGTAAAAGTAGAACTTCCGTCTGCAATTGTAGCAACTTTCGCAACTGTTGCTGCGGCAGTAGAACAAGTTGCATATCTAGGAGAACCTACTATTTGATGTTCGGCACTAGAAACATTTACTTTAGAAATTGACACCTTTTTTCCTCCTTTTTCTAAAGAATTAACAATATGTGGGGCAAGTTATCTCACCCCACACATATATCTGATTACTGAGGCTGACCAGTAGAGCCGGTCTTCTGAGTCCACTTCTGAGCAGCAGCAGAACCGTTCTGTAGACTTGCAGAAGTAGAGCCAATCGTAACTCCAGAAACGACAGGAACAGAACCAGTAACATTAGTGTCGTTATTGGTAAGAGTAATCGTAGGAGTAGAAGCACTAACACCAGTAAGAGCGGTAACATTGTCGTCTGCGGCAGGAGCAACCTCGATAGCAGAAACACCAGTTGCGACAGATACATCTCCAGTAGTGCCAGAAGCAATTTTAATTGTTGGCTGTGCAGTAACCTTAACACCAGTTAGGACATTTGCAGTAGTAGGTGTACCAAGCCCAGTAATTGCAGGAACTGTGGCGGGTTGATCAACGGCAACAGTAATGGCATTCATGCCAGTTGCAACAGCAGAACCAGTACCTTGGGCGGATAGAGTACCAGTAGCAACAGTAACATCAGAAGCACTAACAGAAGAAGCACTAATTGCTGTGCCTAGAGTAGTATTCGTAGCAGTAACTTCATCAAATGTAGGTAGAGTAACAGCAGTAGGTGTATTTGCAGTCCATGCAAAACTTAAAACACCGTTGGTTACACTAGCCGACCAAGAAGCAGCCGTACCAACAGTCTTACTACCACTGGTCTTTAGATGAGAAGCCTTTACTGAAGCATTTTCTATTACATTTGGAATATTTTTATTAGTAACCGTAACCTTGGAAGCCGTGCCAGTAACCATCTTGCTAGTAGTTGCACCGCCGCCAGAGACCTTAAATGTTGCTCCCTCACCTAAAGCACCGGAAGTGCTAGGAGTGCCAAGACCAGTAATAGCTGCGGCAGTACCATTACCTGCAACAGCGGTTCCTGAAGCAGTTGCTTTAATCTTAGTCGTGGTTGCCGTACCGCCAGAAACATTAAAAGTAGTGTTTGCACCAAGCACACTATCGGTGCTAGGAGTTACAGTAATACCGCCAGCAGTAGCGGTTAGATACTTCTGGGTTTTGCTTACTGTAGGCACGGTAACGCTACCAGTAACAGTAGATGCCGCATTAGTACCAGTAACGGTTACTGCATGAGTGTGCTTAGAAGAAGCAGCGTCATGTACATCACCTAGTTTTTCCCATGCGGAGGCATCGGCTTCACTAATTTCCTTAGTGCAAACATACTCGGCGTTAGTACCAGTAGATAGCCATACATCACCAATATGTGCATCGGCAATGGCTAAAATCTCAGCATCAGTTTTCTTAGTGCCCTTAAATACTAGGGCAGAACCAAGGCCTAGTTCCTCGGCACTATGGATAGCATTTACGTCGTGAATTTGATAAGGAGTTGCAACTCCAGGTAGTTGAATAGAGCTAATAATATTCTCAGAATGAGCAGTAGGTTCATAACGTCCCATAATAATATCTCCTTTATTTTGTAAAAATTAATGTGTGGGTTGTGCTATTTACTTCAACTCCAACTTTTTTATCTAGTTCGGTTTTTATTGCCTTTTGAGTCATTGTGCCGTCTTCGGCAGACCCAGTTGTGGCATATAATTTAGTTAGTCCAGTTTCGGTATCTGTACCTAATGAATAAATTGTATTTGTATCTTGTGTTTCAAAAGTGTGTTTTGAGCCATCTCCCTTAATGTAAGTAACAGTTGTACCATCCACAGATAAACCTATAATGGTCTCACTATAATTTTCATCTACATAAGTTTTAGTAGCAAAATTACTATCATTTTCTAAATCACTGGTGGCTATGGTTATATCACCAGTTTGGCCGTTGACTGACGTTACAATGGGAGTTAAAATTTGCAGTTTATCGGTAGGCATCTTGCCACCTCCTTAATTGATATAAAATGTTAAGTTGTTGTCTCTGAGTTTTTAGCTTCAAGTGCTTCAATTCTGGCCAACAAAGATTCATAAACTGTTTTTAATGCAGAAGTAGACGCTGCAACATCATTTGAGCCAGTAGTATAATCAGAATCAATCTTAACCCCACCAATTTCGGTAGCACTAGCCTGTGGAAGTTTATATACCGTATCCTGAGCAGGAATACCAAGAGCCACAATATCATCCTTCGTAACAGCTTTTACTTCATTTACATGTCCACTTGAATTAACTGTTATTTTATATAGGCCAGAAGGTCTTGGCGTATAAGCAGGATGAAAATACTGATTTGCATTTTGTGCAATTGATAGTAACTTTTCTTTCTCTGCTGTAGTATAATCATTTGTTGACAGTCCTTTACCCGCCACTTTGTCTACTTTTGTGTCATTTAATGCCTTTCCTTGTTTTGCGGATAAAACTTTATCACTTGAATCGGTAGAAAGGTCGTCGGCTATTTTTGCCTTTTCGATAAAAGTGCTATCAGCATAAGTTTTTACATCAGCAATAGCCTTAAATAGACCAGTAGAAGAACTCCCACCTGCACCAACAGCGTTCTGCAAAGCCTTTATATCAGTAGCATTTTTACCAATATTGGTGGTCATCTCAGCAGCGGCTTCGCCGTGTGTATTAATATAGCTTTGAATTTCCTTTAAAGTATCAATAGCTTTGTCGCCAGTATCTGCTGCAGCAAGGAAGGTGTCTATACGAGACTTCTCAGTATTAATAGCACTCTTTAGTGCGTTCTCTGCTGTATTTGCCCTATTCTTCTCAGTAGTAATGGCAGTATTCAAATCAGATTCAGCTTGTGTGGCCCTACTAATCTCAGAATTTAGGTTTGTAGTCAGAGTGTTTTCTGCTTTTGTAGCCCTAGTGGTCTCTGTGTTCAGATTGTCGGTAATAACTTTTTCAGCGTCCTTAGCTCTTGTAATTTCTGCATTAAGATTTGTGGCAAGAGTATTTTCTGTGCCTGACGCCCTTTGAATCTCAGTATCAATTTTTGTATCTAACTCATTATCTTTATTTGTTGATCTTGAAATTTCATTGTTTAAATTCTGTGTAATTGTAGCGTCTCTGTCTGTAGAGCTTTGTGACTCTGCACTAATCTTTTCATCCAATGTTTTGCCTTGATACGCAGAAAGTGGTTTGTTATGTGGCATGTCTTTCAATGTATCATTCAAACTATCAACGACATCTCCCTGCAATATAAAAATATCGTTTCTTTTTAAAGATTTCGGCAAATCTACAATATGATATCCATCTGATAGATTTCCTAAATTATAAATTTCTCCATTAATATCAATTGTGTTTATAAAAGGCATCTTTTCACCTCCTAATTACAAATTAATTTTGTATTGTTTAGTTTATTATGGATTGAATGGGCGTGTATGTTCGGCATCGTAATACCAACTGCCCTGGAAATCATCTTCACTAGAAACAGATTCGGGAATTGGGTAATAATATTTCATATTATATTCTTCATTGTATGGATAAATTGGCACATAATCTCTTCTTAAAGAATAATTCGTTGTATCTTTAGTTTGAAAACACATACCAGTTTCTAAATCAATTACTGCATAAGCATAAGCATAATTTACTGCCATAATTTAATCCTCCTGACGATATGTAAAATAGCGAAGCATATAAACATCGCTTGTTTCATTCATAATATTTAAGTTTATACTTTTTGTTTCTGCATTTTTTGTTACAGAAGATATTATATCTGTAGAATTAACAGCATAAACACAACCATCAATTACGACTCTATCAATAGCCACACTATCTTCTACAGTTGTGTTGAATTTTGAAATCATACATTGTAGTTTGGTATAATCATATTGATTATATTCATTTAATAATATAGAAAATTTTTGATTCGGCAAAATAGTCACAGCTCCCTGTTCTGTTCTATAAGCAGGAATATCTTTTGTGCCGACCTTTACTCCAGAATCACTTGCAAATGTCTTTCCTTTTCTTACATCATTCTCTGTTGCATCAAATACTTTTTCTTCATCCACAACAACTGCCATAATTGGTGTCGTTCCACCATTATATTGCAACTCGTATGTCTTGGCATTTAATGCCCCACCTACTGGATTTCCATATATAACCATATTTACACCTCCGTAATTGTTGCTTGCATCGTATAGTCTTCGGTAGGCTTATTACCTATTGCATAGACGGTTACAGTTCCGTTGTCATTTGCAGTATTAAGTATTGTTCTATTTGTAGCAAGACTATTAAGCTGTTCGCCCGTGGGCTGCAGATCTACCTTGCTATTGGAAGTTGCACCATCAACTATTACTTCTTGAGAATATGGGGACTCTGTTCCAGTCCAATCTGTGGAAGCAAGAGCAACAGACGCAGTTTTTGTTCTAAACTTATTGTCTACATACTTTTTTGTAACAAGATCATTTGCATTTGTTGGAGTCGGAACACTTGAAGTAGTACCTATTGATACCTTTCCGGAGTACCATGCATTACCAGACCAGTCTAGAGTATGGGCATTAGAACGCATACTGCTACTTTGTCCTCGACCATTACCGACAATGTGTGCATATTTTTCAGCAGTGTCTTCTATGTTATACTTACCTTCAACATGCTGATATCGACTACCAGCAATTGTGTAAAATCCTTCTGCATGAGATGCATCAGCAGATGCAATATTATTGGAACCTTCAGCATGTGAACCTAACCCCAATGCTTGTGTAAAGCTTCCTTCAGAATGAGACACTCTGCCAAAAGCAATTGTATTCTGTCCTTCAGAGTGAGAACCTAGACCAATCGCTGCTCCGAAAGCATTATCTTTCCATGCTGCAACAACATCAGCAGATGTACTTGACGCGGTAATGCTATCTGGTGCAAGACTTGAGTGCGAACCCTCTGAGTGAGAATAATCTCCAATTGCCGAGCTACTTCCACCTTCTGCGTGAGACGCACTACCACTAGATTTTGTGCCTGAACCTTCTGCGTGAGAGTATTTGCCATGTGCATCTGTATTTGCACCCTCAGAGTGAGAACCCATATTACTAGAAGAAGTGAAATAACCTTCTGCATGCGACCCAATTCCTCCAGAGGTTGTATTTGTACCTTCAGCATGTGCTGATTGCGCAGATGCTACACTTGAACTTCCTTCTGCGTGGGAATTTTCACCAGACGCAGTTGTGGTATAACCTTCCGCATGTGAACGCTTCCCACTAGCTGTATTTTCCCCACCTTCTGCTGTTGCTTTTTCACCAACTACAGAACCAGATTTAGCACCTTTTGTGACATAACCATCAAAAGCCACAGAATCTAAATCAGAAGTTTTAACATAATCAGTCAAACCTTGATTTATTGAGTCTATTGCCTCACTAACTGCTTTTGAAGTTGGAATTTCAACTTCACTATCATTCAGAATAGTTGATAAAGATGCTCCCATAAGGGTCTCAGCATCTTTTGCGTTGACAAATTCAAGAACACCAACCTTGGTTACTCCATCACCAATTTTAATTTTATTTAAGTCTGTATAGACTATGATTTCACCTTTTAGCGGAGTAAAATTAGTAGCCTTGGCCCAATTTGCACTCGTATCGCTTTTTTGCTGGACACGAGTGGTTAAAGTTTTAACCGCCATTAAATTCCCTCCTTATGAGTATTTATATACTCTCTTGAAAAGGGCATATAAATGCCCATAAGTGACTCAATATCAGTTTCAAAAGAGTGTTATGAGAAGTCCTATCAATTTCAAGGACTTGGGGGAAGTCCATAAGGACTCCCCCGTTAAATATTGATTGTGCTTGAGCCACAATCTAAAACTAGTGTGTCATCACTATCTTGTGTCAGTTCATTCACAGAATAAATCGGTTTTGTAGCAGCTTTGGCCCATGGATATACATCCGACGCCAAAGCACTCGCCCACGGCAAAACCGCGAAGGTATGTGTTCCATCTCCTACTTTGAAAAGAACTGTTGGGGCGGTAGTTGTCGTTCCAGTTGTTACGGCAGGAACATATACAATGCCTAATTCTCCAGACTTGAGCACAAGATTGGCACCCTTTCCAGCAACATCAGTTTTTGACCAATTTTCTAAAGTGTCATATTTGAGCTGGATTCTGCTATTTAGTAAATGCTCCATATCTTCCCTCCTTATGAAAAGCAGGGAGGGATTCCCCTCCCCACAAGAGTTTCAATTAAGCATTACCGCCATTTAGAACTAGTTCATCACCGTCAGCAACATATAGAGTACTGACATTAACGGCCTTAACACCGATAACACCATTCTTGGACTCAATAGAAGTGCCATCAACCTTAACTAGACCTAGAGCAGCGGCAGTAGCGGCGGGTAGAGCAACAGACTTATCCTCGCCAATGGTTAGAGCGGTATCGCCAACCTTGATGGACTCAATCTTGTTAGCCTGAGCTGCATCCCACTGAGCAACCTTATCATCAGTTACCTTGTTCTCAATAGCAGTAACACGATTAGCTACAGGAGTTACGCCATCCTTGACAGCCTTAGCTACAGAGCCAGTAACGGTATCTGCACCATTTAGCTTTTCAATAGCAGCAGCGTTTGACTTAATGCTATTATCCATCGTAACAGCACTATCACTATGAGTGCTAATCCAAGAGGAAATTTCCTTTAGAGTATCGAAGGACTCAGGAGCACCATCAACAATCTTAGCAACCTCTTCATGTGCCATTTCACGAGCAGACTTAGTGCCATCTCCTTCGACAGAACCAATTAGAGTATCAATTGCAGTCTTGTTAGTAGTGATTAGACCACGAACATCAGTGTCATCATAGGTAGCAGCGGTCTTGGCATCAGCAATCATCTCGACTACAGTCTTGCCCTCAGCAACAGTACCAATCTTGGAATTGATACCAGAGATAGCAGTAGTATTATCACTAATTAGACCAGCGGCAGTCTTACCATCAGCAATAGTACCAACCTTATCACTTAGAGTATCAACGGCAGTTTGAGCGGCAACAGCCTTATCATCGGCAGCCTTAGCAGCAGCGGCAGCTTCCTTAACAGTACCAGTATGGTCGGCACCTAGGATGGCAGTCTTTAGAGCAGTATCCTTCTCTTCGGCAGCAGCAATTGCCTCGCTCTTAGCAGTAGAGATAGCGGTAGAAACCTTCTCAACATCAACCTTACCCTCTAGTGCAGTAACTCTAGCAGATACACCGGTGTCACCGGTAACTAGACCATCGGCATAAGCCTTAGCATCGGTTAGGGCAGAAGTAGCCTTCTCATCTGCGTACTTCTTGGCACCCTTGATGGTGTCAACAGTAGACTTATCTTCGGCAGTACCAACTAATGCGTTCTTTGCATCGCCAACATCAGACATAGTGGCAACCTTATTGGTAGATGCTTCATAAGCAGTACCAAACTCTAGCTTATCCTGCTTGCCACCTAGAGCAGTGGCTAGACCACTAACCTGATCTTGATCAATAGTAGGAATGTCTTCCTTAGTTAGTTCGGCTAGCCCAGTAACTAGACCATTGCTGTCAACAGTAACCTTAATGCCAGTGCCAGACTTAGCAGCAGCATTCTTAGGAACAGCAGCATCAGCAGTGGTCTTTACAGCGGCAATAGCCTTAGCATTATCACTGTCGGCAGTCTCAAGAGCAGAAATCTTAGTAGCATAAGCGGTCTGGTCAACATAGTTACCAGCATTCTGCTTTGCATTCCAAGCAGCAATATCATCAGCAGTAATACCAGCAGCAGGACTATTTTCTAGAGTCTTAACACGAGCGGCTAAAGCTGTTAGGTCAGCAGCCTTAGCATAATCGCCAATCTTTAGAGCGGCAATAGCGTCAGTTACATAAGCAACCACGGTAGCCTTCTCACCTTCGCCACCAATACCAGCAACAATACCCTGTAGCTTGGTGATAGCGGTATTCATTGCAGTAGCATCAGTACCGTGAGTACTAATCCAATCAGAGAGTTCTTTTAGGGTGTCAAAAGATTCAGGAGCACCGTTGACAACTTTAGCTACCTCTTCAGCAGCAATTGTACGGGCAGATTTAGAGGTGTCCGTACCCTGTAGAGTGGAGATAGCAGTTTCGTTAGCTTTAATGCGCTTACGTAGACCAGCGGTATCATCAGCACCAACTACAGTTTCAAGAGCATCAACATCACTCTGTGCGGCATTAGCAGCATCCTGAGCAGTCTTAGCGTCAGTTACGCCCTTGTTTGCAATAGCTAGTACGTCAGCAATGTCCTTATATAGACCAGTTGCGGCATCATCACCAGCAGCAGGAGCACCAATCTTAGCAACGAGGCTATTAACCTGAGACTGTAGGGTAGCAACATCAGAAGATAGGTCGCCAGAAGCAGTAGTCTGAGCCAGCTTGACTAGAGTACCAGCCTCGTTAGAAATCATGTAGGCTTCGCACTTGCCACCAGCATATAGAGTCAAAATCTGACCAACATAGGCAGTAGCGCCAGAAGCAGCATAAGTTTCTAGTTCGGTTTTATCATACCAAACGGCAGTGGTATCAAGAGGGATTGGGTTGCCGCGTTTAATATTCATAGGTAGTGCCATATAAGCGGCATCGTTTAAAATAGTAGCCATATTATTTATTTCCTCCTCTTTCTAAATTAACCGATTGTAACGGCATAAGTTTCAGTGCTGTCGATGGCCGCAGGCTGATAGACATAGACGTCATATGCAGTAGCGGCATAGCCTTCTGCGCCCTCAACCTGAACCTGAGTTGATTGCTTGACGAAGCTTGCAGTAGCATCGGCATTCATCGCACTCGGCATTAGTACCTTAGTGACCTTATAACCAGCAGGAACGGCCACAACAACTTTCTTAGCACCAGCACCAGCGCCAAAGGTAGCTAGAGTCTTCTTAGAAACAGCCTCTTTTTTGCTTAGGGCACGAATAGAAGCAGAATTTAGAGCGGTGTCCTCAGTCATTGGACCCCAGAACATATAGCGGACACCAACTAGACTGTTAGAAGTCTTAGAGGCAGAGCCAGCCTTAATCTGACCAGCGGCATAAGCGTTACCTAGATTGGTAACAGGAATAGCACCATCGCCATAGGTGGCCTTAGCAATAATGGTTTTAGCAGTAGACTCAGCAACAATGTCAGCGAAGCTACCAGTTGCGGTAGTTTTCTTCTCTGTTACACCGGTACAAGAAACTTCCCAAGACTGAGCGGTAATACCAGTTGCGGGACCATAGGTATAGGAACCGGCAGATAGGGCGGCGGTATAGCTTAGAGTCTTTTTAGTGCCAATCTCAAAGGTGCCGAAACCACTCTGTGCGCTGAAAGATACAGAGGGAGCGGTCTTGCTAGGATTAGCCTCTTGAGCCATTAGAGAAGATAGAACCTGAGTTACATTCTTACCAGTTGTCTTGAATTTGGCAGAGCCAGAGGGCTTAGCTAGAGTACCAATACCAACGGTATAAGTGATGTCTTCATCAAAATAAACATTGTCAGCCGAATAGTTGCCGTCACATGCCGCCCAATTCTCACCGTTATAAACATAAGCGGTATAAGACCTCTTATCTCCAACAATTAGTTTGCTCACAATAGCGGTGTCGCCCTTCTTTGGGCTAGTAATAGTAGCTAGACCATCAGCATCAGTCTGACCTTGAGTTAGTTCAATTTGAGTGCAAGTATCACGGTTTTCATTGATAACGGCTAGAATATCATTGGCATCGGCACCAACATAAGATAGAGCCTTCCAAGCAGTAGTACCGTCACCAATCTTAATCTTTCTAGTATCAGTTTCGACTCCCATTTCACCCTTTAGTAGAACGGGATTCTTTGTATTCCAAGTTGCGGCTAGGTCATTACGTAGCTGGATTTTAGTTTTAATAGTTTTTTCAGCCATAATATAATTTCCTCCTTAAAAATTAGGCGTTTCCGCCAGAAATAATAAGTTCATCATTGTCTTTTTGTACTAGTTTATCAAAAGTAAGGGAGTTAACCTCAAGTGTGCCATCAGAAGCGACTGAAATCTTATTTGACTCAGTAGATTTCGCAATAATATCAGACGCAGAAAGAACAACCTCTCCAGTTTTCCCATTCACAGAATTTACGGCAGAAGAACCTGAGCCACCAGTCGCGCTAATGACACCATCTACAATTGTAATGTTGTTACCAGCAGTTAGCTTGTCTTGTTTGTTGTCTAAGTCAGACTTAGTTACAATCTCAGAAATATCAATTGCGTCCAGCTTCTTCTTATCATCTGCACTCATTAGACCGGCTACGGCACTAGTGGCATCGCTTCCTACAGCGATTAAATTTGCACCTTTATAAAGGGCCCGATATCCATCCGCTTCTTCTATGAAGTACAAAGCGAGCGGGTCTTTTTGTGAAAATGCTTCATATTTGCTTCTATCATTTGTAAAGAAAAACTTTACATTATTTGAATTTGCCAAAGCTCTCCCTCCTTTCATAGAATAATATTTGAAAAGCTGTTTTAATTTAACTAATGATTATTTTCATTTTATACACTATAATTTTGTATTGTTATTTACCATTGATAAATGGCAACATTGACAACCTTGCCATCAATGATAACTTTTGGCATCGTTTCGTCCGTTAAAACGGTATCTTTTGAGTTATAACCAGCATATACAATTTGTTCACAAGGAAGAACATTACCACTCACAGCAATAGTCATTTTAGAAAAGCTAGTTGTCTGTGTGCCATAAGGCTGAATAGTAACAAGACCCTGATCTTCATCGGCATATGCAGGATTAGTAGCTAGAACTTTGTTATTTCTTACATTAATAGTACAAGCCTTATTTCCTTTAACGCCGATTCTAACACCACCAGCAGTCATCTCAACGATATTGCCATTGATATTAATTTCACTATTATCAACTGCTCCATAAACATTTATAATATTATGAGTGCAACAGCCAGCAGTAAAATAGTTATTGCTAATAGAACTGCCATTCATAAATTGAGCAGTAGGCTCAATTAAATTATACATCTTTCCATTTACACCGGCATTATCACCAAAGAAGTTATTCTCGACAATTAGTTTCACGGGAATGTCATTATAAATACGTAACCAATAATTCTTAGTGGTGTCTTCACAATTCATACCATAAACACGGCAATTCTTGATAACAATACTAGAAGCGTTCTTGATATCTACATAACCATTGCTAGTAAAATCAAAACCATCAAGAACAATGTCGGAACCTTCAGCATTAATAGTTAGTTTTTCAGAAATTACAGTTGCCATAGCTTACACCTCCTGTTGATGATTTTGGGCTACACCAGCATTTTCGCCCTCAACAGTTAAACTCTTCTCAACCGCAATAGGCTGAGTAACAGTACCGGCACTCATCTTTACAATAGCGCCACTATTTGCAGAAGCAATTACAGAGGCAGCATTAGTAGCTTCTGCATTCACAACTTCTGGTAGCTCGCTCCAAGCATAAGAATTAGTCATACGAGAAATAACGTCACTAAGTTTCTCACCATTATAAACAATCTTGTTAGCATCAATGTCTTTTAGTGTTAGAACACCATTCTCATCAATGTCGAACTGTTCCACATTTGGAGCGCCAACAGTTTCAGAAACAATAGCTTTAACATCATCCTTGGTTGCAATACCCAGCTTTATTAAGTCGTCTGAAGATATGGTAGAAACAAATAGTCCATCCTCTGTCACCTTCAGAGCATTGCCTTCATTTGGAGAAACTGCCACACCTATGTTCTTTTTGCCATCTTCACCATCTGTAATGGTAATAGTACCATCAACTGGGGTAAATTCTACTCCACCTGGATTCGCTACCAACTTATCTAAAGCCTGTTTATCAGCAGAACTCATTAGACCAGCCGCCATACTAGAAGCGTTGCTACCAACTGCAATTAGATTATCACCCTTATAAAGAGCACGATAACCAGTTTCTGCATCTTCTATGAAATATAAAGCTAGTGGATCTTTTTGAATTAACGCATCGTATTTTCTCTTGTCATCAGTAAAAAAAAATCTTACATTGTTTGAATTAGCCAAAATCTTCCTCTCCTTTCAAAAAAATAATATATTTGGAAAGCCATTTTAGCTTAACCAACAAGTTATAGTTGATTCCATACATATGTTGTTTTCCCGTCACCAACCGGATTCCAATCATTAGTAGAGTCAATATCAAAGGAGTAAGAAGATTCTCCGGCTTTTTCACTTAAAGTAAATGTTAGAATTCCGTCCTCAGAGTATGAAGGTACATAAACTCCAGCACATTGACCACCTACTTTGCCAATATTCTTAGATGTCCCGTCAGAATAATTAACAATAAGTTCTCCGCTCTCATTGACTTCGATAGACGTTACATTTGTGCCAACAGCCTTTAGAGTAATTTTGTCACCAATTGGTTCTCCGTTTGCGGTAAGTTGGATGTAATTCTCTTCCTTGTTGTAAGAAATATTGTCAGCTTTATTGTCGTCAATATATTGAGTCATTTCACCAACCGCTTGAATCATGGCCTCGGCTTGAATTAGTCTTTGGTCAATGGCATTGAGTGAACTATCTGCAATTATATCTGACCACGCAGAAATTGGTAATATCTTAATGGTCGTTGGACTGGTTTTCCTAACCATTTGAGTATCTTTGCCATCAGCGTCAAGCGTTACCTTGACAAATGTTAGCTGTAGCTCAATATCACCTGCCTCCCTTGTTAATTTTGTATCAAATGGAAGCTTATACTCAATGTGGTCTTTATAAAGCTCTTGTGATTTTACTAATACCTCAGTACGATATTCTCTGCCTACTGGTGTAAGATATTCTAGCATTGCCGTAAAACCACTCATATCTATACCTTTATATGTAGGGTCTACAAGAAAGTGTAGATTATCAACGAGCTTACTACGTTGCATAATACGCTCTTTAACAGAAGTAACCAATTCGTTACTTTCTCCAACTAAAATAGTGTACAATTTCTACACCTCCTCACTTGTTAATCTGAACAGCAGAAATAATATAAGTATACTCCTGCTGATTTATCTTTTTTTCTGACAATAGCCTATTCAGTATATTGTCAGATACCTTTTCATCTTTATATAGTCTTGCTAGACTTTCTACAAATTGATTCATAGTATACCTCCATCCAATAGAGATTTTGTATACGCATCAATAATAGCTTCTGGTGTGGTTAAGTTAAACATTGACAACTGCTTATACTCATATTGGTCAATAGGTATAATTTCTACAGTATCATATCCGTCCACTGGCAAATTATATAGCCCATGAACGTGCCAAATATACTCGCCACCAGAAGAAAGAATTGCTTGGGCCTCTTCCTGTGTGCAAGAGACCATAATACCGTGCTTTTCCTGATATTTAACAAAGGATAGATGGTCGAGCACATCTATCACTTTGTTATCTTTCAATACTTTGTAGTACATCTCGACCATCCTCCTTTAAATAGAAATCATAATTCTAGCATATATGTCTACCGCTGAAGTTTGAGTTATAGATTGGTAAGAACCAGTATTTGTTATTCTAAAGACATAGTTGTCCCATCCAAGGCTTGGAGAACGAGTCCAATATTGTACTGCGGCGCCATTTGGATTATAACAAATTCTAGATGCATTTGAAGAGAAATGACTAATAATAGTACCTTCACTTGCATATGGTTCTTCCGTCATACTTGGCACAAGCTCAGAAATAGACGGTACAAAGATATAGCAATCAGAACTACTGACACTCAAAGACTGTTTACCTATAGAAGACTTAATTTTAACTTGCTTAATTAACTGCTTCCATTTATCTGGTAAAGCATTATATACCCTATTGTTCAAATATTTATTTAATTCGAATTTAGCCCAGCCGCCTTCATTAGAATAAGCTGGGTCCATAATAACTGGATGGGTCAATGTCTTAGAAGAAATAAATGTCATTGAGGAACGAGTACCAGAGTTGTCACTTAAGTAGTAACGTTTCAAAGAACCATTCTGCTCACAACAAGCCTCAAATTCAATTTCTTCATGTGGCCAATATGCAATTTTCGCACAAACATCATCACCTAAGTCGGCATACCAAAGTTTGCTCCAATATACAGTACCTTTACCGTACTGTTCGTAAGAACCATCTTCGAGTTTGCTACAGCCAAATACAAGTGACACATTGTGGCTCATAGAATGGATTCCACTTAGTTCTGCATAATAAGACTTATCACTAGTAGTACTTGAAGAGTAAACATGAAGACCGTTTTCACCCTTAATATGTCTTAGAACAATCATCTCTCTGCTATCAGCACTAAATGGAGAAGCTGAGGCACTGCCCCAAGCAAGACTAACTCCATTGTTATAAGACAGTTTAAATCCGCTAGTATTTAGACCAGAGAAACATTGTGCAAGAACAGCGTTTGTGGAGTTTCCAGTATCCATTTTGCAGTCAATGGCTAACACGAAGCTTCTATCCTCAGACAGTAGATTAACACCAGTGTCAACACGGTTACTACCAGTAAAGACAGTTTCCTCAGAAATCAATACCATCTCTTCAATGTCTGTATATGTAAAGTCATTACCCAACGTAACAGTTAGTGCGTCCTTTGCGGTCACATAATCTGACAAAGTGATAATGCCGCTCGCCGCGAGTCTAGTCATCATATAGATTTCAACTGGGTGCATATCGGCAAGTTCTTTATTGGTGAAGTAGCCTTCTTTATATTCACAGCTATCGTATACCGCATTAATGGTCTTGTCTCCATTGACATAACCACCCTGATCCCATCCATCAAATAAATAATATTTATATGCAGATTCCTCAGATGTATAAGTAGGAATTTCACCAGTATATAAGACACTAGAGCCATATGGTGCCGTCGTTTCTTGCATAACATTACCTTTAGATACATACTTAACTTTATAGCTTCTTGTAGTTCCAGTATATATAGCAGTAATAATTTGGTCGTCAAAAGCATCAACAAGTGCCTTGTCCCATCCAGCAAAGGTATAGTCGGTACTTACAGTACTTTCCTTTGTAGGAGTAGTAATTGGATTTTCTGCTCTAGTAAGTGGGTCTACGGCTTTGGTTCCCTTGTCAACATACTGAATATCTAGAATATCTCCATTGTCGTTCTTGAAGGTTACAGTAAATTGCTGTACTAGTGTATCATAGGTGATTTCTAGATCTGGCCAAGCTTCATTATACTGAGCAAGTAGCTTTTCTCTCATAACGGGAACATGGACTTTTCCAGTAACAACAGACTTGTCAACATTATAACCGTTCTTGTCGAGACCACCCATTTTATATAGCCTATCTAATAGAGTAGTATTCTCTAGACTCCAGTTAACACCAATAATACGAGCGCGGTTTAGTTGTGTTGCCTTATTTAATAAGCTAGCACTATCAATAGTATCGCAATTCTCAATAATAGCAGTTGTAATCTGGTCATAACCAGCAATATCAAGATTGTCTAAATACTTTAAATTACGCATATTAATAGATGTTAGGGTGTTTGGGAGTAATGCAGTTTGAACTTTACCACCATTTGCAAATAGAACACCAGTTAGTCCAGAGCCAGTTGCATAAAGTTCTTTTAGGTTTCCACACTTAGACAAATCAAGACTACTTGCTAAGTTTGGTGTATTTCTAACATCTAACTTCTCAAGCAATCTATTATTGCCAATAACAAGGTTCGTTAAAAACTCATTTGAGTATCCAGCCGTAGTATTGCCAATAATCAACTCCTTCAGCTTTTCAGCCTTAGAGAAGTCATTATCGTGAATATAACAGGCAGAAATGTCGCCCATTGACTGGATTCTTGAGGCGGCATAAATTAGAACGGCAGTATCGTCCATTGTCGTATAAGGACAAGAAATAGAATACTGCTGACCAGCTTTTGCACGAATCTGAGTAACGGAAGAGTTACCAAACATTACCGACAAGTACATATTAGAGAATGGCGTCAAATGAAGTGTGTAGTCTGGCTTAACAGCAGCAGATACAGGGGTATTACATCTAAACATAATTTGGTCAGATGCAGCCGTGTTGCCAACAAACTTGGTTGCCATATATATTTCTTGGTCGCGTTCGAATTGTCTACGCTGATATTTCTTTTTTCCGTTCATCATTTGTTCAAGGAATCTAGTATTTCCGTTTCTGTATGTACGCTCATACTTTCTTACATAGTCAACTCTCCAGAGTTCTTCGGGCCATTCGTTTTGTTTACTGTCGAATTCGTTGATTAGAGAAGTTGCACTCCAGCAGTTCTTACTTTCACAAGATGCGTATAGTTTTCTGAGGTCAGAAACCATAAGATCACGGACTCTACAGAAGAATACAGACTCTGCAGCATTAAAAACGTAGCCAGATGACGGGTTGCCCTCTGTGCGGTAGTCGGTATCTTCTTTGCCATAAGTCATCGTTAATTCGCCAGAATTGTTAATTCCTAATGCTGTGTCGTTATCATAGTTCCATAGGTCAAATCTATAACCATTATTAATAGCAGCGGCATCATCATCAATAATATAATAAGCGGCCTTATCTCCAAGAGTGACAGCTTCACTCGTACTAATATAATGCTTTGCCCAATGCCAGAAACTATTCTTTGCACGATTATCTATCATTGTATATCTTGTCGTAAACAGATACCAATATAGTGCGGATTCATTGATAAACCAATTCTTAAGATTACTCACAAATTCACTATCACTTGATGTAATAACAAATTCGTAGAAATCTCTCCAAATTTGCTTATTTTGTGTTCTAATCTTAGTCTTCTCTTCGTCTGTTGAAATGGGGTCTCCATCCTTAGAGTCGCCACAGCAATCATATCTAAACTCGAATGAGCCATCCCAGTTGTTATACAGAGCATCATAAGCTTCGTTTCCAGTGGTCCATTCTGCCTTAGTAATTGGATATTTCATACTGCCATCAGAATTCTTAACTCCAGTTTGAAATGTAGAGTTTGGCAGAGTATTATCGCTTACTTCAATACAGAACTCATTCATATCATCTGGGTCATAAGCTCTTGTGACATCTGTCTTTTTGGAGTCACCGATATTTCCAAGCGCATAATAGTGCCAGTCTGTATCTTGAAATTCTCTGTGTGTAGTTAAATCTGGATTACTTTCCTTAATAAAGACAACACAGTTTACAAATTCCATATCAGTCTTTACTCTTGGATCCCTCTTGTTTGCAGGAGTAGAGTAAGGAAGATAGTCGTTATATCTCTTCTGTAGATAAGCATTGTTCACCATCTCAGAGGAGGCGATATTTACTTTTATATTAAACCACGAATTTGGAACAGAATTTCTGGTTAATGACACTTTTCCACTACCATCAGAAACCTTGGTTCCATCACCAAGTGTAAGCTCAGTAATATAATTTGGGTCTAGTGCCACCTTGCTCGTAACTTGATGTTTCCCATCAAAGCCACCAATAATATCAATATTACGACCAGAAGCACCATATTCATTAGAAGTAGTACCTTGTCCACTATGATACATATTTGTGAACTTCCAGTTATCTAGAGTAGCATCACCATTTTTATAGATACATTCAACAGAAGTATCCTTCACGAAATCCTTCTTATTATTCGTAAAATATGGAGCTTCAATCTTAATAACCCTCATATTTGGACAAGCCTCTGCCACAGATTCAGGAGTTAACATATTATTCTCATCATAAATCTGATTTCTCTTATAACGATCAATCATCTCTGTAGCAGTTCTTGCATCGGCAATAAAATTAGACAAAATAGCAGAAGAAGAAAGACTTGTATTATATGCTTTCATACGATAAATTAGCACATCACAATCAGCAGAACCAATTGTAATAGGAACAGGATTTTCCTGTGTAAAAGAATAATCAGATGTATAACTCATGGGTCTACAAGGAGTTCCGTCCTCGTAGGACATTACAATAGGAATATCAGTATCTTTTGCAATATTGAATTCCCACTCAATAATATCTCCCTCGCTATAAGGCACATATAATGATTTCGCACTAGACTTAATATAAGCTTCATGCACATTCATTTGCAGTCCAATGTTAGAAGATTGGCATGTTAAGAATATGGCATCACTCTTTGCGACATTATCAGTTTTAAAAATTAGCTTAAATTCTTTACCATTTCTTCTTGCATCATCTGCAAATAAATTATATAAGATTGTTGCACTAGTTCCAGCCTTAATACCGAAATACTGATCTCCATTCTCATCAATCTGATAACCACCATTTTCCCAGTCAAAGTTATCAGAAACAGCCATCTTAATATCTGCATTTTCACTATAAGACCATAATCTATTAGTGTCGTTATTAGAACGACCAACTGGGTTAAAATCAAACTGTAAACCAGCAGTAACTGGCTCAACATCAATATCTAATTTTTCAACAGTAACATTAATAGTTTTGACCGTATTACGACAAGTAATTGTTAATACATGTGTACCAATATCTGTAGGTTTATATTGCCATGTCTGGGTGTTAGAATCTAATTGTAGAGTAGACACCTCTTTGCCGTCTATGGCCAAAGTAACGGTTGGAGTTTCAGTTTTTGGATCATATACAGTATAAACAATGTTTTCTGTATCATATTGCTGAACAGTAATAGTATTCTGAATGCAACCAATAACCGCATCTTCAGATTCTGGATTATACCAAATAATATCCTTTAAGATATGATTAGACTCAATGGTTGAACTATTAATTTCCGCAGTAATATAAGTTTCTAGCAAATGTGCTCCGTGTGTCTGTGCAGGAATAGAGTAAGCCATTGGAACACCAGATGACGATGTAGTGACTTTATCAATTTCTGTGCCATCTAATTTAAAATGAATATCTTTAGAAATTGCACCATATGGCGTATAGTCAAAAGATACAGGTCCAATATTATAAGTTAGCTTATCATTAAAGGAAGACTCCAATCTGACATTAATCTTCTGCACAGTCCAAGTTTTAGTTACTAAGCTTCCCGCGGCATCCGTAATGGAGAGTGTCAGTTTTTGAGTTCCAATACTGATATAGTCAGTAGCATCAAATGTATTTTCTCCGCTTCTTGCCATTCCAGTAGAAATAATTTGCTTACCAATTTTCCATGTGGCAGTACCATCAGAAACTGGATCTCCAGAAGAGTCTTGCCCAGAAAATCTATATTTAATAATAACCTTATCATTTACTGTAACAATCAATGGAGATGTGGTTATATACTCAATTTTTAAAGTACTAGAAGTGCCTCCTCCACCACCACCAACGATTGTAAACTTCTTTTTAATCTCTCTTGATTCTCCAGATTGACCCTCATTGGTAATTTCATAGAATGCAAAGACATTCTCTCCAACCTCTGGGTCTTCTGTATCGTTGTATACGATATCATATGTCTTTCTTGGAGTCTTATCTATGCTATTAATTTCAGATTGCAATCCTCCTACGGTAGTACTTAGAGAGGCAATGTTGTCTGTGTTCTTGCTGACAGAAGAAGATAGAGCATCAACATCCACACTCTTAGCGTAATCTTTTAGCTGATCCGACACATCAACCTTTTTAATTTCTTCACCGACATATGTTTTTGTCGCATAATCATTAAGACTTTGATGCTCGGTCAGATATTTTTTATCTTCTACCCATTCTTGTGTAGCATAACCATCTAAGCTAGGAATAGTTGGCTTATCTGTTAAGTCATTATAACTTCCACTAAAATTTGACTTGGCATCCCACTTTGCCTTTTCTGTATCTGTGACAAGCCTATGAGTGTCATCTTCTTTTAAATCAGAAAGATTTTTGGGAAGCTTATCTGAGATGTCTGCTTTGGCAATTTGTTCGTTCACATAAGTTTCTGTAGCGTAACCAGTTAAATCAACTGTAACATTATTTACCTTTTCATCAACTTCTGTTTTTGTATAATAATTGCTTAAATCTACTTGCACATCTTTAATTTCTTTTGCGACAGCAGTAGCAACATTTTTAACTATTTCTTGTACCCAATCTTCGTTAACAAAAATTGGCTCACAATTAGGGTCTTGACACAATGACTTTACTATATTAAATTTATCCGTTGGTTTTGACTTCCAACGATACTCATATGATTTTCCTGCATTATCTGATATAGAACCATCAGCATGAATTTCAAATTGAAGATTTCCATCAATGTGTGTTGCGTTTCCATCAACAAGCCATGCGAATCTAATTTTATTACTATTATATTGAACATTTACAGCAGGAGATGCGGCATGTTGTTTATCACTATTTGTAAAGTGAATTGAAATTGCCATTCGAGTCAAATCAACGCCGTCATAATACCTTGGCATTTCAAATGGAATAAACTGACTCTTTGATTCTTGAGATATATTAATCTGTGAGGCATCTATTGTAATGTCTTTATTTTCATCAATGAGAGATATTTTATCATCAGAAAAATTATCAAACCAAGCATAGTTAGGTGTGGTAACTCGTGTCCAACCAGTTTCTGCCATTACTTCTCTTGTTGCCATCATCATTGGCTTTGCCGCTGTTTGACTCTGCTGTAATAGTTGCTGTTTTGATTCCTCAAATGAAAGTGCCATTCTCAAACCTCCTTTTTTAATTTAATTCATGTTGATTCCATAATTCATATAATCTTTTAAGTTGTTCATTTTTCTCAAATACAAAAACCAAGGCGTTTGCCTTGGTATCAGAATATAAAATATCTAGTAACTTTGCTCCATTCCGCATATACAAATAGACTTGCTTCATATTTAAAATATAAGCAACTTTATCTGGGTTATATTCGAGATTCGTAATTTTACTACGTACCATTATTTTATCTCCTTTTAAGCGTAAAAAAATAAGGTGTCGAATTCAACATGAAGTCAACACCTTATCGTTTTATTTTTTTGTAACTACTTCATGTATGGGTTCGTTCTTGACGAAATCCTTCTTCTCAACAGAAGGCTTATTTTCTGCTAGAATTGTATTTAAATCACGCTTTACACAAGCAGAAAAGTTTGCACGATTAGATAAATCATACTTAGAAAGAGCTTCTTTGGCTTGCTCTTTGGTGATTAGCTTAAAATTATAATTTGTGCATGTTTCAAAAATATTTTTGCAATTCTCATCGTGGAATGAGTTCATCCATAGAGGGTAATTTCTGAAATCATAGCAGTTATTACAATAGGAATAGCTAGCACCGCAACATAAGCACTTGCGCTCATACTTCATAGCTATCACTCCTTTATGTAAGTTTATAAATATAAAAGAGGACCCAAATTAATGAGTCCTCTTTATGAATATTAGTCCTCGCTAGGAATTACGATATTGAATAGCTTCTTCTCCTTATCGCAATATGCCTGCTGAGCCTTACCGGAGAATGGATGGCTGCCATCAGTAGCAACAGACCAATCGAAGTCGGGGCTTAGCTTAAAGTTGGGGAAGATTACGTAAGCATGGATTAGAGTAGTTTGATCGCATACGTCAGCACCTAGTACCTCCATAACGAACTTACAACCAACAGGGAACTCAGTAGCAGAGTTTACAACCTCAACAGCGTTCTCAGTCTCATAGTCGTACATTACAAATAGCTCATCACCGGCCTTTAGACCAGTAGGTAAAGCTAGAGTCTTATTGGTGATACCAAACTCTGTTTCAGAAGCATTAGTACCCTTAACAAACTTCTGACCAAAGGTGCTATCGCCATTTAGTACATAAATCTCATTTGGAGCGGTCTTAGGAGTATGCTTTAGCTCATAAGAACCAGTACCATAAGTAAAGCTTTCCATAGCAGGAGCAATAATCTTAGCAGTAGAGCTAGCAACCTTCTTAGTAGTACCTAGCTGAGTAGCCATTAGATTCATATCAAAGATAGCATTCTCAGCAGAGAATTCGGCACTCTTAGCTCTATAAAACGTAGCAATTGGAGTCATTATTGTTCACCTAAAGACGTTACTTTTAGGCCGTGGGAAAATCCACAGCTATGTGTTTCCACATAGATCAGATCATTTCTTCACCTGATTTATCAGGGCTGTATTTTTCAGCTATACTTATAGCCTACTCTCCGTCAAGGAGATGATCGTTGAAGGTTTACCATAGTATATACATTAGGTAATTCCCTGCTAAAGACCCATTATAAAGTACTTAGGATTTAACCATATACCATCTCAGGATTTTTTTATACTTTCGTCACATTCACACTTACCCTTTCGAGTTATGTTGTAGTATCCTGAGCTTTAGGGATTCAAAGCATTTAACACAGTAGAGGCATACACGTCACCATATATGCTGGGTCAATTGCCCAAGTGCATCCACAGCGTCTGTGCTTTCGGATGCGCAGTTTAGAGAAACATTCTGCATCTGGTTAATAGAGAATAGTACGGAGTCGTCCTTCTGAGATAGAGCGACACCACGAATTACACGGTCAATTACAAACAGTTGTATTACTGGAGTCTTCGTTAGAAACACCAGATTTTTGTATTTCATTGGCAAACTTCCAATGATACCCATATGCCATTTCTTTTTCTCCACGACATACTTTTAGAATTATATTGCATGAACTAGGCTTTTTGCCAAGCCATCTCATTGCATCAGAACATACTGGGAACAATCGCCCGGTTTCTATGCAAACAACAGCCTTTGCAATTTTACTATTAATCATACCTTCTTTTTGTTTTTTCTTGTGTTCTTCAGACTCCCAAACTTTCAGAGCACGCTCTCTTTGTTTATCTCTTTCAACTTGATCTTGATATCGCTTTGACATTTTCTTACTGCGAGTTCTTTTATTTTCTTCGTTAGACCAATACTGAGTTCTAATTTCATCTAATAATTCTAATCTATCTGGATGTTTTTCAACATATTGTTTCATTGATTGTCTAATTTTTTCTTTATATTCTTCAGAATAAGTAATTCCACTATTCCATGGATTTTTCCAAATAGCATCTTGTCCACCAATGGTTCCATTATATCCACGACAATCAGGATCGTGTATGAATGTATGATGGTATGCAATCCAATAAATTTCTCTTTCATCCAATAAATCTTCGCTACATTCTTCTTGAATATAAAATTTGAAATTTTCTTCTCCATATTTTTTCCATGCATACTGTAAATATACATTCCACGCCTTTTCGTCTTTATTTAATAAATTCTTTTCTTTAGACCATCTATTGTAAATATCAACAGATCGTCCAATATATTTCTTGCCATTTACAATATTTTCAATACAATAAATTCCACATACCTTTTCCATTAGAAATTTGCCTCCTTTCATACAAAATTTTCTCTTACTTTCATAAGAGCTTAGACTATATCATTCACCTTGCCACAAAATGTGGTTTAGGGGTTCACACTTCGGAGCACTTGCTCCTAACGGCATTTCAGCCGATAGTCGTTGAACCTTCCTCTTAGCGTTAATTTTGTATTATATATTATAACGCAAAATTTAAATTTGTCAAGAGGCTTGGCTGCTGATTGCCCAATCCTTTAACTTTTCAAGCATTCACACTCGTGTTTACACACCATGTTGTAGCATAAAGGCTCTAGGGGTGTTCCAGCAATTCGTGAACATACACTGCAACGTTTCCATATGCAGCGAACCTAGCAAACAGGCCGACCGTTAGCCATGCTGATTGTTGATATCAAACATAATAATTTCCTCCTATAAAATATTATTTATTATGAAGAGATTAAATCTCTTTCATCCAATTAAGTTCTGCCTTATTTATTTTCTTCATATCTATAGTTCCTGCATAACATCCAGCAAGTAAATGGTCCGCATTGTGAATAATTTGTAGACGTGTAACGTCATCAAAGAATTCAACAAAGCCCTCATTTCTCACATAATCCTTCGTATATCCCATACGAACTTTTACAGATGAAATCAGTGGCAACAAATATGATTTAAAAGGCTTATTTTTATTATTATTAATTTTCATCCTATCTTCGTCGATAAGAATTTGCTTAGTTGTTTTATTTGCTGCATGTTCAATCTTTGGTGTAATATTATGAACCCTTCTTAAATAATTCACAATTCTTAAATAAACCAATTTATCTATCTTTACACCAGATTCCAAATCTGCCAATACAATATCACCATTCTCACGGTTTCTATATGGTTTTAACTTTGTAAAATCCAAATCACCGAATAGCAATCTTGTTTTATCTGTTGACAGTGTTGGTGCTAACATAATAAACAACTCAAAGTCATCTAGCTCTGTCCAGTCCAAACCTAAATCCCATAATTGAGATTTCATATCAGACGGAATGGCAGTTATAGTATGTACAACACTAAAATACTGTGCTTCACCAAAATCAACAATTTCCCCAATTGTTGGCTGTTTAATCTTCAACTTATCGTTTATAACATAATCATCTCCAAAATATAATTGGAGCTGATCTACTTCAAACATATCACTCATACTTATTCCTCGTTACAGCATTATTCAAGGAATTGGTTTTAGTAAGCTCAAATTTTAATGTACGACAAGAATAATTTGTGTCCGTAACGCTTTCTTTGTTATAAATAAGTTTTGACTGCATCCCAAACATATTAGACCATCCAAAGATATCTCTTATCAAATATCCTAGTAAATCGTGTCGTTCAATTCCATACGGCGTTTTAATATCATCCGCATGACAAAACACAACAAATTGGACATATTGAATCTTCATTACAGAATTGTAACGATGGTCTTCCATATCATCAACGCTAAAACAAATAAAGTTTTTAGCAATATCCTGTGTGCCAGGGACACGAATATAAGCAAAAATATTATTATTTAAATAATCATCAGGACTTGATGGGTCTAATTCGTGGTTATTTAATACTTCGATGATGTCAGGATCCGATGTAAGTTTTTGCCGAATTATTCTTTTCATTGCAGATACATCGTCATCAATTTTTTGTATATCTCTAATCATTAACTAACCACCTCCATCTTTAACTTTTCTGTGCCTAAAGCAGACACAACAATCGTCTTTCCAACCATAGAATACAATGGCAGACATTTAACCTTAAGTGAGTCACCATTTCTGGAAACATTAATCTTAAAAATCTCTTTGCCATCAGAACCATTACACACAATATCCCCAGGCTTTGACTCGTTAGTAATATCAACTGAGCACAAAACATTGTTGCCGTCTACAAAAGACATATGCCAATCAACTGACTTAGACACATATTCATTAGAATTTGAATCTAAAAACATCGCCGTCAATGTCTTGGCGCTACCACCAACACGAATAGAAGAATCTTTGCCATTGTATGTAATCTTACCAAGACGAATTTCTTCGGTCTTGATATCTAACCCAGCATCAATATATGTTGGTTCTGCAAGTTTGCATGTATCACATTCTCCTTGATATGGACAGAAGTTTGCAAGTCCATATTTAGAACAGTCTGCATGAAGGTCTGCCTGAACTTGCTTAAATGTCAAACGTGTAATGCCTATTGGTATTGTATCTAACACCTTAGATAACTCCCACACAATTGGAACTCGTCTTCCAACATCATTGATTAACACACGTTGATTATAACTAAGTGTTTGAGTATAAGGTGTAGTTGGAAGCCACATAATTGTTTGGTCTTCCACACTTGTGAACATGTAATCGGTCCATAACCCACTGTTGTACGAAGATTGTGTTCTCTGTACACATTCACATTTATATACCTTACCTTCATATACCCACTTTAATATCCAATTACATTTTAAAATATAATACATTGGGAATTGTGGCTGATTATCATTGATAATAACGAGCCATCTTTGTAATGTCCCAGTATCATCTGGCACATCAACATATGAACCAATAGGAATTTTCACATGAGGTCTAAACATAAGTTTATATACTTCTTCATCTCCAGAAATACTTCTACGTGTATCAATAATAAACTTTGCATCCATCCTCTTATTTTCAATCTCACTTGGTTTGTGTGTCACAAAAACTTCACGATAGGCTGGATCGCGTTTAAAAGTGCTATCAATTATCATATCTGCATTATGTAAATAAGCAGCACTTTGAGTTTCTCCGACCCGACTCATGCGGGTTTTAAAATTATCAAGCATCACATTCACCGCCCTTCAAAACATTAACTAAATTGGCTGCATCAAGAATAGCTTTGCGGAATTGATTAGGATTCTCACGTGCCGTTTCAAGACAACTAATAATAGTTAATATTTCTGGCTGATAATTAAATAGGCGATTTGAACCACTTATTTGATTTATTAAACTTTGAATATGGGCATCTAAAAAAGGGCTATTGTCCTCTTTTTCATAAAGTGTTGAAATAATTGCGCCATATAAATAACGCTTTTGTGCCTCTATTTGAGAGGTAGGAATGTTATTATAAGCGTTCATATTATCACCCCAAATACTCTGAGTTGCCATAAGTATAATCACGGCTTAACTTTTGTGCCTCAATTTTCAAAGTTTCATCTAGAGCACGAAGCTCTGATATGTGGGATGCCTGAGAATAATGCTTCTGTTCTTTATCTGAGAAAACCTGCTTCGTCAAAAGAGCAGAATATAGTTGTGGCTGTAGCCACTCTCTAGCTACCAATATTGCAAGAATTTCTTTCTCCACATCTAATAAGTCAACATTAAACTGTCTTAATTCATCATCACGATTAGATAAATCATTCTTACATTTACGAAACTTGGGGATTGCACTTATAAGATATCCATAAAATAATTCCTCTATATCTTCTTGTGATAAAAGTGCTATCTCTGGATCCGTAATTTTATTGGAGGCCAAATTGTAAATTTCTTCATAAGAGGTTGCCATTTAAGTACCTCCTATCATTAAATCATCATTTTTAATTCAGTACCAAGAATTTCATCCATCGCATCAATCTTGCGTAAATCATATAAAGTTTTATTCTGAATCATAGAATAAGCCATATTTTGAATAGAAGACTTTACACTAGGAGGTAGCTGCTTTAACTTGGCCACAAACTGTCTCTGAGGTAAATCAAAAATTCCATTTAGGCTAACTTCTTCTAGTTTGTTGTAAACAGGATCAAGATCGGCTTTCCATTCTTCACGAAGTGCTTCATCTTCGATGATAATAAATGGATCAAAAAGATACCTATGACGAAGTGCCTTTAAAGACATTAGGTCTTGATATTCAACCTCTCTAATATCACCTTCGTTTGCCCAACTATAAACTAGCTTAGTTTTAGGCCCAATAATAAGTAGTTCTCCAAACGTTACACTACGACAAGCAATAAGTTCGTCTGGACTATGCTTTGGTTTTGCCACCTTCTTTGGTTCTTCCTTTACGACTTCTTCTACAACAGTCTTAACATCAACATCCTTGGCGGTAGTACTTTTTTTTGCATTAGCCATAATATAATCTCCTTTTATCCTTATAATTATTTTAAATTAGGCAACCTTCCAGAAGCCGAATACACTGTTGAAGATGACAGAAATGCCCATCTTGAACATGTACTCATATTCATAGCTCATATCTCTGTTAGTATCCTTGTCGGAAACTTGACTAATCTGAGCGTCGCCCTCGTTTACAATCTTGATAAACTTATTGGTAGAGCTTACAGGAACGATGTATAGCTGATTACTATCAACCTGATAATCAACAGTAGCACTATTAATAGCGGCGCCTCTCTTTAGACCCTGACCGATTTCGGCAACTCTGAAGCCTTCCCATAGACCTAGTAGACCACCATTCTGATAATACTCATTCTTTACAGTATCAGGCATCCAGTTAACGTCGGCCATAGCAGATAGAGAAGATAGGGCAGAACGAGTACCGAAAATAACTACCTCGGAACCAGTAGCCATCTCGATATCCTGGCACAGCTTGACTAGAGTAGCCTTGTTGGCGGTATCTAGAGCACCAGTCTTAACCCAGTTAGCACCTAGCTTTTCACTAGCACCCTTTAGAGCGGCATAAACAGCGTCGTAGATGTAGCGGTTTACAGCATCAGCAATCTTTAGAATGAAAGAAGCCCAATCCTCAGCACCAGTTAGGACTCTTTCAAAGTCGGTGTAAATTTTTCATTTATGTTTAACATTAAAATATCATTTTTCTAATTTTTGCCACGTTAATGGCTCGCCAGTAATAGGATGTTTACCGGCATGTTTTAATTTTCCATTAATACAAGACGAAATACTAGTATAATTTATTCCATACTTTTCATATGCTTCTTTCGCTCCCCAAAATGCTTCATCTAATTCTGGAGAATAAATAGCAGTAGCTCTCGGATTGTTTTTGCCAGAAGTACATTGACTATATCTCAATAATGATTCTGCTCTTAAATTCTCACGGGAATGAGCACGACTTAATTTTTCATGCATAAATGTCTTCCAATCAAAATTCGTATAGTAATCTATTTGCTCTTGATTCATTGAAGAATATTCATCAAAGTACATAAAATTATAATATTTACGACACCAATCTATCATTGTGATATCAACAACTCCATTATCTTCTGCGGCAGAATGTACAGAGTCATATATTTTTCTTGACAATAAATGTATAACTTTTTTATTTGTAGTTGAATTACATTCTCCTCCAGTTGTTAAATTATATCCATTCTCATGCGATAATGTGTGATATTTTTCAATATAATAACACTCTTTATCACAAATATCTAACGGGTCACATAATTCTACAATACTAAATTCAAAAGAATCTTCTCCATAAAGATTCCAAGCCGATTGTAAATAAGGATTAATATGATTGTTATTTCGTAAATCACTTCTATGCTCATTCCATCTTCTACGAATATCTCGTGATAAACCTATATATTTTTTATTGTTAGCTAAATTCTCTATACAATAAATTCCACATAAATACTTTTCCATTAGTTTAAAATCCTTACATAAATATTATTTTAGAAAAATGATATTCGGGACGCTACTCCCGTGTTGGCTTAAAGCCCTTTAGCTTTCGCTAAAGAATCAGACTATATCTTTACCCAATAATTGTTGGGTATGCACCACTTCGAACGCCAATCGCTTGCGTTCTACTCCCATTTGGGATAGTCGTTGAACCTTCCTCTTAGCGTTAATTTTGTATTATACCTTATAACGCAAACTTTAAATTTGTCAAGAGGCTTGGCTGCTGATTGTCCATTATAACTACACTTAGGATTTAACCATATGTAATCTGTATTTGTTTTTTCTACTTTCGTCGCATTCACGCTCGGCTTTTCAGCCCACGTTGTAGCCAATACAGCTTTAGGATTTTCCAGCAATTCAATGCATTATTTATTCGAACAGCTTACGCTGTAAGGGACCTAAATTTAAGCCCGAACCATTCAGTGGTAACTGCAAAATGTCTACCGGCTCCCAATCTTTGGCGAATCATGTTATGATGATTACCAGAAATCTTGGAAACACTTAGAATAGAATCGTCTTCAACATAGAAGTCATTGGTATCACCAAGAGCTAGGTTTTTAATCTCAGCATAATCCATGAAGAATGGATTGCTATCCCAACCAGTACGAATCATCTCTTCAACAGTTTCCTCAATGATGGTGAAAACTAGAGCCTGATTAGCACGAATAGCACGTCTTACTTGAGGAGTGCGGGCATTCTCATCAATACCTAGAGCCTCACGGAACTTCTCAACAATCTTAGCATTAGCCTGCTCAGCGGAATACTCCTGAACCTGCTTACGAGCAGCATCTACAAGTAGCTTCTCAAAATTAGCATACTTAACTTCATCATTATCAAATGCATTCTTAGCAGTAGCATCAAATCTCATAAATTTATTCATAATATGTATCCTCCTTTCTTAAAACTCAATTACGCAGCAGTATAACCAGTAGCTTGTGCCCAAGTCACACTCTGACCAACAGTAGGAACAGTACCACCAAATGCATCAACAGAAACAGTAAATACATCATGCTTCTTCATAGGATACATTCTTGCACGACTATCCTTAGCATTGTAATAATTGAATCTCTCCTGATAAATCTTTAGGAAATCGTTCTCCATTAATTCTGGATTGTGAACGAAGTAGGCATCACAATCAGACTGTAGTTCAAAACGAACCATCGTTAGATTGCTGTTATAAACAATCTCGATAACCTTGGCGCTAAAATCACCAGCAAAGTCGGATACATTGTAGTATTCACCCTCAACATAATCACCAACAGTAACTAATTCACCATTATCTCTGTCCTTATCCATCTTGCCAGATAGAATATGACCATCACCATACACAGCACTTACACGGCTGATTTCTGCAACCCAATGCTTATTAATTAAATCCTGCATATTATTTTCCTCCTATTTTTAAAATTTTTAATTAAATAAATCACCATAAGGCTTTTTATTCGCCTCATCGGTGGTTTTGACACTAAACTTCATAGCGGCTGGCTTACTAGAGCCATTTTCGGCAGAGAAAGCTCTAAACTTAGCCTTTTCATGAGCAGCATAAAGTAAATCACACTTATCCTGAAGCTCTTCAACAGAATACTTATCTGCATCACTTACGAGTGCCTTAAATTCATCAGACTCACGAATTTCCTCATAAGCCTCATTTGCAAAAACCTCATCCTTCTTAGCCTTGGCTTCTGCGGCATCATAATTGTCTTTAAATGTCTTAAGTTCATTATACTTAGTTTCAAGCTCAGCATAATCACTACGCAGCTTGTCTACAGCAATCTTCTCAGATTCTGTTAACAACATCTGGAATAGTTCAGTACGCTCACCTTCGAGGGATATATTTTCTCCGTCAATAGAATAACTCTGCTTATAGAATTTGCCATTGCACCAACCCTGCATCACGAAATAATCATCGTAAACAGAATAGATGCCATACCAATCTCCGTCCATTTCATCATATTCTGCAATTAGATTATATAGCGCATATCTGATGTCCTCGTGAGAAACTTCAATTTTAAAATTCTTTACAAAATTTTCACTAGTGCCAGTAGCTTCCACATCTTCATTAGACTCGGAACTATCTTTACCTTCGTCATCAAACTTATTCTTAAACTCTTCAAAAGCAGCGTCTAACTCTTCATCATTCATATTCTCATAATCAAAATCTAAATCTTCCTTGGCAAATCCATACTTTTCTAGAAGTTCATCAAAATGATTCATTTCTTCTCTCACTCCTTCCTCTGTATTGTTTTTATTGAAATTAGATAAAGTATTATTTAACCTATCTAACATTTCAACCAGCTTTTCTTGATAATCAAAAACAGGCTTCTCGTGACAGAAATCTGCAATATCAGCTCTTGCACCAAGCATTCCTTCGCCTATTGGATTACCATCTTCATCACAGCCCAATAAAGTACACCCACCAAAATAAAATGATGTTAAATCAAGATATTTTTCTTTGGCATTATAAGAAAGTTCGTCAATGACTAATTCACAGCTTACCTTGGTTCCATTCTTCCTACGAATAATGTTCGCAGCCTCTGTATATTCCTCTGGAATGACAGCATATGCATTAACATATGTCTTATCATTTTCTTCATCATATTCAAGATAAGGATCATCAGCAGTAAAACAACCAACTTGTTTCTCCGTATAAACTATCTTGTCATCACCGTTCTCATCTTCTTCAATCTCCATATTGTGGGCATAAAAATCATATGTGCCATCACTCAGTTGATGAATGTATGCCAATACTGGTCTATACTTTAAAGTTGGCATAGCGGCCTCCATATTCTCTTTTGAAATATGAGAACCGTTTCTATTTGTTTCTGTGTGACAAACCTTAAATTTTAATTTAAGCATCCCAGGCATATCATTGTCTGACATTTCAAAATTTGCTGGTGTAGAAACAACGATTGGGTTTCCTTTTTCCTTTGAGCTAAAATTAACAGACTTGTTCTGCTCAACAAAAAATTGATATAGATTATCAAGTGTTAAAATTTTATGCATGCATTTTCCTCCTTTCTTGCAGATTAAACTATAAACTCCAAAAAGGAGATTACAGACATAAAATATTTGTAAATGCAATCTTTTTGCCAAACTCTGCAAAATTAAAATTCGTAGGCATATTTATAAACACCCACGAATCATTTGTCGCACCAATTTGTTTAAAAGTAGTAGCCAATATTTTTGCCACTTCTGCATCTTTTGTTACAATAAACTTTTCTGACTTCATTATGCTACCTCCCTTAAATTACTTCTTGTCTCTTGTCGCAACACCGTCTGCACCAATTTCTGTCTCATCTTTTGTAGGTGCTCCCTGACTTCCATCATTAGATGGGTCAGAAGATTGTGTATTAGAACTTATTAAAGGATGAATCCATTCTGTATCTCCTAAACCAAGCATATCTTCGACAAACGCCATACCACGCTCTTTTGTAGGATGAAGCTTAAGTAAAGAAGCATATTCTAATTTGACAGGAAGTCCATAACCAGCAGCCTCTTTTAATGTAGCTAATTTATCTTCTACAAAATAAGGAGATACATCGCTATACTCAACGACCCAATTTTCAATACCAAAATTATTTTTTAAATATAGATTAAGCCAAGCATTGATTTGCTCTGTTGGTTTCATAGCGTCAATGCATTCAACCATCATAGCCTTCTTAAAACTTTCGCTGTTGGTTATTCTATTAGAATTCAGTACAATAGATCCGTTAGCTTCAATAAGCTGTTGATATGCCTTATTAAGAGTTGTAGTGTCTTCTGCTGCCACATTAGATTTGAAATCTATAACATTCAAATCCATAGGAGACATTGCAATGTTTACAAGACCAGGAATAAGGTCCGCAAGTTTCTTATAGAAGTCATTTGCTAATTGTAAATCTATCGCAAAATCATCTGGCTCTTTTGAACCAGAAATTGTTGGTATTTTTGCCCATATCAACTTATAAGCATCAAGTTCATCCGTAATATTCTGAACAGCCTGCAAGTCCTCTAAATTAATAATATCCTCTAGTAGACCACTAAATGGCACTAAAGGATAATCTAAATTATCTATATTAATTTTTATACAAATTGTTTTTTCTATAGGAAGTTCCTTCCAAGGAATATTGTCAGACTCATATTGTCTATATAGTTTTTGGAATTCTTTATCAAAATACTCCAAATCATCTTGATAAGTTCTAAAATAACTCATATTATAGGCAATGCCTAAAACACCATGTTCAAAAGAAGAACTATAAACACGACAATAATCTGGGTCTAATGGATGAATATAAAAAGTACCATCCTTTTCTGGGTCTCCATAAATATACCCATAAGCAACGTCATGTTTCCATGCTCTAAGCATTAATTTTAGAATTTGTGTTTCCATACGCATATTCGTTACAATATGAGTAATCTTGTCATAATCTTGCTTAATTTTTTCCACATCATTTTCCTCAGAGGTGTTAACTAATGGATATGCAGTCCAAGATTTACATGTTATCTGCTCTGCCTTATAATTTATCATTCTGCGATAAATATGAGAAATATTATATAAATAATCACTTAGCTTCCTTAAGTTCTTTTGGTTTGTTTCGGTAGAAGGGGACCTCAAATATGTTCTAAGATTTTCTTTACTATATGTAGAAGATGTAAGGGTTTTATTTTTTTCAAGATTAATTAACTGTAAAGCGTCCTTAAGCTGTGCGAATGCATTTCTTTGCTGTTCTTGTTTTGATAAATACTCTATCTTCTCTTGAGTAGTTTTTTCTGCCATAGATATTTTTCACCATCCCTTCTATCCAAATATTTTATCTATAGGTTTTGCCTTTGTTGTTTTAAACATATCTATAAGGCTATAATCTAAAGTACGTTTCTTATTACGAATATGTTCTGCACGCTTTTCTGATAGAAACCACGCACAAAGTGCCATACAATAAGATCGGTCATCATGTAACTTGTTTGCTTTCTCTGGTATTAGTTCAAAGGAGTCCTTTCCAGATTCTCTCTTTTTACGTACCATATTTACCATTTCTTCCTTCATAGCGTCTATATTTTTAAGTGCTATTTCTTGATATGGATCAAGACGAACAATTTTTGTTTTGATACACGAAGACTTCTTCAGCTCTTCTTCTAGCTTCTTATTAAACTCTGCTTCTGACACTTTATGGTTTTGTAGTTCCTCAGATATCTTTTTTCTTTCTGAATTATATAATTTATCATCAACTTCAAATAGAGTTAGATAGCCCTTATTATCATAATCAGATGTAAAACTAATACAATCCAAATTCATCATTTCAATTAGAGCTTCATAAATGATTGACTTATACTGAGCTGGTGGAAGTAGTCTTAGTTTGTTAATAGCATTCGGAAATTTCCCAACATAATCAGCATTATATTCTTTATCAATAAGCCCTCTATGTTGATTTCCTTTATCATCAATCCAATCTTCCATAAGATAGTCACTGATAAGTTGTCCACCACCACCCGCACCTGCGTCAACTAAAATAGCCTCTATGTTTTCATAATCTGGTGCGTCTCCATTATAAGCAAGTATAAGCTCTTTTAAATATTTAATTTGGTCTGGTGTTTGCATTGGACTTTTGCGCTTCTTACCAACATCAAGTAGGTTTACACAATTTACAATACGCCCTTTGTAATCACCATGTTCATCAACATACAATTCCATTACAAGAATTACACTATTATCCCTCTGTCTTGCTGGGTCGTATGCTAAAATAAATTTCTTTTTATTGGTATCGTTATATAGTAAAGGAACACGAGTCTCACTATTACGAGCAATAACTCCACGTCTAATAATGGCGTTCAATCCAGCGTCTGTCGTAAATTCACAATAGTACTCACGACGTGCCTTTTCAGGGTTGGTTCTCATTTCAGTTTCTATGGTATCTCGTGTTAATAGAGCATTAACAACTTCTCCCCTAATTGTTGGTTTTAAAACAACTTCACAATCTACTTGTATTACACAATAATTTCGATCACCCATTAATTGCTTTTTACTAAATTCTCTATACAATCTATAAAATTCTGTATCAGTATCAGATGCAGAACTAATATAAAATTTTTGGTTTGGTAGATTAATTGCAAATGTTTTTAATCTTACCGGGTCTATAGAGTGCCCATCTCTATCTTTACCAGATGCAAAGTTTTTATTAACAGCGGCAAAAGCACCGTATACTTTAAGCATTTCAGCAGACAAGAAGCCACACTCGTCGAAAATTACAGAACCACGCTTACCTCTCTTACGGTCAATATTACTATTAAGAGTTTGTGTAAATGATCCATTATATAAAGAATATTTAAATCCATTACTACCATGACTAAATCCATCACCAGCAGCATTATTAATTTCTACTTCATTTTTAAATATATAGCCAGTAGAACCACGCATTTCATCAATATTATCATTTGCAATCTGCTCAAGTTTTGTAAATGTTTCTTCTGCCTGAGAACCAGAACCAGAAGCTATATATGACCACACATTACAAAACAACATGTCTTTTGACATTAATATTAAATCTATAATTGTGCTCTTACCAAAACCACGACTAGCTAAAACTAATACATTTGGGCAATTCCATGTCCTTTGAACAATATATGCTTGTGCATCAAGTAGTTCTATAGAGAAAAAATCATCTATAAATCTAACTGGATTACACTGATAATATTTTTGAATTTTTAAAATTTCAATGAGTCTTTCTAGTTTTCTAGAAGACATTGCATATATTCCTGGTTTGCAATATATTGTATATTCATCATCAAATAATGTGGATAAATCCGCATCGTCAATTGAATTTAAAATTTTAAATTTATATTTAGATACATCATTCATCTTCTTCACCATCCACATCAGATTCTGTATCTCCAAATGGTGAGAATAATTCTTTTAAATTTTGAAGATTTGATTCATCAAGCATTCCAGCATCATTCAGTGTATCTCTTAAATCAATATTTTCTCTTAATAATAACCTATTAATTTCTTTATACACATCAAGATTATTTTGTAGTTCAATAAGTTTTTGTCTTTGTTCTGCAACCATATCAGACCACTCTGATTCATCAAGATTAAGCTGCTTCATAATTGATGCATCACTCATCTCTAGTACTTGTTGCATTCCTCTACATGTACCTATATCAAACCCATTAACCTCTGCCTCTCTAAGATTGAGTTCTTTTAACTTCTTTATCTTTCCAGTCCATGTATTTTCACCCTTAGAAGCACTCTTATTGTGCTTCAAGCTTAAACATGACTGTTCTGCAAGCTGAGACACGGTTGATGCAACTTTTTGCTTAGAATCAAGATATGTTTTAATTTCTCCAGATTTATTAGAAACATTTGGAGAAGACATAGCTTTCGCAATCATATCATCAAGTTTTGACTGTTGCAAAAATCCTCTTACAATAGTAATTGCAGATGATGTACGCATCATGTCATCATTTTCTCCACTTATATCTAAATAACCAATTAATTGAGAGTAGAGTAGTGGTTTATCTTCTTCTTGTTCTTTTGCAAATGGGTCATAACCAAGCAGTCTAATGACATCCGAGCGATTCTTCTCATACTCTTCATTAACCTCTTGACCTTTAGCAATCTCATCTTCAGATGCAGTTCCAATTTCTTGTTGGGCCTGCTTTAACGCAGTTTCTTTATAACTTGTAAATAAGTCACCATCTCTCCAACGAAGTGTTTTATATTGCGGCAATCCAATATTTTTTATATAAGATGCCCATATATTGCTACGCTTCTTTGGATTTTTGTCATTAATATATTCAAAATAACTCGCATCCCAAAGCTTATCAAAGTATGGCTTATCTAAACGTTCGAGGGCTTCTTGCACAGATGCCTTAGTACAATCTCCAAATTCACCAGTTCTTCCATCCCAATTTCTAGCTATCTTCTCGGCACACTCTTTGCACATAGTAGTTTTTCCAGTCATAACTAGTGGGTCAGAGGACATATAAAACTCCGAAGCCTTTTTCTCTTTATTACAATATGGGCAAAGATACTTAGGCTCTGCTTCTTTCTTTACAGTTCTTCTTCCTGGACTTTTTGCAGCCATAACCACTCTCCCTCCCTTCTTTTAGAATTTTATAAAATATGTAATTATTTATCCTCGGCGTTATCCTTTGCCTTTAGCTCTTCGTTTAGCTCGGCAAAAGCCTTCTCAAATACATCATCACGCTCAAAGACTACAATGGTCTTATCGTGATTGTCTCTGTCGGGCTTTACATCAATTACCTTTGCACCCTTCTTTAGTAGAGATCTTGCTACTCCCATGTTAAAAATTAACTTTGCTTTCTTTTCTTCCATTGTTTTCATTCTCCTTAATTTTGTATTGTTTAATTTAAAATAAATTTTTCAGTACCAGTACACCCATATACTGGGTCAAAAATAAACATCTTACAAGCAGCCTTGGCACTCTTACCTAGCTTATTAAAAGCGAATGGGTCAGTGCCTTGAAAGCTTGGACACATTAAAACTTCTGTGTCATAATTTCCGTTTTCATTTCCAGAAATCTGTTTTGCATTATGCATATGACCAACAATTACAAAGTCATACATCTTTCTATGAAGAGCACTAAGATCTTTAAGTGCCGTTTCATAATTTCTAACAGTATGCCCATGTAGGGCAATAATGTTGTAATCAAAAATTGGAATCTCAATATAATCATGCCCAAAATTGGTATGTATATTAATACGGTTATTATTCTTAAGCATATCCGTAATATAGTTGCCGATAATATACTCAAGGTCTTCCGTAGCTAACTCACCAGCTTTAGTGCCAATTGGTCTAGTTTGTGTGTGATTTGAATTAGGCACATGATAATATTCAATCTTACAAAATGCCGATAGCTCATTCAGAAAACTTGCAATCAATCTTGAAACAATCACAGTTGCCTCAACAACAGAAGTTTCATTGAGCTGTAAATCACTCACACGAAGAATACCCTGAATATCATCCGATAAGGATACAACATTCAGTTTATTTACACCATTCCTCTGCACATAATCTGCCACTTCATTTAAAAGAACACCAAATCTGCGTTCACATTCCTCAATAGAATAACTATTTGTGGGGAGTTCAAACTGTGCGCCACAATGAATATCTGCAATTGTTAACAAATGCTCCTTACCAAATGAATATCTTTTTTCTGCATTATACTTTACACTTGGCATTGGCAGAGTTTTAATTGCATCACGCACATTTTCATAGAATAACTCAAAACGACTACTCTGACGAATTACACGCTGCATTTCAACCTTGGTGGCATATAACTTCTGACGCTCTTTTGCCAAATCCATCTTTTGAGCTTCAATCTTTTTTAGATATTCATCCTCTGTAAAAAATGTATTCTCATTAGCTTCCATCATCTTATTAAAAGACTGGAACTTTTTACGATATGCACTTTCACCATATTCATATCCAAGTTCTTTATTTAAAATATCCGCAATATCTTGCCAAGTCCATCCATTTGCATCTTTCATTGAGCAAATTCTCATAATTAGCTGCTCTTCATTTTCTTCGCTTAATTTCTTATACTCCATATTTTGTACCTCACTCGTTAATTTTTTGTCTAAATGTATACGTAAACCTTGCGAATGGTATTACCTTTTCAGGCGTCATTACTTTATCTTGATTTCTAGGATCTCTAACTTCACGTTCTGGTACTCTACGAGCACCTATTGTAAGACCTTTTGCTAATTGTATTTCTGAATTTTCATCAAAGGTTGCCTCACCCATATTTTCAACAATTATATCTTCTAGGGCATCAACGACAGCTTCCATTGAATATTTATAAAAATCACATCTCTTAGCTAATTCATTGGCAATATCCTTCTTTTTAAGTATTCTTTTCACGTTAGCCAACCCCTTACTCATCGGAGCCGTAATCCTCATCATAGGTTAGGCTAAACTTAACAGTCTTATCTGCAAAATCAGCAGCTAACTCTGGTAAAGAAAACATCTCTCCTGTATCAGTATTTTCAATTCCGATATATTCTCCATCAATATGAAGAATACCCTTTGCATTTATTGTGTACTTCTTAGTAATACTACTTGCCATAATTTGTTCCTCCTATTATTCTTCTAATTCATCTGCAAACTGACTTAACCATCCACGATGATTTATTGTCAATTCACATATTTCACAATTTTCATGACCTCTAAAATGGTCAATATATTTCATAAATCCAGTAGTGTTTTTATCTTTAAGGTCACACTGTTTATCATGACCAACAACTATAACCTTACAATCATCAGAACACCGTGTTAATGTCTTCTTTAAGTCTGCAACAGTATAGTTTTGAGCCTCATCGAGTATAATTACCTTTTTCTTCAAATTAGTTCCTCTTAAAAATGTATGTGTAAGTAGAGTAACATAAGCTTCTCCATATTTTTGATTCACCATAGAATCATTGTCAACACATACATTAGGGTTCATATTACATTCAATCATAGCTTGATATGCAGGCTCGAAGTACACTTCTGACTTCTCCGTAATACTTCCTGGTAGAAATCCTTGCTTATGCTCACCATAACTACTGCAAATATAAACAATGCCATCGTATTCTCCGTGTTGCACAAGAATATTTGCCGTCCCCATTGCTAGAGTGGTTTTTCCAGTTCCAGCTTTTGCATTACAGAAAACAATTGTATTATCTGGATTTAAAATAGCATTTACAAACTTTTTCTGGTCTACATCCAATTCAAGACTGTAAAATGGCTTGTCGTCAATATTCTTTGGTGCTTCTCCATATTCATTTGTAACGGCTCTCTTTTTTGCTACCATATGGATCCTCCTAGTTACATAATTTCTTCAAAGTCAGATATAATACTATCAATAACGCTATTCTTTAAACACTCATTCTCATCCATATACAAATCCGAAGAAGCTTTTCTCTTATAGACCTTCTGGTCGATACTCGTATGAGAAAATAAGAATTCATCAACCTTCTTATCTAATGTGTCAAAGTATTTCTTCATAGATTCAACAACGCTTTGCTCTCCACCATAATAACAAGAACCACGATGGAACATTGCGCTTGTCCCAGGAAGAGCAAAACGCTTGTGTCCAGCAGTCAATAGAATTGCGGCAGCACTATAAGCACCACAATAATTAATTGTATAAACTGGTGTTTTACTAATCTCAATTGCCTTAATTGTTGTATACAGAGCCTGCACATCGCCACCAGGGGAATCAATAAACACCTTGATTGGCATTCTTTCTTCAACAGGCTTGTCTTTATCCTCTTTGTTACAATGCATGATCATCTTCACTAAGTCGAGTAGGGAAGAGTCAATTTCGCCATCTACCCAATAGATTCTTTGCTCTTCATCTCTATAATAATCACGAAGCATTGGGTCTGGTAGTTGTAGATTTGCTGCATTGTTAGGAATTACAACGGCTAGATTTTCCATATTTTTGTACCTCCATTTGTTTGTAATTTATTTGTGTTTTTGGTCTTATAATGACCATATAGTTCTATCTCGACCCATAAAAAAGAAAAACCCAGCAAACCGTTGAGATTGCTGGGTTTTTTGGCATTAATTTTGTATTGTTAATTTTGAGGCTAATGTCTTAATTTTGTGTGATTCATAATATTTTTTATTACGTTCGGCTTTAGTAAAATTATTAAATTTTATCTGACATTCTTTACACCTACATGTTTTTGAATCAAATTCACTTATTTCAACCTCATCACCACAATCTATACACCAAATGTGATTATTATACTGAATTGATTGTTCGCAGTATGGGCAAAAATCCTTTTTATTTCTACTACTCATAAGTCTACCACATCTCCGACAGCGTTTAAAACCACTTCCATTTTTTTGCTTTAAATATACATATGCTAATTCTTGACAGTCAATTTCATTTAAAATGAGTTCCGTTTCTCCATTTTTCTCTATAAAATTAACTCGCAAACACTTTGTGTCATTCTTTTTTGGACAACTAATAAGACCTTTGACTAGAATATTATGTAAAATATATTCTCGTTCATCTGCTGGTACTGATATTCTTGCATACTTACACAAGTCCGTAATAGTATACCTAACTAATCCATCTGTAAACTTAAAAATATTAGATTGTTGCTTTGCCATACATAACAATACAAATAATATTTTTTCTTCTCTTATATTGTTTAATGATTTTATTGTCTCAAATTCATTTTTAGTAATAGAAATACTATCTATTCTATATAAAGGCAATTTTTTAGAACCCTTTATAGCCTTAGATATAACATTTGAATAACTAGATTCATCAAAATTATCTTGATGTTTATTCATCCATTGGACGGTAGAAGAGTAGTTTTCGTCTTCATTCTTGTTTAATATTTGAGTATTATATCTTGTAATATATCCAATCTTTTTAATAGCAGACTTAATATATTTATTTTTACCTAAAAGTAGATTCTTAGCATACAATTCCTCATTCAAAATCATCATTGTTATCACCATCCATTCTTTTTGTAAATAACGAAAATGTATTTCCACAAAATTCTATATCACCATTTTCATCTTTAATTGGGAATTGTATTTTTCCACCACTATTTTTTAAAACGTTTTTAAAAATTTCATCTCCACACATATCCCATGCAAATGATTTATTTTTATTTGATGTATAACAAATATCTATTACAACATTAGTCAAAGTTTTAGTATTTGAGCATATAGAATAACAAGCATCCATAAATCTTTCTTTTAATTGAAATACACCAATCTCTGCATCTTCACTATGTGTTTCATTCTTTGTTCTTGCTTTAGAAATTAACAATAAATCTTTCCCATATTCATTATAAAGTTCTTTAATTGCATCAAACTCTTCTTGTGAATACTCAGCATCACCCTTTAAAATCGACCTATCAAACTCAACATCTGGAAGAACATTGGTCGTTTTAAACTCATCTTCGATTTTCCAACATATACGATTCATTGTTCCAGGTGCCCTACTTATTGGCATATATTTCTCATAATTGTATATAAAAGCTTCTTCTTCTTCGGTTCTATTATCAGAAGCATATAAATCATCCAAAGTTTTACCAAATCTTATCTTACAATTTGATTTTACTGATTTCATATACTTATCTAATTCAGATTTTAACTGAGAATATCTATATATAAAAAACCAAGGTTTAATTTCTGCAGCTATATTGTAATCAATCTCTTTTTTTCTTAAAGTATCTTCATCGTCACTATCTTTAGGCTTAGAAAACCTTGATTGAAGCCATTCTTTCGGTATTGGTTGTGCTACAACCCCCTTAATACGGTCAATCGCATTCTGTTGATAATTCATCATTGTACGGATACGATACTGTAACCTATTATATTCTTCACTATCTTTATCAAATTTTTCCCTCAAAGATATCATATTTGTTCCTCTATTAGTGACACTTCCAATTGAATCTCCAAATCCATTTATATCAGACTCAATAAAATCTTCATCTGTAGGAACTTTTTTTGGCATTTTACTCTGAATACACATCAGTGTATCTTTATATTCAAAAGCGTTTAATAAGACATCATTATTCGTTG